ATAAAATATAGCTCAGGCTTTTCTAGAATCATTGACGATCCCACTCACACGGCATTAAAGAAAATATGCCGTGCTTTGCTTTTATCTGATAGCTAAAAAAAGAGCTCCCGTGGGATGCCTCTTTTTGCGTGCTAGTTGGTATCACACCAACTCCAACCCAAGTTCTTCCAGGATCATCTCCTGATCAACCTTCCTCGACTCCTCCCGCTGCTCCCCCCAGAAGCGGGCGTTCTCTTCTTGCAGTGCGGCATCCGCCCGAGCCCGACGCTGCGCCTCGACCTCCTCCTCCCGCATCTGCTCCTCCGTGACGCACCCTTTGCACCGGCAAGCCCAGCGCCTGAAGGAGTCGGATTGCAAGGCCACGCCGCCGCAACCCCCGCACTTACATGTGCACTTCATCGGCGGCTGCTCCACGTCGATGTAGAGGTCGCCCTGGACATCACCAGGAAGAGGGCGAAGCCCGTCGCGGTAAGTGAACCGCTTAAGAACTTCTAGCGACTCGCCCTGAGCTACGACGAATGCCTCCGCCTCGGCCACAGTTCCTGTGAACTTAACCTCGTAGTCCGCGTATGACCCGACCCTCGCCATCACCGGGCGGCTGTTGAACCACGCCATCGCTTGTTCAAAATCAGTCATCATAGCTTTGCCTTTTATTCCGCTCGATGAGTTTATTAATCAATGACCAGGCTTCATCAGCACAGATCCCTCATCAAAGTACTATACCCTTATTCTGGCTATTAACTTGACCGGGCCGGCGGGGAGGGGTAGGTTGTCCGCCTATGAATAGACTTTCTTGGAACGAATATGCTTTAAAGCTAGCAGAGGTGGCAGCCCTAAGATCAGAAGACCCATATGTACAAGTAGGAGCCTGTATACTAGACAAGGATAATAGAGTGCTCAGCTTGGGTTATAACGGCTTAGCTCCAGGTACTAACGTTGATCCTACATTCTGGGAAGATAGAGATGGACGGAGGCCCTACATGCTTCATGCCGAGGTCAATGCTTTATCCCTTGTAAAGCGAAACGAAGGAGCAGCTATTCTGGCTTGCAACTTACTCCCTTGTACTAGTTGTGCTCAGATGATAGCGGCCTACGGTATTAAAACTGTGGTGTATAAAGAAGAGTACACCAGAGATGACCAAGCTAAGAAGATATTTACCTTCTATGGCATTGATCTTATTAGCCTGCAGTAAGAGTCAGCAAGTTAACTAGAATCTTCGGAACGTCACCAGATACAAATGATCTTGATGTTAATAACGGGCTTAAGTATTTATCTGTAGGAGTAAGGTATTTATTGCAGCAAATAATTCTAGAAAAATTTTGACATCTGCGTGGAGAAGACCTAATTTATCCGTCCTATGACATTCGAACAATACGATGCGGAGACAGGAAAGACGATGATGCCAACGTCTAACAACATTGAGTACTTAACCCTTGGTCTTGTATCCGAGGCTGGAGAGGTGGCAGGCAAGGTGAAGAAGATTATAAGAGACAAAGGCGGAGTTATAACTGATGCTGACAAATTAGAACTACTAAAAGAGATTTCAGACTGCTGCTGGTACGTTTCAAGGCTCTCGACTTTCCTTGGCTCGTCAACAGAAAAAGTTTGCGAGATTAACTTTCTTAAATTGAAGTCGAGAGCTGAACGTGGGACGATAAGTGGATCGGGAGACAACCGATAATTAAAAATAGAATATTATGCAAGAGACGACATTTAAACTTTCCGACAATTTCCTGTCGAAATATAAGAAACAGAAACCACCATTTGGATTTAACGGACTTGGAGAGCTCATTTATATGAGAACCTACTCAAGACTTAAAGAGAATGGTGAAAACGAAGTATGGTGGGAGACCATTGAACGTGTAGTAAACGGAACATTCCAGATGCAGCGTGATTGGATTGAATCACATAACCTAGGGTGGAATTCAAAGAAGGCGCATGCATCTGCCCAGGAGATGTATGATCGTATCTTTAATATGAAGTTCTTGCCTCCAGGGCGCGGGTTATGGACAATGGGATCTTCTATTATTAAAGATCGTGGACTATATGCTGCTTTGAATAATTGTGCATTTGTATCCACTGAAACATTAAGGGAAGATAAGACAAAGCCTTTTTGCTTTCTAATGGATGCTTCAATGCTAGGAGTCGGAGTCGGCTTTGACACCAAAGGTGCTGGCACTATTAATATACTTAAGCCAGGCAGCGTGGACGATGAAAAGAATACATTTGTGATTCCAGATAGCAGAGAAGGATGGGTTGAATCTATAAAGACATTGCTAGAGTCTTATTTTAATGGAGGCATGTATGTTAACTTTGACTATTCTCAGATTCGTGGAGAAGGAGTACCGATCAAGGGGTTCGGTGGTGTATCTGGAGGTCCTCAGTCTCTTGTTGATTGTCATAAAGATATTAGAACTATTCTAAACAAGAACATTGGCAAGGCTATCACCATTACTTCAATCGTAGACATAATGAATCTACTAGGTAAGTGTGTGGTCTCTGCCGGAATTCGTCGTACCGCTGAGATTAGCTTCGGTGATTATGAGTCGCAGGAGTATCTTGATCTTAAGAACTACAAAGTTAACAAATACCGCGAGGAGTTTGGTTGGGCATCTAACAACAGCATCTTTGCTGAGCTTGGCATGGACTACACTGAGACAGCCAAGAGGATTCAAGTCAACGGTGAACCAGGAATAGCTTGGCTAGAGAACATGCGCGGTTATTCTAGAATGAACAATGGCAAAGACAACAAGGATCATAGAGTAATGGGAGGAAACCCGTGCTTGGAGCAGTCATTGGAGTCTTATGAGCTATGCTGCCTGGTTGAAACATTCCCAGATAACCACGAATCAGTAGACGACTATCTTATAACTCTCAAGTATGCCTATCTATATGCCAAGACAGTAACACTTGGTAATACTCACTGGCCTGATACTAATAGAGTCATGTTAAGAAACCGTCGCATTGGTTGCTCCATGAGTGGTATTGCACAGTTTGTAACAAATAAAGGACTGCACACTCTTAAAGAATGGTGTGAGAAGGGTTACGCGGCCATTGAATACTACGATACTATTTATTCTGACTGGCTAGCAATACCTAAGAGCATCAAGAAGACATCAATCAAGCCTAGCGGTACAGTATCGTTGCTTGCTGGTGCTACTCCTGGCATTCATTATCCAGAGGATAAGTTTTACATTCGTCGTGTTAGACTTAGTAAGAACAGTGAGCTAGTAAAGCCATTGAAAGAGGCTGGCTATCATATAGAGCCATGCTTCGGATCTGAGGACAGCACAGTAGTAGTAGAGATTCCTGTAAACGTTGATCCAAAGATCAGGACAGTTAAGGACGTTGGTATGTGGGAGCAATTGGCCTTGGCTGCCTTTATGCAGCGTCATTGGGCTGACAACCAGGTTTCATGCACAGTGACATTCAAGCCACATGAAGCTGATCAAATCGCAGCGGCACTTAATATATATCAATATCAACTTAAGGGTATTTCATTCCTACCAAAGCTGGAGACCAAAGCTTATCGTCAGATGCCATATGAGGGCATCACTGAGAAGGAATATGATAAGTTAGTAGGAGGACTAAGCACATTGCACTTGAAGAAGATCAAGCATGAGGAAGCGGAGGTCGAAAAATTTTGTAACAACGATGTCTGTGTACTTAAATAATTATGGACCCTAAAAATAACGAAATAACTGATAAGATAATTAATAAACTAAAAGAGCTCATAAACGATGGAGATATGCAAAGTTTGGATAGAGCGCTTAATAATGATATTGTAGTGCCGGCGTCGTGGATGGCGCATTGGGAGTTGTGTCCTATACTAGATAAGGACCAACCAGATTATTGTCATATTTCTACATTAGATTTTGTAAATATGATTGCATCCGCTGCGGGAGCTAATAAAAGATTAAAGCCTGTATATGGCTATCAAATAAATAATGATAAGCAAGGCTTGGTTGGATTTACAGCTGTGCCGCTAGGTTAATTCTCTTGCCAATCCCAAACAAAGCCTTACTATTTGCGTAGTAAGGCTTATGTATTTTATACTAATAGGTTTAATGTTCTTGCTGGTATTTAACAGCAAGTCTGATAGAAAGTTTAGAAACAAAGACTACGAGCAACAGGACGACAAATAATATGAATGACGATAAATTTATAAAAGAAATAAGAGTTAATCAATGTGCTATCGGTAAGTTACACCGCAGAATTGAATCTTCTTGTGTAGCAAGAGCGTTTGATGGCAAAGGTAAGGAACTAAAAGAGTTTAAACCTCATGATCATTATTTTAATGATAATAAATTAGAAGTTGATTACCCATCTGTTAAAACGCCATGGTTTAAACAATATCTTCCAACCTTCTATAATAAGTTTTATCTTCCTCTAAAGTTTAAAATTATAAACAAACTATATGCTTGGCAACACGGCTAAAGTAGTGTGTTAGCCATCCTGGTTATTGGGGTAACCCATTTACCGTAGGCAAAGACGGTGATAGAGTTGAAGTCATTAAGAAGTATAACGATTGGATAATGACACAACCTGACATGCTTAAGGACATTAAGCAGCTTAAAGGAAATACTCTAGGCTGCTGGTGTCATCCTCAAGCTTGTCATGGAAATATATTAACTGCTCTAGCTGATAGCTAAAAAAAAGAGCCTCATGACGAGTGCCTCTTTTGTGTTTGATGCTCTTACTTGATTGGGAAGATCAGACTCATCCGACTGTGGGTCACCTCCTTCTGATAACCTGCATCCCAGCTCTTCTGTTCCTCCGGTGTCAGAGGAGATTCGTCAACAACCCACCGTACGCCAAGCCCGTGCTGACGCTCATACCAGTCTTGGTCCAACCGCCCCTCCATGATTACTTCTCCGGGGCGGAGCTCTCGGCGAGGACAAGGAATTGTTTCCATATGCTTTAGCCTACCATCTTGTCGAGAGGATTACGCGCGTATGTTAGCTGCGGCGGATTTTCCGACATGGCTTCCTTCGACGTCATAACAAGGAAGCTCACGCCGTAGCCAGGGCCAGCCTTCTTCTCCGCCAGCCTCTTTGTTCTGTGCGTGGAGATTATCTTACCGCGGTACACTGGGAGATGTAGTGCACCGACCACTGCCCACTTCTTCTTCATATTTTTCATACATTCACTTTGGGTTAATGTTTCTACTCAAAATACTATACCAGCTTATAACTATTCAAAGGTATAGGGAGAGGGAGGGAGGGGGCTGATAGCTAAAAAAAAGAGCCTCATGACGAGTGCCTCTTTTTATCTTATCTGGTTAATTCAACCCTGGGTCGAACTCACCAAGCTCCGCACCATCCGACAGCAAGTCTTCCAAGCATTCATATGCGCACGCCACCCACTTCGTGCGCCACAAGTGTTGCACCTCACCGTCAGGCGGCGTGGTCCGATAATAATGCTTGATTCCAGCGCCACGATTGATGACGTAATATTTCATAGTGTTTTTTGTTGGTTATATCTCATTTCCTCTGGTGTAAACTCAGCCCGGCAGTCAATACAATGCCATTTATGAACCAGCACCCATTTGCCTGGCACTTTTTTCGGAGGCACAATCGTTCCAAACTTGCATTTGGGGCAGTCCGTCGCCTTGGTGGCTGCATCCCTGCTCTTGGCGTTGAACGTGTAGTGCTTATGAAAGCTCGCGCTGACCTGCATGAAAGCTACCTTACTTTTATAATTGTATATTGCCATAAGGTTAATTTAATAAAGTTGCAATCGTTTTATCTTTGTTAAGTTTAAGCTTGAAGCCCAGTCTCCTGGCCTCAATGAGCAGCTGGGTTATTGAGGCCTTTTTTATAGGGAGTTTAACCCCTTTTTCCGGCCCTTTTAGTACGGGTTTCATAGTGTTTTTTGTTTTGTGGTTAGGAACGTTTAATGAAAGATAAGCCTTTCATTAATATACTATACCCTTTTTTAGCTATTAGATTGCCTACCCGGGGTCTAATCTGTAATACTAGGTTATGCCTTTAATAACTCTGGCAATAACCCTCCTAATCATATACGGGTTAGGGGATGTCCTGTCTAAGGAGTATAATTTAAGACAGAGCTGGACTTGGATGCTGGGGGCCCTGGCTTGCTATACCTGCGGGACTATGCTCTGGATCTACTCTATTGGTAAAGGACTGTCTATAAGCAAAGGAGCCATGTTGTTTACAATGGTCTCTTTGATTACTTCAATGATTATAGGCTGTGGAATTTATAAGGAGCCTTTAACATTGCACCAGATTATAGGGGTAGCACTGGGTTTCTGTGCGGTAGTCCTGCTTAACTACTAAATACAGTCTTATCGCAGTTATACTTGACTGTTATACCCATTATCATTGCTGTATCTTGACCTAGCTTGTTTTCTTCGGTCACTTTACAGAATGAACGCATCTCTTGTGAATGCTTCTTGCTCAGCTTTATATCCTTACAACTGGCCATACTTTTGTTTAGGAACCTACCCATAATCTGAGTGAAGTATTGTTTGGTTAGTACCTCTTTGTCTGGTATGGCGAGTAACATATTACTTAGTTTTATATAGCACCTTGATGGACTTGTCAAACTCTTGTATTGAGTCCTGCAAAGATTTTGAAAGGTCTCCTATCTTGGACGTATTGTGATAGTGTTCAATTGTTATTTGACTATCATTATAAACACAACGAACATACTTAAAGTATTCATCGAAATAACGCATACGAAAGTATATAAGTCCTGCTCCTGGAATAGTTTGCTTGATTTTAGTCACAAAGAAATCAGAGCACATTGGAACTGTTTCTTGATATACTTCGGAGCCGCCACAGATAAAGTATTCCCGGGCATCGTCTACTGGACTAAGTTGACTTATTGAGGATACAACTTTTACTCCTTCTCTAGCTTTGTATTCATTATTCCTAGTAAGCACAACTACCTCTCTAAATGGCAGAGGACGAGCGATTGACTCATATGTCTTTCTTCCCATGACAATAACGTTATTAGCTGTCATTGCTTTAAACCATTTAAAATCCGTAACGTTATACCACGGTATCTTGTTATTCTGCCCTATCACATAATTCTGTGACAAGGCAACGAGTCCTATGAAAGATTTCATATAAAGTATATTATTAAAACAAATTAGCTAGGGGATCATAGTTTGTCGAGCTTCTTTCGTAACATATGTGCTCTACTTGTTCTCCGGGCTCAAGCTGTATTCTTTCGCTCATTTCTAATTGTTGCCGTTTATGTTGTATCTTATAAAAGTTTGATTTAATTGTTTCTTTTAAATCCTTAAATATTTTAGGTTTCGGCTTTTGAGCTGCCTTGATAAGACACTTATCTATGCAAAGTGTATACTTAATGTTAATGCTGCTCAAAATAGCCTGAGCACAAAAATAAGAGGGAAATGTTGGTTTATTAACTGAGGAGTTTGTATTGGTAAAGAAGTTGAAGAACGTCTGCCTGTGATATTCTGTTTGATGAGTATCTTCTATTTGTTGCTGACTAATAGGGTTGGAAAAGTATTGCACAATATCTGATTCTGTAAATGGCAATATGAGACTAGCTGGCTCTGGTGTAGTACTAGTATTATTTGTTGTAGTTTTACGAGGCATATAATTATCTTGGTATACCTATAACCCAAATCATCAGCATTATCAAAACAAAAAGCAGGGCTATTAACCCTGCTTCTGTACAACTAATCCATCTACGCACCGGCTTATTTGATTTCTTGCGTTATATGGGCAGGAATCCAATTGATCATAAATGGAAGCATATAGTTTTTCTTGGCAGCAACAGCGTCTTTGTCTGCTGGCTTGTTTGGGACTCCCTCTACTGGTATCTCAGCAATAACCTCATTACCTGGCATTACTACCTTATGATCCAAAGCCCAACGAATATTATGCTTAGTAGCAAACTCTTCCATTCGCCTAATTGGAACAATCAAGTTGAATGTTTCACCTGCACCACGAACAAGCATACCAATATACTTGCCATCTCTATGGAATACACCACCTCCGGAACTACCGGGAAAGGCGGTTACTGTTGTTTGGTCGTATAGCTTCTTATCATGTACGCGACCAACCTGTGAATAAATGCCGGAGGTCATTGAGTTAGCACCGCCGAGCCCTAGCAATGATCCGACGTGATATAACTCAGTACCAATCTCAGGCATCTTCTTATCAATGTTAAATACTACAGTAGTAGATACGAAGTTCTTTCTACGAATACGAAGAACCGCCAGATCTTCCCCGTTGTCCGCGTCAGAATACTTAATAACCTCTGCATCAAGTATTACACGTCCAATGGTTCGTCCTTCTTCCACGATGTTATTGATAATCTGCACATCTGGAAACTCTACCAATGTCTTGCTACGACCAGATGAATCAACTACGTCTCTAGTTGTTCTGGCATGCGCAATAACGTGTCCTGCTGTCCATACAAAGTTTACATTGTTGCTATTTGCGTCTTTTCTAGTAAACAATACTCCTGAACCCTGTGCAGTACCCATTGGTGTTGAGACAGCAATTGTAACTGAAATCTCTTGTAGGTGCTGAGCAACTGTTTTAACGGCTTCTACAGCATTAATAGTTATAGCCGTTGCAAGGATTGCGAGGATTCCAAGTATCTTTTTCATTTGTATGTTTAGTTAACTACCTTTTGTAATTATAACTTATAGCTAAATTAATACAATCATCTTTTAAATGAGTTTAAGCTTTAAACCTTAAAGTCAATAAGTTATATTTGAAGTGTATATGCCGGCAGTATCAAAAGCGCAAGCACGTCTGTTTAAACTTGTTCACCTGCACCAACAGGGCAAGCTATCGCGCCCTAATAAGAGAATCAAGTCATTGGCCAAATCAATGTCGCCAGAAGACGTGTTACACTATGCCAAGACTAAGCTCAAAGGTCTTCCTGAACATATAAGTGATAATCTTAAAGTAGCTTTGTATAAAGGGTTTATGAAGAGAGCGGTTAGTTTAGCTGGTGTTCCAATCTCATATCCAGGTCCTAGACGTGTTGATGATCCATCTCTAAGCGACTTTTATAAAGTCCTAGCAATGTCAAAAGGAGAAAAAATGCCAAGCTCCTTGCTTGGGTATACACAGCTTGGCCAACCATCTTATATTGTTAATGCACCAATCAATCCTAATTTTTTAGGAGATAAAGACTTTTATCTTAGACACGGCTGGCCAGAAATTAAGATTAACTCTAATTTGTTACCATCAACTGCTAATGATGCAGCACAAATGCTAGGCATACCAAAGGATAACGGCGTTACTAAGTTTATACCTGATATAAATAAATATCTACGTAGAAGTATAATGGCACATGAATTATGGCATGCTAAAAATCCCACTATTCCTTCTATGCGCTATGGTCCAATTGTCACACCTGAATTACAATTAGGCCCAAGTGAAACTTTTGCTAATTTATATGGTGGGTATAAAGGACCAAGATACCACGGTCCTGGTGAAAGTCTTTTAAGGACAGGCTCAGCTGCATATTTTGCAGGTGGTCATTTATTAAGTAGAGCAGTAACTACACCAATTCCAGATAGTCTGGTCTATAAATTTCCTGAATTCTTAAAAGAATTAAACTACTATCGTGGCCCTCATTCTGCAGCAAATCATATTGATGAAGCTATTGTTTATCCAAACAATGCACAACGCCAATTAGATTTAACTAAACCAATAAATCAATTTGCTAAATCTATGGGCAAGGGCATGGCTGTAGGCGTTCCTATCTCCATGGGGTTAGACGCTGTTGCTCCTACTGGTCCAATGGCAACACCAGCACAGCAAGAGCAACATCCAATATCTTCTTATTTTAATGACGTAAGTGGTCACTGGTTAGATTCAACTAAAGCAATGACAGCGGGTGCGGCTACTGGTGGAGCCTTGAGTGGTGGTGTTGGAGCTATCCCTGGAGCTATTGCTGGAGGAATAGGAGATCTTTCTCATAAAGCCTGGAATGCTGGCGGAGACATGCTTAACATTGGCAAGAACTTGTGGGATATACAGCAAGACAGTGGTAATATAAATAGATTGCAAAGAAGATTAAATTTTCAAAATAATAACAAACCTTTAGACATATCTGCGCCGGCGTTAAATAATGCAAGTAAGTCGAATGCTTTATCTACACCTATGACAGCGCCGGATATCAAGCCTATTAAGCCTATAGGCATGAAGCCAATCAACCCAATCGGAGGAATTAAATAACCTATGAACGTTGAGGCTATTATAAGAGGTTTCTATAAGCGAGCGGCTGATGCGGCATTAAACCCACAGCATCCAATGAACAAGCCATTCACATTGGAAAACCATATAGTAAGTAATACTAATTCTAATGCAGATAAATTGGCTCCATATATTTATCATGGAGCTAAGTCCAACATGAATTCATCTATGTTGCTTGAGGGAGAGTTGAGAGAGAGTAGTAATAAGCTTAAAAACTATTTCTTACAAAAAAATCCATTAAATTCATTATTTATAGATAGTCATGGAGGAGGGTTTAATAACGAGTATGCTATTAATTTAGATAAATCTGTAATACCTAATCAACGGTTAAATCCAATAACACCTAATAAAGATTTTTTTATATCAGACATAAAGGATGCTTTGAAAGATAAAGCCACTAATGTGCATAACTTGTTCTTCGCAACTTGTAACCGAGATGCTGGGTGCTATCCTACTAGTCAAATGTTAAATAATTTTCCTAATGTAACAAATATAGTCGCCTCCCCACCATGGAAGCCGGGCTATGTAAATGACATATTTAATATTGGTATGACAGGTAGAAGACAATTTTCTAACACTTTATTAAACCCAGCCAATTGGGGTGATCAAGAAGTTAAACACACAGACCCAGTTCAATACTTAAAGGGAACTAACGGGCAATGGTCAACTAACACGTTTAAACGATACAATTAACCTATGAACGTTGAGGCTATTATAAGAGGGTTTATGAAGAGGGCGGCGGATCTTCCGTTAAATCCTAGACATCCTTTCTTAAATACAAAAACTCCAGATGTCCCTCCTGCTTCAGACCAGCATTTTGACCTTGTTTCTAGCTATAATCAAATCATGGACAAAAAGCTTGAACCCATTATTAATAAGCACTTAGATATGGATACATATAAGTTTTTCAAGCTACCAGAAGTTTCTAAAATAGTTAATGAAATATCAAATAACAAACCTACAGAACTATCACCATTCGTTTATCATGGAGCAAACTCTAATATGAACTCCTCGATGATATTAGAAGGAGATCTTAGGTATAATAAACGACCATTACTGCTAGACTTTTTAAATAAAAATCCATCTAATTCATTTTTAGTTAATATGCATGGGGGCGGAGAACCCAACTACTATTCTGTTGGAATTGATAAGTCATCCATAGGAAAAAATGATTTTCCTACACCTAATGTACATTTTAATGTAGACGATTTAAAAAAAACTATAGGAGATAAGGCAACAAACGTTCATAATTTATATCTTAGTACTTGCAACCAGCGTGGCGGCGGAGCACCTACTGAAGAATTTACCAAAGCTTTTCCTAACATGACTAATATGGTTGCCTCTCCTCAAGGAAGATTTGGAGTTGTTAATGATTTACTCTCAATTGGAGCTGGTAAGTCACGACCATTTGGTATGAGTATGATTAATCCAATGGGTATTGGTACAAGGCCAGTTCAATATCTAAAAGGTACAAATGGGAATTGGTCAACTAACACGTTTAAAGGATACAATAAATAACCAATGAACGTTGAGGCTATTATAAGAGGTTTCTATAAGCGAGCGGCTGATGTTGAGCGCCCTCCTATACCTGTGTCTAAACCACAGCCTAACATTACTAATTTAGGTAAAGGAATATACCAGCCTGGTAGTCTAAACTTGTTAAATAACAGCCGTATAAATTTACCTTACTTCTCAGGAAACGCAAAATTTCCGATTAACCCAAATGGGTCAATATTAAATATGGACGCACATGGTATCGGAGATAGAAATAACTATAATCTAAGTAATCCTTATTCTAAAGAAAATAAAGGAGCATACTATGATCTTAGCATACCCGACGTTGTTCACTCTGGTGCTCCATGGGGAGGTAAAACAGAATCACTTATACACGAACCAAAGCGTAGGCCAGAAAATATAGGAAAAAATATTAGCCAGTTTACTGGTATTAAAAACGAGGGTGGGAATGATGACGAAGGTCTATACAATTCTAAATTGTTAACTAACCAACATTTAACTTCAGAGTTACAAGATAAAAATCCAAGTATAATTAAAGCATTAGGCTGCAATCCTAACACAGATGGTTGTACTCCAGACATGTATGCCAAGTTTATTAAACAATTAAATACTACTGTAAATGGACGACATCAATATGGAGATGGTTTATTGACTGATAAAGGAAAAAATGAAATAATACATAATCAAGACCCAATTACAAATAGAGATTATCCATTCAAAAATATTTATACTCCAACAACGTACTCTACACCTAAAGACTTTAAAATAAATGTTAATAAGGTTATTATGGCCCCGCCTGGTAATTATTCTTGGACTATAGGTGACTCATCTCCAATATTAACTGATACTTTAAACAAGCTTAAGCTACCAATCGCCGCTCCACACGAATACAACCTTATCCCTGGTTCTGATCCTACTGCTCAAAAATCTTGGTTAAATGATGGTGTTTATACAGACGCTAGACGAGTTGGTCTTCCTGAGGCACTGGCGGCGGTGGCGGCGGGATTTACTGGTGTGCCTCCTTTGGTTGCTGCAAATTTAATAGCCCAAATGGCTGGGGAAGCTGGAGAGATAGGACAAGAGTTAGGCAAAGGAAATAATTACTTAGACAAGATCAAAGCTGTTAACACAAATCCATATACATCTTACAAGGACAAAGTAATGGCTAACATGTCCAGGCCTACAGGTTCTATAGCTTCTTTTATAAAAGAAAAAGAAGAGCTTCAACAACTAATGCTGGATAACTTAAAAGATAAAATTTTTAATCGATAACCTATGAACGTTGAGGCTATATTAAGAGGGTTTATGAAGAGAGCAGCCGACTTTATACCATTAAATCCTAATCATCCAACAATAAAACCAATAAGCAGCATAAGCAATAATACTGCTAATGATATTAATATGGGTGTTTTGAAAAAGCACATGAATTCAGATACAAGATATGACAATATACTAAAGCCTACAGAAGGAGTTCCGCATTACTCAACATATCGTGTAAACATGATGGATAAAATGTTTGATTCATCTAAAGCTCAAGAAGATCTTTATTTTAATCATACAATTGATAAAATTAAAAATAATGTTAATAACAATAGTAATAAATTAGCTCCTTATATATATCATGGAGCTAATTCTAATATCAATTCTTCTATGATTTTAGAGGGAGATTTAAGAGGGATTGGTTACGGTGGAGGCAGAGGGCTCGAGATTCCAGCCTTAACAAATTTTATAAAACGCACAAATGCTAGACCAGATTTGAATAAAGGTTTTTTAGCTAAAAATCCATTTAATTCTCTATTAGTTGATAGTCATGGTGGTGGCAGGCCAGGTGAATATGAATTAAGTCTTGATTCAACTGCAATTGGAAAAAATAATTTTTCAACATTAAACAAGGTTGATGGCTTCTCTATGCCTGATTTAAGAAAGGCAATTGGAGATAAAGCTACAAATGTACATAATTTATTCTTCAGTACTTGCAATCAAGAAAGAGGCTGTGCTCCTACAAAAGAAATAACTGAAAACTTTCCTAACATGACCAATATGGTTGCCACTCCTCAAGGTAGGCTTGGTTACGGTGGTGATATACCATCTATTGGGCTTGGAAGGCGTCACTCCGGTGGTGATAAGGGATTTCTGCCGGGCGTTTATAATAACCCAATTCAGTATTTAAAGGGAACCAACGGACAATGGACAACTAATCTATTTAAAGGATACAATAAATAAACATATGACACTACCAGGAGCTGACGATCAAACATTTATTTTCATTAAAGACATATTTCTGATATTATTAGGAGGTGCAGGACTTGCACCTATAATTATAAAACTGTTGTCAAAGAGAAAAGACGACGCTGAATCAAAGAAAGACATTTCATTAGCAGATAAAACTAGAATAGAAGGAGAAATAGATATGGCAGAATTCTGGAAAAAATCAGCTACGGATCTAGGCAAACGTTTGGATGAGCTAAGTGTAAGGCTTGACCAAGAAACAATTAAAAGACAGGACTGCAATGCAAGATTGAATGATATGCAGGATGAAATCGATATTCTTAAAACCCAGGTTAAAGACTATGAAGCTGAGGTTGTCGGGTTAAAGGAACAACTAGCAGATAATCAAGTTATCATTGATTACTTAAACAAGAAGGCTAATGTTGCAGGGCAATAACATGCACAAGCAGTCAGATATACAATCAGTTCACTATGCTCGTATCAAACACGATGCTTTGAGGACATTGTTATATGCTGAGTTGCTTAAGGATCGTACTAACGGTAGATGGGAGAATAAGCCTGAGTTAGCTTCTAAATATGTAGAAGGTAGAAAAAAGACAGAGCAAGTATATAGAGACAAGCTTAAAGCCATAGGTGTTAATGTTCCTGATGATCAATCATTTCTTTACTCTACTATACCTGGAAGAGAGAAGTTCAATCCAGGCAAAGGTTATTATCAACATAACTTTAATATAAATGACGAAGATCTTAAGCGTACATTGTTTGATGTAGTCGGGTTACCGGATAAGTTATTACATCCAGACGGACCACAATTGGGACAGGCCGGATATGATGACGCTATTGCTCGTTGGGATAAGCATAAGAAGATATTGGGCAAGTCGAAGTATATGGGAATGACCATAAACCCTAGGATTGAAGTCATATCTCCTCATGGTAATACTGGTTACGCAAATTTGATGAAGCAATCAGGCAACGTACTAGCTCATATAGGAGGAGCATCGGGCGCAGGTAAGACGCATTTACTTGAAGCTCTTAAAGCCAAGTATCCTCATCTTAATACTAAGGATCTAGATGAGTTCGATGAGCAGGGCGAGAAAGACTTGGGTTACAAGCATATTAGAAAGAAAGATTACAATGATGAGATGCTGGCTTTGCTTGCTGGTAAGAGACAAGAGCTAATGGATAAGTATATACAAGGTAATGACAACATAGTTCTTGGTGGTCATCATACTGAAGCTGATCATGTTCTTAAGATACCAACAGCTAATAAGATGTTACTAGACCGTGGACCTTTGCGTTCTTCAATACAGGGTTATATAAGGTCACAGATATCAGGTCAGCATCCTAGATCTATATTTGATTTACGATCTGATTATGCAGAAGCCAATGATACAATAAGAGACTTGAAGAAAGATAGATATAAGCCTCAGAGCTACAACGAGATATTAAATAACAATATGTTTAAGAAAGCAGCTCTTCGCGCAGGTTATCCAGAGATGATAATTAAGAGTATAGAAGATATAAAGAATCGCAAATACTTATACCATGGATCTGCGCAAAAGTTAGATGTATTGGACCCCAAGTTTAATCAAAAGTATAATTATGGATATGAGTATGGTGATCAAGTGGCTTATGCTGCAGACAAACCCTCTTCTGCATTTACAAATACTCCTACACCAGAATACCTTGCAATGAAGGAGAAGATAAAGAACTCAGTGTACCACCGATTAATAGATCCAAGCACTGGTAGAAAACTTCTTTTAGGGCATACTCCTAATGGATATATGCACGTTTTTCCTGCCAGTCATTTTAAAAAGATTACCAGAGAAGACAAAGAATTAGGTCAGACAATCACTTCGTCTGAGTATGTAAGCGATAAGCCAGTTAAACCATTAAGAACATATAAGATGCGTAAGCGGGATGTAGATGCAATTCCTGAGTATGAGTTCTTGGGTGAAGAGAATGTAGGCGAAATGAACGTACAGGATTATTTATCAAAAGCTAAAGATCCTAAAGTTATATCGGCCATTAAAGCTTGGATCAATAAAGGAAGTATGAACAAAGAAGCAAAAACAGTTATAAATGACCATTCCTACAACCTCGGGCTTCGTCCGAATAATGACACATCATTTTTGGACTTTCACGCCCCCCGCGAGCGCGAGAGCGCGTTCAAGATGTATTCAGATTATCAGAATCAGGATATAGCCGGCGACTTCACATTTCGAAAAAACATTCCAAATGGTATATTGTCACTAATGGGTCACGGAGGTGGAAAGACTGACAACTATAGTCTAGGCGGCGGGGCTGCTGGCGATGAAAGCACTCTGCTAAGTGATATATTAAAAAACTATACAGGCAAGAAACCTAGTCTTTTAGAAGTAATAGGTTGTAACGGAGATGGTGCGTGTATTGATAAGATCATAGGTAAATCACCATTATCAAATGTGCCAAGAAGGACTTATGGTACTCCAGGACACATATCCACAACAGATACAGCTAATGCTGCTAGGAGTTTTGCTATCACACAGAAACAACCGTGGTTAATTCCAACTAAAGAAGAGTTTGTCAGAGAAGCTCATTTAACTGGGAGAAATGCTCCAAGCCATACCGCTGAAATAAGGCCTGTTATTCCTACGTCAGTAAGTATACCAGTAGGAATTGGCTTGGCTGCTGCTGGAGGATTAGCTGGGCTTTATTACTGGAATAAGAAAAGAAAGAAGGATCTAGAAAATAACATGAACAAGGAGGCAATACTAAGAGGGTTTAATAAACGTGCAGCGGATGTACTACCTCCACTAAAGCCTATACCTCCACTAAAGGCTATACCTCCACTAGAGCCTATACCTGGAATGATGCATCCTGATTTTATGACAGGGCTAACTAATGCAATGAATGCTCCTGAACATATACAAACAAAGATATTACAATTTCTTCAAGCTGCTCCTACTAAACAATATAGTTTAACAACTCCTACTACTAGGCAGGGAGTGTTTAATAATGAGAACCAGCTTAAGACTAATTATACAAGTTGGGGTAATAATGATGCCTTTACAGGGTTAAAGAAAACATTAACAGACGGGCTTAAGAATCCTAAGGGACCTGGAGAGACAATATTAAACTTTAATAAAGCTTTAACTAAACCTGAAAGCACAGGAGAACGTTTACTTCCACATGTGTTTACCAATCCGGCAAACGCTGGAGTAAGCAACTTGTTCCACGAAGCATTCCAAATGGCTCCTAACGCAAGTCAACCAGCACTTAAATAATATGAATAAGAATGCATACTCATGGTCAGATGATAAAGGAGATTATCATAGCGATCCATATTTAGGATTACAAACAGGAGTCAAGGGAGGTTACGCTGGCGCGGGCAGTGTCGATTCATCTAGTTTTACAAAGGCATTGCAACAACATTTCAAAGTAAGCAAGAAGCCAGTACATTTTCAAACAGAAAACTATTATAATACTGATGTACATAAACAAGAAGGTAATAACCCTCGCTATTTTACTTTAAAAGACGCAAAAAATAAAAAGCTGTTGCAAGAGCTTGCTAAAATATATGCCGACACAAAGAATAGAACTTTGTATACTCACTATCCTAAAAGTATGAATAAGAACGCATGGTCAATGTTTCCACAAGCTAAAGTTGAACCAGAATACAATTATCCTCCATCGTCTTATGAAGATCCATTTAATCATAAAGGCATACAAAAAGGAGTACATCCAGCTCTGGCCAGGTTAATTCACCAACAATTAGGTGTTCAACCACAACATGTTAAATTAACTAGCAATTTTAGAAAACATATAGGAACAGATGAACTAGACGATATAGAAATGAGCATTGCTCTTGAAGGAATAGGCAATCAGAATAACAAACGATGGTATGCTGCGCGCGGACGAACGCCAGATAGTTTCAAGACAGTCAAAGACATGCAGGATTTTGCTATAAAGCATAAGTTGTTTAAGAAATCAGAAGAACAAGCCAATCAATTGATGCAGGGTTCATTCATGGATAGATTCAAATCCGAGCTTAACAATCCACAGCCAAGTTCTAACTTTGCAGCAGATAGCATACAAGCAGCGATACGTAGGGAGACAATGCGTAATGTTGCTACTATATCAGGGCAACAGCCAGCTCCTAGTTTGGCTATGTCATCTATCGCTGCTCCATACGTAGAACCTGATATTGACGTCTGTGGCGGGGGAGCCTGTAATAACCCCGTAGAAGCCAACGTAGGCCCAGCAACGATGGCTTCAATAAAGCCTGCCGTTGCCGTTGCTCCTACTTCTAAGTCTAAGGGCACGGCAAGCTTCTTTCAGAACTTTAAGAAGAAGACAGATGTAGGTATTCCGCTTGTAGGAAAAGCCTCTCCAAGAGCTAGTTTTGGTAAGAACAATGTAAGATTGGGATTTAACAAACAGTTTTAATATGAATAATATGAACAAAGAAGCAATACTAAGAGGGTTTTATAAGCGAGCAGCTGAAAGGCTAAAGTGGGCAGGTGAAGCTGGTGGTCTAGTTATGCCAGGAATAAATCCGTTATTCCAAGTAGGGAAAGACAAACCATACGTTGCCCCTGATCTTCCAATCAAAATGCCAGGGATAAATCCACTTGCGATGGTGCTGGACCGAGCTAAATTGTTAGCTGGGTTAGGGCAGGCTCCTCACCCCGCATATAGTCAACAAACTCCAGTGCCTCTTCCGGTAAACCCTAGTATTTCTGCAGATAAACTACCAGCAAGATTGGGATTTAACAAACAGTTTTAATATGAACAAAGAAGCAATACTAAGAGGGTTTTATAAGCGAGCCGAAGAGCTTAATAAAGAAGCATATGGTTATGACTTCTATGATGAAAAATACATTAAAGGCTATGACTATGATGGATTACCTGCTGTGTCTAAAGAAGCAATGCTAAGAGGGTTTTATAAGCGAGCTGAAGAGCTTAATAAACTAGGGCGCGGAACAGATGAAAAGCCCGGCTTGTGGGCAAACATTAGAGCTAAAAAGCAACGAGGGGAAGCTACAGCAAAGCCTGGAGACAAAGACTACCCCGATGCTAAGAACTGGAACAAAGTAACCGCGATATCAGAGAAGCAAGCTAAGTGTTGGAGCGGATACCAACGCGTACCTAATACTAAGGCGTTGACTCCTGGCTCTTGTCGTCCTGTAGGTAAAAAGAATGAAAAAGAATCAGATAAGCAAGCATCTGCGGCTTGGCAACGTTCAGAAGGCAAAAATCCAGCAGGTGGGTTAAACGCTAAAGGCGTAGCATCGTATCGCGCAGAAAACCCTGGGTCTAAACTTCAAATGGCTGTTACTACGGAGCCATCAAAATTAGACCCTGATTCAAAATCAGCAAAAAGAAGAAAGTCTTTCTGTGCAAGAATGAGCGGAATGCCTGGTCCAATGAAAGATGAAAAGGGAAGGCCTACTAGAAAATCGTTAGCTTTAAGTAAATGGAATTGTTAATAACAGTATACAAACAGTTTTAATATGAACCAAGAAGCTGTTATAAGAGGCTTTAAGAAGAGAGCTGATGAAGTTATAAACTCTATACCTTCAGCAAAGCCAGCTCTCATACCTCCTGGTGCAATGATGCAGAGGATGAATACTGGGCTTAAAATTGAGCATAACGATACTAGGTTATTAAGAGACAAACCCATCCAAACAGGACCATCTTTTATATCAAATGTACAAAATGGATTATCTCACATAAAAGATACAGCTAAAAATTGGTTCGGCGGCGAAAACAAAGGTATAAATGAAATAGATAATTTCCTAAAACCAATGGGCAACCCAAGTAAAAATAAATGGTTATTTAATGGTATACCTGATGCAAGTTATAATAGTTGGAATAAATATCAACCAAGTTACTCTAGTAATATAAGAATAGATAATGGGCTTGGGAATAACAGTTTGATCGTAAATGCTCATGGTGGTGGCGGTGTAGGAGACTTTAATTATCAACCGGACCCAGAAATATCTAAATCAATTAATAGTAGTTTACTTTCAAGTATTAAAAATCCAGATACACTTTTTAATCTTGAAGATATAGCAAAAAAAATAGGACCTGCTACTAATAATATACATAACTTTTATAGTGGAGCATGTAATTTGGGTGGAGGATGTACACCAGAGTTAGTTCACAAGTACTTTCCAAACGCTACAAATATTAATATAACTCCTCCTGGAAGTGTTAATTTATTTGCTGAAGGAAAAGGGCAGAATGCCAAAGATATCAGACAAACATTTTTAGAGGTAAATAAAAGGCATTTACCAAGCCGATTAGACACAATAATGGGCAACATTGATCGACCTTATGCTAAGCCAGTCCATCATTACACCCAAGATGGAACTAATTGGATAAACCGTGGGCCATATATTAATGTTCAAAGAACAAATTATTTTAAAGATTTAAACAAACCGTCCGCATCTTTTATGTAAGTTATAATGAAGCGTGTCCACCTATTTATAATATTGCTTGTTAGTTTGGTTGTAACTAACTGCACTACTTATCTATATAAGGAACACTTAGATGTGCAAGGATTAGGCGACAGGTATATTAAGGTTACTGCAGCGTTTACTCCGGAGGAAACTGCCAAGGCTTATCGCAGCCTGGCTTTAATAAATATATTAGCTCCTGACATTAAGTATACAGGATACGAAGATATTCCTTTGTTCTGGATGCACTCTAAAGAGTTCTCTGGTATGACAGTCTATAGTAAGAACAAAGGTACTTATATACTTATAGATGATTCCTTTATTATAACTGACAAGCCATGGACTTATTTTAGATTTGGTTGTATCTATGCTCATGAGCTTAGTCATGCCTTGGACGATACACATGATCCTCAGACTAGTCTTCTCATAGAGAACAGACTTATAAAGAGGGCTTACAAAGATCCTGACGTTATAAATAAGTGGAAACCCTGATAGCTAAAAAAAAGAGCGCCACACAGGCTGCCTCTTCTTGTGCTTGGTGTAATAAGTATCGATGAGCAGGGAGGGAGGGTATAAAGCAAAAGCCGAGCTAAGTTAATAGCCCGGCTTAGCAATATGCAACCGACAATCTTAGATTTCCTTAACTGTAACTGTCACTGTAACACCAGCAGCAGCAGTAAGAACTCCAGCAAACTTAATAGCTAGACGATTACCAGCAGCGAGCTTCAATGTAGCAGCAGTAGCAGACAATGCACCAGACTGAGTTGTATTAGCAGTGGCCTTAAGGCTCAACACCGCAGACAACACAGCAGTACCGGCACCAGGAGCGTTAGTTCCTGTATCCTTTGTAACTGTAACAGATACAGCACCAGAATCAGATCCAACAACTGAATGTACTTCTCTTACAGAGACAACTTCAAGAGTTCGGGAAGCAATGAAGAATGTTTGTGTAGCTAGAGAACCATTGTCCAGCATGTTAAAGGCGATATCATGATAAGTAACAGGAAGCCAGTTAGTGCCATTTGAAACCTTTACCACATCATCAGATGTATCATATCTTACTGATGCTTTGCTACGACCTGCAGCTGATGGTAGTGAGGATGCTTTACGGAGACTTGACGTATTTGACATATTTATATTTTTGGTTAATTGTTACCCGACAATCTAAATTTAGCATGTTAACATCATAACGCAAGAACTATTTTGAGCATAATATCGTGCTCAAGTTATATTTATATCTAATAACTAAAAAAGAACTTAGGCCGGGTTTCCCCAGCCTATGTCTTTAATTTATATTTATTAGCTGCTGGACATCTCCCTTGTCCATAGTAAGCCATGTTTTAACTCTATAGTCGTTAGGTCGGGTAAACGCTCTTAGCTGAGCCTCATCATAGACAAAAGCCGCTGCATCAAAAAAAGCGTTCTTAACAACACAAACTATAGCCTTATCTTCAGGAACAGAGGCTATTGAATCAGGCTTGTCGCAAAGTATAGCATTGGCATGTAGAATTAACTTTTCTGCTTTGCGCTGAGGTTCAAGCGCTATAAACTTTCCTTCGAATTTAATATAATCTATGTATTTGCCCATAAGTTAGTTAAGTAGAGAGAGATATATAGGTTGGGGGATTAAGTTATGTCTGAAATCAAATTATACTCGCTGGGTGGAGCACCTTAGATAGGCTCGAGGGGAAGTGGGGCAGCCCGTATAGCGAGGCATACTAGATATAGCTATGAGGGTCCGTTGAGTCCCAAGCTTTATTATATCTCTCCCAGTAAAACTCTGGCATATCCTCAATATACTCACCAACAAAAGTTGACTTAAATGTACTACTATACATTTCTAGTAGAGCGACTGGGATGATGTTGTTATCGCTATAGCCTCTAGTTAAGAGTATATCCTTCAGCCAGGTATAATTTTTACCTGATAACACAGCAGCTTCGCATAAGATTATCTTACTATACTTATCAATTAATTCTAAACTTATCTTTTCAAAAGCCTCTACATATAAATCTTTACTCTCTCCGGGATACGGTACATCTACAGATATTATATCTAACATATGACCTTTATCAGAAAGATAGTGTGCTATTTGCATAGCGACCGTAGAAGAATAATCAGGCGAAACATTTAAGACAACTGTCTTAAGAGGATCTACCTTGGGTAATTTGTGCAACAGGGTCTGTAATATATTGTATTCTGCTAAATGATCTACATACATAAAAAGACATATTAGAGATAGTGTAGGGATTTGTGCGCACTATTGTCCCTACCTCAACGTTACCACGCCTGCGGAGATAAACGTCAAAGGAAGCTTTCGTACATTCCACCCAGAGTCGAATTATCAGCTTCCAACTGCTCTGAGTTTCTCGGTATTTATATGCCGCACCGTTGCGGAAATTAAACCAGCTTGTTGCTACCCTTAGTGAGGCACTTGCATTGCTAGTACCTCTGCATCATTACATTATCAATTTTACTTAAGAATTCGTTATATGATTTCATTTTTTTGTTTCTTAATTAAGATTCATTCTTACCGCCGACGGCGACCGCCGGCTGGTATTTGGAATTTAAAGAAGTATTCCATTCTATGCTTGAGTTTGATAAACAATATCTCTTTTATATACATCTTAGCTGGAGCGGTGTAAGTTAAGCCTAATTGCCTATCAATAATTAAGTTTTCCACTTTTAAAAGAGCTGAGCTGTCATCAACCTTATGATTAACAACAGCCCAGCCAGAATTACAATTTGTTGTTATTTGTTTTTTAACGCATCAAGAACTGAAGAATTGTTCTCTAGTGCATTGTTATCTTCAAGAAGCCGTTTTGTAGCCATCTCGTAGTGAAACTTGTCCATCGATGCCGGACAATAGGTTAGATTTCTAAAATCTTGGTAAGCAGCAGGCTTTGCTATCATCATTGGCCGGGCTGTTGGTACCGTTGATTTTGTTTTGCAACTGCTAATTAACAGCAGACTAGGTATTAAAATTAAGTATTTTTTCATAGTGGTTAAGTGGCTAAGTGGTTATCCAAACATTGTTACAAGTTTTTTTGCTTTTTCTATACTTATATCCTGCCATTTACCTGGAGGATGTATTTCAGTATCAAAGCCGCATTCTATATTGGCTGCCATATAATTAACAAGGAGCCGGTCAATGCTCATATGTTTTTCCCATTCTTCCCACCAGCAAAGCCAGCGGCGAAAATCTTCACTCTTTTCAACTCCAAAGATTTCCTCATTTGGAGTTAATAACTTTACGTTATAACGAAGTGAGACGATTATCAGTCCAAGTTTAATGCAAGTTTTAGCCATGAAATAGTCTAACAATGCATCCTTGTCCTTTATTTCTTCAGCGATTTTACTCATGTCTTTGACCTCAAAATGTTTTGAGATTTTAGATATAAGTATGGCCTGCTCTTTTATGAAATGAAACAGCTTTAGTTGGCTCATACCCTCAACAAACTGAATTGTTTCATTACCAAGCAGCCGGCTTAGATTATTTTTGGCCTCAAGGACGGTATTTGCCCGGATAACTTCTGAGTTATTACTTGTAGCTTGCTTCAATTGCTGGAGCATTTTCTTAAGCTCAGCATCAGAAAATTCTTTATCCATATTATTAATCGGTAGGCATTTCAGATGACATAATGTCTGCCTCAGGATCTATTTTAAACCCAAGTGGTTGTACTATTTCCGTCCATGATATGGAAGGAGCTAATCTGGCAGCCAAGTCGTAATCGAATTCGCCTTCGTTAGTGATCTCCTCCCGTTCTTTGTTATTGAGATCGACCCACCAGCCATTCCAAAATGAATACCATTTATCGACCGTTAGATCTTTGGTGTTTCTTTTTACACCAAATCTACAACTTTTAATTATGCCGTAGCCGATCAGAATTTCAGCCCCAGCCAGCTGCTTTTCTACATCTTCATCTATTTCAGCTAAAGAAGGCTTATAAATTATAGCCATTCCAAGGTTTTGTTTTATGGTGCCCAGCATAATACACCATTTGCGTATTTCAAGGAACAGCGCCAGTTCTGTTCCTTTTTCCATAATGGTGGCCGACTGATCATTAACTTCATGGGCCGCGACCCGGGCGGTCATTATTAGTTCTTCATCTGCATAACTCATAATATTGCTGGTTGGTGCTCATATACAAGCCACTCACCGGCGTCTCCTTTTCTTCCGGCAATACCATTGACGTTTATAACTCTTGGCAACTTGGCCAGAGTAAACTTAATATGTGTGCCGGTTATGAAGCTGTGCTTCTTGCGCCATACAGCCTTGCGATTTCCGCAGTCATCTTCAAGAACTGCCACCGTATTTATTGGCAATTGTTTCATACTTGCATTTTGTGCAAGTACATTTATATGTTGTTGTAAAGTTATAAATGACTGATTGTTTTTACTATAAACAAATATATCATCAGTCACTTCGGCAGCGCCTCGCGCTAAGTAACCTATTATTTTCATAACAATGGTACTAGGTGGGCTCAATATTACTCAAGCCCACCTAGTGTTTGATTAATTGCCCTGTTTCAAGTGATCAATCACTGTTGCCTCAACGGTTGGGCCATCGCGGCGGTCGTAATGATTGAATATTATTTCATTGTTCTCAACCATCATTATGTTTTCCGCTCCATAGCTGGCAAACACTGTGAGATAGTAATTCCCCGAACTTGTTCTGTTAACGTGTACGGTGGAGCGCTCGTTCTTGGACAGTTCTATCGCCCCTTCCACCGCCGTGTATAATTTAGGATTTGTTTTCTGAAGCTGACGAGACCAGTCAGTATATATTTGGGACTTGGAAAGCACCCGCCCACTAACTGCGTATTCATCTTCAGGAGGAAGAAATGACAACCCTCGCGCGGGCTTTTTTGAAGCTGATGTGCACGCTGTCAAGGCTACAACCAAGCAACCAGCAATTATTGAACCAACAACTAACTTGTTTTTTTTCATAATGATTTAATGAGTACTAGGAGACAACCACAGTTTTAGGACCACCCCAATAATGTAATTACTTACTTCAAAAAATATCCAAAAATATACCGGCCAAAAATTTAATATTAATGTGCTATTTTTGATAATTTTTTCTTGTTTCTTCTTTTCTTCTAATGTAGTCCAGTTGATCATAAGAGTTACAAAAATTAACAATGAGTTAGGCGGCTGGAATAAAATTAAACCAGCCGCCATTAATTATGTAATTACAATCCAAGGAAGTCACCAAAACTTCCTTGTGACCCGCCGAACTGGTCTTTTGGCATTCTTACTACGTTCATGTCCAGATTTTCAAACATGTCCATAGCGTTTTTTATGTCCCTCTTTTCATTAGGGTCGTAACTCTTACGCCATTCTCCTGGGGCCGGTAATTCCACATCTTTGATCTCATCGTGGACTACCAATTGCGACAATAGTTTTTGAGTTGTTGCGGAGTCGAGTCCTTTGATCCATTTAGTCCACCATTCAAGCCAAGCTTGTATTTGGTGACTTATTTTAGGAGCTGCCGAATCAATCACAGCATCTCCTTCAAGCCCAAACTCCTTACATTTATGATAACCATATGCGAGCATGGCCTCATATCTTTGTACTTCTGCTCTATTCCCCAGCGTGGACATATCCGCGCCTAATTCCCCACCAATGCGGTCACCGATTACCAAGGCTAATCTTGTTTTAGCGGTGGCGGAGCCAGTCGTTTCAATAAATGTAAACAATTCAAGCTCAGTCATTGCATCAACCGCGTTCATTGTCCATTTGCCTATGACTGCTTGTATTTTTTTCAGACGCTCGGCGACACTATCTTTTTTGTCCCAGTCGCCGGCGAGAAGACTTATTTGTATTAACTTGCTGTCCTCTTCTTCCTCTTCGTAAATAGCTTTACGCTCTGCCCATGTTTCTAGAGGAAGCCAGTCTTCGGTATTTTGCCTGTCGGCGAACATCTTCAAAAGCTCATCCCTCAGCGAAGCTGGCTGAGAGTAATACCATCTTCTCCACCAGCGCACCCAATCATGAACATCAACTTCGGCGGCCTGTGCCTTATCTGGGTTCATTTTGGCTACCTTATGAAAGGGTGGTAAATTTACACCAAACCTTCTAACACTTATAAGTGCTATTGTCATTGTCCCCAATACCAAAGCCCTTGACTGTATGCTTCGGCGTTTTGCTTTATCCTTAGCGTTCGTCGCAAAATCTACTTCGTCATAATGATTTATAGGACAGCCCAGCCCTAGCAGACGCATGGGATAATTTTTTAGTCCTTTTATATTGTCCACCGCGTCCACAAGGGAGTTGCACCTTTCAAGTGTCAGGAACAACTCGAACTCGTTTAGCCTTTGTATTTTTCTTACAAAATCGTTTGTGAGATGTTCGCTCAAAACACGGCAGATATTCTCTTCCGTCATCTCTTTTGGTTTTTCTTCATCACCGTCCTCGCCGTAGCCGTCATCGTAGATATCGTCAAAAGCAGGCATAGTTTAATTACGTTTGTTTCTGTTTATAAGCATTACCAATAATATGGCCATAAATGTGGCAGACCATATTGAATATTGGTCAGTAAGAGTAAGGGTTAACAACATTTATTGTTTGATTGATTTTTAGGTAAGAAGTATTATCTTTTAAGTTGAAAACAACCATTATCAATTCGGGTATTCTAATTAAACTATGAGCCTATTTGATAGAATACTTAATCGTGTTATGGAAGTCACAATTATTGGCATGTGGTTGGTATTACTTTGGCTAGTTAACAGCAAAGTATATAGTATTGTCTGTTATAATTAACGGCATTTTTCAATAAACCATTTCCAATTAGGCTTACTGTCTGGGACGTTAATTGATATAGAAGTAACCTTTGGTAACGGAGCTTTAGGCTTTCTTATAAGCTTTAGCCCACATTCTTCAGGCAGTTTGTTTCCTTTAAACTCATTAACCGGCTGGTCACACCAGACTAGATTCTCCCAGGTATCCTGCCCTCCTCTATCCTTTGGCAGAACATGATCTACATTGCCATTAGGACAATACTTGCCGGTATATTGGCAGACACAACCATCTCTAGATTTGATGGCGGCATGTGATAGACGCTGAGGTCTTTTTGGCAATTTATTGTAGTTGATCACAGCAATTGTGTCCGGCACCTTAATTTTTCTCTTAGCGGTGCGGATAACTTTGTCTGTTGGCTTTAAAGTAAGCTCCAACCACTCTAGCCAAGGCAAAGGATCGAACATTCCTGGTTCTGTATCAGATGGGTTTAACGCCACCGCTCTACCAGTCATGAGAATCTTCATCACTTTTTCAACTGACCTTACATTAATGGCCTGCCATGCTTTGTTTAAAACCAACACCTGTTCATCAAGTATACTGCGATTCATATGCCCTTCTCTTCTACCAGTTAAATTTGAATGGTTCTTATACCTTTGTCAATTCTTTCAGCCCAGGAGACAACTCTTACGCCTGTTGCTGGGTCTACAAATGGTTTGCCTGATCTTTTACAGATAGGCCATCTTGTGCATACCCAGAAGATAGCTCCTGTCCTGGTATGTTTTCTCTTTACCATCGCCTGCCCACACTTCTTGCATGTTTCTTGCTGTGTCATAAAGAATTGGTGCTGCCGGTGGGACTTGAACCCACAACCTGAAGTTTAGGAAACTCCCATTCTAGCCAATTGAACTACGGCAGCAAAAGAGTGACTGAGGACGTAGGACTCGAACCTACAACTAACTGCTCCAGAGGCAGCTGTGCTACCAATTACACCAGTCCTCAATTTGGCTGGCCCTCCAGGATTTGAACCTAGACAAGAACCTCCAAAGGGTTCTGTGCTACCGTTACACCAAGGGCCAAACATTAAACTTCTTTGCTTAATCTTTACCTTGCCATGTTTTGAAAATGTCGTACAACAAATCCATCCATAGCAACCCCATAACGATACTCGCTAGCGTTGCGAGAATTAGTAATAATTCATTCATAAGCGTCATCCCGCTCAATTAGAGCTTCTTTTATCTCTTTATGCCGGTCATTGCTTTCACGGCCTTTTTCACCAGAACCCCAACGATCCTTATAATGAAACGAGTGTCCATGAATCTTTGCCAGTTTGGCCCATAACATATCCCTATCCATTTTGTTGCCGATTTTTTTGAGCTCTGACTCCAGCTCACCATCAGGGATGATTACGTGAGTAGCGAAGTGTGGTTCCGTTTTTGTAATCAGCATCCAGTCGAACTTAAAATGGTAACCCTTTTCAATAATAACACAAAAGTGTCCTTTATGTTCTTTAACACGAAAGTCAAAAAATCTTTTATAACTTTCTGGGAATGACCACTTGTTTTCAGGAATTGATTTTGTACCATGTGCCATGGGTTCAAACTTGCCTAGTTTATAATTGTATTGTTCAAACTTCTTATTGCGAGCATAGACAGTTAAATTAACCCTGTCCAGTATTTCTCTTATGATTTTGATGTCCGGCCGACCTTTAACGTCCTCCCTTAGAGCGAACTTCCTCCTCCAGCCACAAGGAATAGGCTTGTCCAGCTTGACAAGCTTATAGGCTCTCTTGGCTTCCCATAGTTTGTTAAGCCTTCGTTCTAAAGCAATTAACTCCTTTTCTTTGCTTTTTTTGCTGTGCCTCTTATCTTGTCGTTGAGTTGTTTTCACTTGCTTAAGTGTTGAAATAAAGGTGGCGCTGGAGGGATTCGCACCCTCAATCCTTGCGGCGACGGATTTTAAGTCCGTTGTGTATTCGTTCCACCACAGCGCCTTAAACTTGATGGGAGTTAGCCCGGTACAAATTTTTTATTTAAATATTTGATCCTGGCATTTTTGGCATAACCCAGAAATGCAATATTCATTGTAGCTGATCATGTCTCCAAAGTTTATGGCCTCACCGCCGCAACCTATTGGAGGGTTTACGCATTTATGATTTTCAATACTGCCTTTTCGGTTAGTATGAAACATTTGTTCTATCGCCTGTTCGAGGATTTCGTCTTTTTGTGCTGGTGCTGTCATTGTATTACTTGTTTGAATGGTGCGGTCGAGAGGACTTGAACCTCCAAGGATTTCTCCACTGGATCCTAAGTCCAGCGCGTCTGCCAATTCCGCCACAACCGCATATTAAGTTTCCAACTCTCGCTGTTTTTGCGCCACAAGATTAGCTAGTTCTCTTAATTGAGACTGGTAATTATAGAAGTGTATTGCCAATTGACTATTATAAACCTGGTTGAACAAATCAGATTGTATAATATAAGAACCACAAGTCTTACTATTTGGAAAAGAGTTATGTTCAAATAGTATAATACGCTTTTTTGCCAGGTTTAAAAAACTTTCAGCTATTAAGTCTCCTTCGCGCATATGTATTTTTCTTATATCTACGTGGGCGAGAAGCTCTGGATACATCTTTCTATTCTTAACGTCTACAATTACGTCACAAAATGCTCCAACTGAAGGTAGTGGCTTATTTTGCAAATGAAACCAAATCCCAAGTAACACAGCTTCTAGAGTGAACATACAGTGATTGTTATTCATCGTAAAACTCTCCTTCACATTTTATGCATTTCATGTGAAAATATGGTTTATTATTATAGTCTAGTTCCTTGTATCTAATAAGGTTTAAACTATTAAACTTACAGTGAAGACATTGACAACGCCTATGCTGGGGTTGGTCGGTCAACGGGCGAACGTTTGTTATTTGGTTCATTCTTGTGGACTATTTTTATAATCATTGAAGAAATCAAGCAAGAGATTTGAGCCAAGCCAGGTTGTAAACAATTTGAATTGTCTACATGTAATACGCGTTGGTCATTATTAATAAAAACTAAACTTTCTCCGTCTTCATCATAGGCAATACCGAGTGCATTTTCTTCATTATAGGCAATACCGAGTGACGTTGTCTCAAACAATTCATCCACTTCATAGCCTCTTCCCATTCCTGACGAATGGGCAACAATCAACATTGTTCCTACATATATTGGCTGCTCATTTATTTTCATAATACGCAGATTGACAACTACTACATACCAAATGAAAGCAAGCCTGTGGAGGGGCTCGAACCCCCGACATCGACTTTACAAAAGTCGCGCTCTGCCAACTGAGCTACACAGGCGAACCAAAAATATTTAAATTTCAGCTCCGTCGCTTGCGACGAACTTCTTAATTGCTTCCATGTTTTCTATAATAAGCCTGGCCTTATATAGACCAAACCTGAACGGGTAGCTACCTGTCGCATTAAGAACTAGCAATGGGCTGCCTTTGTACTCTTCTATGATTACTCCCTCCGGGACATCATCACCTAATTCTTTGGCTTGTGATTCAACAAAAGCGCTAATGACATCAGGAACTTGGACGATGAGCTTTGCACTATAAGTACTAAACTTGAAAGGAAACTTTCCTTCAGGGTTTAGTATCAAAAGACGTTTACCTGATGAATTGTCAATCTGAGGACCTTCACGAGGTTCCTCGTCAATAATGATTCTACGTGTGTTGTTTGTTTCGTATTCTGCCATAAAATAAATTAAGGCTGACGACTTTCATCGCCAGCCTAGTTTGGTTAATTGTTTTTACCGTTTATCCGAATCAATACCGCAATTTTTTTTGCAATTTTTGCGTGCAAGCAGCGCGCCAACTACAAAAGACACAACCGCTACCAACAGATGACTGAACATATTTTTTTTCCTTTTTTAGTTATTTATAACCTTGAACTAGCCTTGATTGCTTTGCTGTTTTCTTACTTTCTAAACATTAAGTAGCCTATTTACAACTACTTACATAGCTTTTCGACTGCATCATACAGTCAAACACCTTAATCACCTCCATTCAAATTCACAAAGAACTGTTTACTATTCGATGTAAACTTAATGGATTATCAGGCGATTGTCAACACGTCTTTTTTGCCATAACTAAAGTTGTTTATAAGGTTACTACTAAAAATCTATCGTCAAGTATAGCTGAAACAATAGGCTTTACCTGTTTGTCCCAGCTTAAATTACCGTTACCACAACCAACCCTTGGGAGCAGTATCTTACCATTAAGGCTGGCGCTTGATATTGCGTCTAACAGCTCTCTTAACTGCATGGCGCTACCAGCAATCAAATCTAATTCAGACTCACTTCTCCAATTTTGTTTGGTTGGGAATGTGAATATCTGATCGTCCATGAAAGCGTAGACTCTGTTACCATGTTTACTAAGTTTCTGACCTAGTGTTTTTGGAAGATGTTTAAATTTCTCCGCTGCTTGTAACGCAACGCCTGCTCCCATTACCGCTAATCCACTAGAATTAACTATGGCGTTGGTTGGCACGCACACCCAGCTGCCTGTGGTTTTTCTTATTTCCCAGATATCCCCGGTGATTTCTTTCATGCTTTATTTTGATTCCAAAAAAGATTGCATAAGCGTAGTATGACTAAATGATTAAGTTGTTTAAGGATAAAGAATTCAAGGAAGCCACTCATCTTGACGATCTCAGATTTCAATGTGTTCAGTGTGCCAAGGCCTTTCATAGAGAAAAGCATGAGTACATGAAGGCTGTTGAAGCTAAGGAGCTTATAACTGTAGAATTTTGTTCCGGCAACTGTAAAGTTAAGTTTGATAACACAGCGCAAGATTATAACTGTAGACAGTGTAATGCCTTATTTAAAAGACGCAGAGTAGAGATTGCCAGAACCAGAGTGGGCTTCTGCTGCTCTGCTTGTGCAAATCGTTATAATGCTGCTCATGGAAAGAAGGGCATGACACGTTCACAGTTTGAAGTATGGACTGAAGCTAGGCTTAACCTAGACTACCCAAACCTCACTATACACTATAATGACCGTACTCTTCTAAAACGATCAGAGTTAGATATATTCATACCATCATTAGATATGGGCATTGAAATCAATGGGCCTGTACACTACGACCCTATCTATGGGGATAAGCAGCTAAGGGCCGTACAGCGCAACGACCGTCGCAAGATCAATAAATGTGCTGAGTTTGGTATTGATGTACATTCTGTTGATACTAGAGCCATGGGCAGGTTTAATGAAGCTGAAGCCGTTAAACACTATGCAAAGATTAAAAAGATAATTGATATCAAGCTCAAAGCTAATAGTTAAAGGAAAAGCAGGCGTAACACCTGCTTTTCCTTTACTACAACTTCCTACTAATCCCAGGGTATGAGCCTGGCTCGAGCTTTGCGGGAGCCAGGACCCGTTGGCCAAAGCTTAGTTAACTCGTGTCCCTTAATCTCAGGATTGCAGAGCATTAAGTGTATGGCTACTACGGCGTCCAAGACACTGCAGATTTTTGGTATGACTGTCACAGTCCGACTGGGGACAAACCCAGCCATCCTGGTGCCGGTGAACCAACCTCTGGCTGGCGCGGATTTCCCGAACAAGACGAGATCAAATCGCTGCCCGACAATACGAGCTGGGTCGTGCTCGATTTGGATCATGCCATCTGCTTGATGATCACTGAAGATGTCTAATACTTCAGCAATCGGCTTCGCACTCACAAATAGCAAAGCTACTTTTTTCATGGCTTGGTAAGTTGCTTTGTTTCTTTTTCTTGTATCTTTCATAGTTAGGTAGGAACGGACAGCCAATGGGCAACAGGCACATTGGTCTATCAATATATTATACCGTTTTAGCCATACGTAGTAACTACCCGGGGGTCATAAAAATGGTAGGCGAGGAGGGACTCGAACCCCCGACCAAATGCGTGTAAAGCATCTGCGCTAACCGCTGCGCCACTCGCCTATAAACTAATCTTCCTGCCTTCTGGCTCATCAAAAGTAATATCGTCAATATTTTCCAATGTGTCTGTTAGATTCGTTGCAATTCTAAAACCAAAGTTCTCTGGTTTATTGTCTATGTCATTATTAAGGAAGGCTATGCTGTCTCTTACACATTTAAACACCCTGGAATTAGCAACCAGGGTGTGTATCTGATCTTCAGCTTCTTTATCGCCTACGCCCTCCCAAGCATCACAGCCGGAGCAAGACCCAAAAAAATCAGTAATCAAACATATTGTTCCGTCTTTATAAAACTGATAAGCAATAGCCAATTCCCCTTCATATAGGTCATCTTGGTACCAAGCTATAACCTTAGCATCAGTTTCACTAAATATATTACTCATAACTGCTCTATGCCCTCCTGCGCATCTATCTTGTTTAAGCACAGTTGGCCAATCGATTATTTCTTGTAGGTCTGCTCTGTCCATAATTTTTAGTGCAGCATAATGGAGTTGCCTCCATTATGCTATAGTTTTGTAGGCTATTACTGTAGCCAGTTAAGCTACCGCGGGCACAGTTAATTCGTCTTCAAAAGATCTTGTAAGCCATGATGGTTCGTTCTCTTTGTTCTCACCAGCAAGTTTTCTCCATATTGCTTCTCTCGCTGCTGTAGGCGTAAGCTTCATTTCTTCACATTTAGCAAGGAAGTAATCCTCATAAGTTTGATACTCAATAGGATTGAGCCTATCTTTATTATGTCCAAATTGGGTTAATAAATGTGTGTCTAGGCATACAAGTTTTGCATCTAGTGGGTACATCAGCTCCAATGTAAAAGATATCTTGGCAAGTCCTATGCCGTATATCTGCCCACGCCATCTTGACCTGCACTCACGCCAGGTTTCTCCTTCTCTCTTTGTATAAAACAAATTGTCTTCATTGTGCTTTTTGTTTGAAACCCAGAGTCCCTTGGACCTTACTTTGATCAACCCTGCCTTGGATGCTTTTACCGCAGCCTTTACGGACTCTTCATCTTTGAAAGTAGCCTCAAATGTTTTCTTCAAATGACGATAACTTCTGACATTATTGGTACAATTTTGTTTTATCGATAACTGGGCAAACATTACCCGGTTATACTTTGACTCTATTGTCTTTGGTTGGTATTTAACCAGCTCTTCTTTAGCTGTGTTATACTCGTGTATGGTTAGATTTTTAAATGTTTGATCTAATATTGGATATGGCATATTACGTATTGAGGCAGATAAACTGCCTGTCTATTTATGTATTGGTATCGCCTAGCAGAATCGAACTGCTTTTTTCTGGATGAAAACCAGAAGTATTACCAATATACGAAGGCGACGTTTGAAACTTAATCTTTTGGAATACTTCGGAATTAATCCCAGCAAGCATTCATTATTTTTTACGAAGTTAGGTATATCATTAGCTAACACGAAAGGTGCGTGTTTAACTTCTACTATATTACCTGCATCTTTGCCTTTGGTAAGAGTTATTTTCTTTGTTTCCTGGTTTCCCGAATATGGCTGTTTAGCCTGCCTCTTAGTTCATTAAGCCAGCTGTTTAATTCCTGACATTCCTGAACTGTGGTTGCATTGGCGCGCTTGACAAGGGCCTTCTCAGCTTCACGATGTAACCATTCAAATGTTGTCATAAGGTTATCATACAACAAAATGAATGGCTGACCAATATTTAAGTTACAGTTATAACACGTAGGTCTGGAATTGAACCAAAACAAAAGCCGGCAAGCAGGCTTGCCGGCCTTCGTGCTACCGTTACACCACCTCGTGATAAAAAATAGGTACTAATAAGTCTGGATTCTCAAATATATTACCGATAACTTTCCCGGTCTTAGCGTAGAGCATAGGAAATTGAATATGGGTAGATTCAAGGCTCCCGTCCGCCATCATAAATCCACAATTCCATTCGCACCAAACGACTACGCAAACGTATAGTTTGCCCATCATCTCTTTGTTTACCTCCCGCTCATCATTGTCCATAGCTTCCCACGCGAAGTCTCCAACCGTATAATTGAAGGAAACAATATCACCGTCGTAAATTTCTTTACCATTCTTATCTTTAAGTCCGGTGAACTGCTGAATAACTCTACCTTGCTTAACCGCTAATTCATTAGAATAAAAGGTGATAGGTGAAGTATCCCATTGATTGTATTTCTCGTCCCAAACTCTAAATTTTATTTTACGCATAATTTTGGATTTTCTGGTCTAAAAATATTATGGCTTACCTGCCAACATAAATATAAAATCTCTAGCCTCTACCAGACTACAATTATTATAGGATCTGTATATCTTTATGGCTTCTATTAAATTACCGTTCTTTATAGCTACGTGTATTGAGCAATAATCAATTTGTTTGAACTCCTCTTTAAAGAAACAACGATTAGTTTCAGTTGTAACTAATACACGTAATGCTTTAAACAAATGTCTGACTTGCCATGGGCGTTGTTCTGGATACATAAAAGTGATCGGACGGGTAGGGACTCGAACCCTAGAGGGCTATTAACCCCAACAGTTTTCAAGACTGCTTCCTCGACCAGCCGGACCCCGTCCATTTTACTAAACTTTTTTAACATTTATATTTCCATGCTCATCCATCAAAGCATAATGATTGGAATGAGTATCAAGGCATAGGTTGTTCTCATCAAGCCATAGCTCATCAACATTGGTTACTTGCTGAGGAGTATGTCCAAAGATTTGTTTCTGCCCTGGAACAGCATCAAATTCACGGTTGGCATCACACCAGGTAATACCTCCTATGCCGTCCCAGCCATACCTTGAAGCCCCGATGTGCCAGAACCAGTGACTTCCTTTTGACTCAAAATATACACGGTTAGCTTTTTTAGCTTCTTCGGCCATGTATATTTCAATACGATTAACTTGCGGCCCTACATATAAAAGGTGGGCCCCAGCATGAGTAAATAACCACCCATTCTCATAATGAAACCAATAAAGCTTGCGCCAATCCTTAGCTTTCATTACCTCGTTTATAACTATATCTTTCTTCAACTCATAACCAGAGCATTGAAGCCTTGTATTTTGGCTTTCATAATGTGTGTCATGATTACCTCTAAGATGTATTCTATTCTTAAATGTAAGACTAGTCTTTAGCCATTGGGCAGTCTGCCTTGCTTCAAGACAAGAGTCATCAAAATCATCAAAGTAGTCACCTAAAAATATGGTTTTATCTGGCTTCTCTTTTAATATAAGCTTTTCAGCTTTTTGCCATCTGTGGTGTATATCGCTTATAATTAAAGTTTTTGACATAATTTGATAAAGTACAGTCCAATCTTATTGCTGTAAAACTTAATCGTTTTCTTCTTCTGCCATTTTCTGTAATTGAACCCAGGCAGAAACGTCATCTTGAGTAACACTTTCGCCTTCAGGGATGAACTTATAGAGCTCCTCCACAAAGGCGACTGTGTTAACCTGACGTTGCTCGTCATCCCAGATATCAAGAAACTCCAAAAACCACGCAGTCCCTAACATTTCATAATATTGGGTGTCTCCTACCTCTTTATGGAATAGATTGATCTTATCCATTAAATTCTTAGGACGATACTTTAGAGCTGTAGCAAATACTGCTTCTGTCTGTTCCTCTGGGATACGATCCAAGAACTTACCGGCTTTCATTGCCTTGGCTTTTAACTTATTTAGTTTTATATTGTCCATATTAAATTTGGTGCTCCTGGTAGGATTTGAACCTACAACTTCAGAGGTAGAAACTCTGCACTCTAGCCAATTGAGTTACAGGAGCATTAACTATTAACGTATTATTAATCTTGTTCTATTAACCTGTCTATATCTTTTATTAACTGCCTATGCCTGGATTGAAGCTCCACAAGTTTGTTCTTATCCTTTACAGGAGAAGTAATGTACTTATTGGTTTCATCTTTAAGCCAGGCGTTTGTTGCCTCAATCAACTTTAATTGCTGTTTAAGTGCGTCTTCAATCATTAGTTTCAGCGTTGTGGTGGTCTACTGGCTTAAAGTTTTTATTAGCCATCTTAGCTTGTACCTGTTTAAACGATATAGGAAAGAAGTTGTGACAATCTACTCCTACATCAATAGACAGGGCGTTAGGATCATCTTCCAATGTGCCGTGACTATGCCCATAAAGCTGATAAGCGCCGTGATGGGAACTTGGCCAAACACGCATGGCATAATGCATTAGGACTATCTTTTGTCCTTCAACTGTTATCTGTTGGAAGTCTCTTATCCAACCAACCAGGCTTTTGCACTCTTCTATATGCTTATCATGGTTACCTCTAATAATGAACTTGTGCCCATTGAGCCTGCGTATATAGTTAGCAGGATTCTTAAAAGCAACATCTCCAAGTATATAAACAAAGTCGCCTGGCTGAACAACAGAGTTATGATTGTTTATCATCGTTTCGTCCATCTCGTGGGTATCACGGAATGGGCGTCGGCAATATTCTATTATTTTTGCATGGCCGGCGTGGTGATCTGCAGTAAACCAATGAGTAGGCATAATTAATTAATTGATTGGAAGTGGCTCCAAGGGCTTGATTTGAACAAGCAATGTCTTACGACGGAAGATTAACAGTCTTCTGGGTTTACCAATTCTCCTACCTTGGAATTATTTTATTTTTGGAAAATTCTGCGAATTAAGAAACTTTGGCCTCAACACGAGGGTACCACAATTCGCATAGACCGTGTGGCCTCCAGCCTGAATAAGCTTGTTCTCCATCAGCTGTGCAGATGAAGCCTCGTAGGTTAGTACAAGGCTTACCATCTGACAGTGGATGAGAATGATCTATTTTTAATGACCTGCAATTACAGCAGCATTGTTCTCCGTGACCAGGAGCGTTCTTGTCGCCGTCTAGATTACATTCATCAGCAAACATATTAATATGTTATTTCTTATTTACGATCTTAGTGGGGTATTTCAATTGCTGCTTATTGCTTAGCTTAACAAAGCTCTTAGTAAAGCCTAGCTTTTCAACTGCATGTTTGATCCAATTTTTATTTGGTAATCCAGCGTAATATTCTTCAGCTCCTTCACGACCCTCGAAGAATTTTGCTTCAATACCGTGCTTGCCGTGAGATGCTCCGAGGACGAGGCGCCCGTCTTTGGATATTAATTGTACAAAATACGGCTTGGTCATTCCAATACCTGTCTTTTGATCAACTGCTAACTTAGGCTTTAGCGTGTCAGAAGCCTTAAGCAGCTCCATCAGGTGGGCAGGAGCAGCTTCTCTTCTATTTGAATTAAAGATTTGCTTCAGCTGTTGCTCCATCGACTCAGTAATAGCTACATTCTTATCTAGCTTTCCTGACAGCGACTGCACCTGTTCCTTCACTTCTGACATTAATGCTACCAACTCTTGTTTTGTTAATTCCGTTATTGTTGTATTTGTGGTCATGTTAAATTTATTACTACTGTTGTTATATAGGGCTACAAACTTATTTATTTCATTTCTAATATAAACTTTACCTTTATCACAGGATATATTTGTCCAAGGAATTCTATGCATCAACCATCCTTGTTCAGTTAAATATTTATCTTTTTCCTTATCTTTAATAACTCTATCTGGTAATAGATGTTGTTTACCGTCAATCTCCAAAGCTATTTGTTTATCATTAATAGCAAAATCTATAAAATACTTGCCTACCGGTTTCTCAAATTCATAAGGAATCTTGTTATTATCTAGAACCTTCATAAAGAAGGTTTCAGGATAAGATGGTTTATTCCTAGATCTCCATCCAGTATGGGTTCCATCTTTGATCCTCTTTAGTTGTATATCTCTAAGTTTTTGTCTATAAACCGGGTCTCTTTCTCTATATGATTTAGAACAAATAACAGAGCAAAATGCTTGATGCTTTCGCTTTGTTATCTTAGGATTACCACATTCTTTACATAATATTACATGCTCAGCTTTTCTCCCAAGCACAGCAGCATTATGTAATAGCGCGTCACTTATCTTCTTGCGACTTTCTTCAGTATGTCTAGGGAAATAAGTGTTTGCGCATCCTACAGAGCATACAGTCTTCTCGTTTTTGTGATTAAGCTGTGTTGTAAACTTAGTTTCGCATACAGGACAAATCTTTTCTACATTTGTATACTTGCTTGGTCGATTGTACCAATGAGAAGTATCTAGCTTATACTTACTTAGATACAGTCTTAATACTTCACGAGATTTGCCATTATCGTGAGCATTGTACTTTTTACACAGATCAGCCAGAAAATTAGCGGCTTTAACGTTGGCTGTATACTCTGTCTTACTGCTACTTAATATTTGATCTAGTTGTTTAACCGATAATTTTTTATTCATAGCTGTTACGCTATGAAATTTTATCGGTTAAGTCAACATAAATTTCGGAATGACAGGATTTGAACCTGCACGGCGGTTAAGCATACGACCCCAAATCGTACCCGGTACCAAGTTACGGTCTACATTCCGTTAAATTATTTTTTCTTCTTTTCTCTGTAAAAATCTTCAGAACTTAAAACATTATTCATGATGTAGGCCCAGGTAACACAATACATTAGTATGCTATGTGTTCCATTGCTTAGCTTTATACGATGGTCACACATGTACATCTGTGTATCAACACCATACTTGCCGAAGCCAGGCATGTCACGCTTATTTATCTCCACTGCTTCAAGAGATAATTCCCCCACAGTAATCGGCGTTCTTAGATAGCTATTAGCCTTCTTACACTTCTGGCACAGCTTCAAGAACTGTTTATACTTTATGTCAGGAAATTCTGACTTCTTCTTTTTGCCTTTTACATATACATCCCTAGCATGCACCGACACGGTGTTTTCAATGCTGTGGTATATGTAAAGCCCGTCAGGGCTACTTGTTGGTCTTATAAACGACATATTATTTAAATTATCTTTTCAATTTTCATAGTTATTTTGAAAATCTTATATTACCTATTGTTAAATGTAAAGGATGATACCTCTCTCCAAGCCCAAGCTCAGTCCTAAGATTGATCATGTCATGTGAATGAACAGTTAACCAAAAATAGCTCTGAGATCTGAAAATAGTTGAAGTGTAATAGAAGATGATTTCTTCACTTTCACGTTTTTTCCAGTATGATGAGTGTTTTACGGAATTCTCCCACTTAGAAGAAACAACAGTAATGTGTGCCCCACTAAACGGGGGGTTTAACTTCAGGTGTAGGTGCATCTTTACCACGGCTTGATAATACTCGACAATAGAGTTATCGGCGTGGACAAATACAGAGCCATCTAGATTATACTTAATGACTCCTTTAGTTGGGTACCATTTGTGTCCTCCACATTCTATTATCATATTGTAAAAGAGGCACTGACAGATTCGAACTCATCAACGGGCTATTATCCGTCCCTAACTCATAGGAGTGCCATTAACTTACTTGTTTATAATTACATGCCCAACGTCTCTAAAACAAGTCAGGTCTATTCCACCAGCATAGCTAATTGAGCTTTGTAGTGCCTGCTGTATTTCAATGAGTCGTTGTTCTATTGTACAGCCAGTCTCTATTTGTAAGAGACGGCCTTCAATATGTTTGTTTTCTTTCTTGGCCTCAAATGAGGTTGAGCCAAAGTATTGTTTCTTGCCGTTTATTATTTCTGCGGGCGAATCTATACAATTGGCAAACAAAGCCCCAGACATTACCATAGTAGCACCAGCGGCAAGAGCTTTAGCAATATCTCCTATATACTTGACTCCACCGTCAGCAATTATAGGTATGATTGTCTGTTGAATTATATCATGACTATTTTCGATAAAAAAGTCGTCACAACATGAAGCAACACAGGTAAACATAGGAACACTAAATCCTGTTTGAAACCTTGTTGTACAAATAGACCCTTGTCCAATGCCCACTTTCACCGCATCCGCTCCCCACGCGGCTAAGTCCCTGATGGCCTCTGGTGTTGCTACGTTGCCCGCTATGACCTTTGTTTCAGGGAACAGCTCCTTGATGAGCTTTATTCGATTCTTAACCTTTAGATGGTGCCCGTGAGCCACATCTATTGTTATGAAATCAACATATAAGTTTTCATCAGCGTTAGCAATAAGCCTAAGGTCTATCTCACTGTCTTCGTTAACCCCAGTACTGATGCTTATAAGCTCCCATTTCTCAGCTATTGCATTCTTAACAAACTCAAAATTAGTCTTATCGTATCTGTGATATATATAAAAGTACCCATTCTGTGACAACCACTTGGCTGTCTTTATATCAATGACCGACTTCATATTAGCGGGCACAATTGGTAGTTTAAACTTAGAACCACACAGACCGACTTCAGTGATGGCCTTGGCTCTACTTTCTAGTTCTGAATACTTTGGTATCAGCAACACATCGTCATAGCTTAAAGCAATTTCTTCTTCCATAGGTATACACTATACTCCTTCCATTATTTAAAGCTTATCTACCACACTAGAAATTATTATATATTCTACTCCCATATTTCCTATTACGCAGATATAACCTAACTTCCTAGAGGCACCAAGGCGGAACTTCCCGGAGTTTCCAAGAAAACATCCGTCTTTTATCACCTAAATAATAATTTCTATACGATTTGATTGAATCACCGAATACTTTGTATTGTTCGGGCATGGCGGGTGTGGGTTCAGTAAAAGAACCGTCCGGTATATTTTTTGGCCTGGACCTCAAATGTTCTGTCAATCTGCTGGTAGCGTGAACTTTACCGTAGCGATATGTGTACTCATCCATTAGAGCAACAAACATTTTGAATAACCAATCATAGTTAGCACAACTTTGTCTCACCCACACACCGGAAGGATGGTTGATATGTGTTGCAGAATACAAGTCAGATTCCCGATTATCAGGAAGAACATACTGAGTTTGTTTCCTGCCAGTTTGGCTAACTCCAACTAATGGAATACCGTCAAGTACTCTGTGAGCCGTGCTCAACAATTGTGCATATTCCAATATCATTTTTACACAATGTTTATCTACGTGCATCTTTGCACAGTTTTTGACATCGTGCTCTAAGTAAAAGATGTTCATATTTATCTAGTTACATCTACATCATCTTTTTCGCAGATGTTTTGCGTGCCGAATTTCTGTGTTCCACTCAAGCTACAGGAGATCCTGTCGGTGAGAAACTTCATCTCGTCTGAGTCAGGTCTGAACTTTGTTATTACCTTCAGAGCTGCCTTCTGGAACTGTCTATTGAAATCACAGTGCTGAGTCAGAAGCCAGTAGTTTTCCCAATCTGTATCACTAAACTTCGTGAAATCAAAATGCATCTTCACAAACTTCTGGAGCTTTGTCTTTTCCCCAAAAATGTCATTGGTTGGCCTATTCTTCAATTTCGCATATGCTTTTCCACCTTTAGCGTAATCCCCGGACAGCTTGGTATCTACAAAAGTCTTGAAGCTTCTCCTTTCCTTCTGGTCCACGGAAACCATTTGACATAAGACGACCAATGGTTGCCCTTTTTTATCGGCAAACTTAGCTAAAGGTTTCTTCTTATTCTGATGTTTTCCTATTATCCTCATGTTATGATTAAATAGTTAGTTCACGAAATTCAGCCATAAATAACCTCCCCAAAGACCGCGATTTGAACGAACGCATCGTGGTCGTTAGCGTCCGCCTGACAACACCACTCTTCGACGCTCTCCTCGGTAAAAGTCACAGGCAGCGGCGTACAACCTTTCGGCCAATTCATGAACATGATCGGCACTGCGGCCAGAAGCTCCATTTCCGTCAAGGTGTACAACTTGCCCTCATCGCCGTCCTCAAATTCATAGACGCTCTGGCTGTACTTCCAATCTATGCATTGAAGCACCGCACCGGCCCCAGACTCGGGGTAGTTTTGCATGATTCCCTTAACCAAGTTCAGTTGTAGCTGTTTTGTCATAGTTCACTAGTTTTCAATTTAACTTTACTTCTCCTATTGTCTCTATCCAGACCCTTGCTCCACATGAAAGTGGCTTATTTGGGCTATAGACAACTTTACAAGGACCTTTGATCTTCACCATATTAGCTTTAAAATTAGACTTATAGGTCTTAACAGTTAACACAGGATTTCTTTCGCCAGTCTTTTGATTTTTCTTAATAACATGTTGGTTAACATGTATGATTGTCTTCATATCGAAATTCGCCGCTCTGGCTTTAGTACTAGACCAACGTCTGCGCCTATGTTGTTTACTTCCATAGGTATAGTTATCTTTATATCATATTTTAAATTGTCACCTTCTACAGACGATACTACTGAAATGTCTGTAGCCTTGTGCAGTACCACACGGAGTTGTTGAATTATATTTTGGTCAACCATTATGGGTTATTGTTGTTTACTTAAATTAGAAAGGTTGTTAACACTTTATCATATTAATTTTTATAAAGTGGTGCACCTGGCGCGAGTTGAACGCGCGACAAACGCCTTAAAAGGGCGCTGCTCTAACCAGGCTGAGCTACAGGTGCATTAACTTAAAAGTTCTACTCGATATTTAGAGTTTCTTGTCTCATAAATATCTCCACTGATCTTGACGATTGGAGAAGAAGTAAACAGTCCTGGGGTGACAACACCATTCCTTACTTCTCTGTTTATTACAAACCAGCGACCTACACATGGCAGCTCCTCAGCTTGACCCTCAATCCAATACTCAATAGGAAGGCTTAAGTTATCGGCTTGTTCCCGCCCTGGTATATGTGAATCCCTATCTGCAGGAGGAAGTGCATCTGTTTCGTCTGATATTGCAAATTTTGTTATTTTAACTCTCATCACGTAGTTTATTTAATCCTATTTTTGGCTGGGTAATGTAGTTATCATTTTTCGTCCCAATAAAGTTCTAGATCAAGATCTTTAACAACCTCAACCTCATCCTGTATACCATGACCTGATAAAACTGTTCTAATCGTTGCAGTATCAGGTATGACAACTTTTTTAGCCCAAGGGTCATATTGGTGCAATTTAAAAGAGGTTGAAAAATTATAAGTGGCTTTTAACTCGTCATGACCTGAGAATAATAGCTCCGCTTTTAACCCATCGTTTGAAATAACTATTTTATTAGATCTAAATGTCTTGCCTAGCTTAAACTTTAGATCAGTAATAGGCGCACTAGAAAATCCGGTTATACTGCCATTGTTATATTTATGTAACATACCGGAATTCTTATTACATACCTGAATTACCTCCAGACTGTTAATTTTTGCTATTCTTCCTATTTCTGTAAATGTTGTGGTTTCTTTAAAGCTAAGCAGTTCTTTTATTGTATTGAATACTGGTTTATGTCTCTTTTTTAGTGGTTTTATTATAATATTCATGTGAAATGTTTGTTGTTATATGTCGGCTTGCTGCCTTATAATTATGTCGAACTAAAGGCAGCAAGCACAATAATCTAAACTTAGAGTTGAATGTATCGTACAGGCTCCATGCTTTCCACACTACCATCATGTTCAATCAACACTACTCTGAAAGATAGATTAGGGTCTAGCTCGGAGGCTTTCTTTGAAGTATCACTTGATATAAGTTCCTGAATAGACTTGTAAAGCTCATCAGCTTCACGTTTGTATTCAGGATTATTGAGTTTGATTACAAACTCGATCGCCGGCAGTTCTGTTGTTTCTGTCATAAAATTGCTTCTAAATAGGATTGGAGGCTACCGGAGTTGAACCGGTCTGACTTTCTCATTGCAAATGAGATGACCACGCCAGGCAGTCCCAGCCCCCGTGATGATAATAACCTATGTGACAATTAGCGCATATAGGAACCAAATTATTTTTATTACTTTAAGGCAAATTAGCTATCGCCAATTTGAAAGCTATTACATCTTTGTCTTTTGCTCCAAAAGCCAGCAGGGCCATTTTGTACATAAGAGTTAGCACTGTCTTTTGTGATGGTTTTACTTTTGAGTCAAGCAGGGTCTTTTTTTCTTCTTGAATGCCACTAATTAGAAAGTTTTTGTCGATAGCTTTCATTTTTTTCTTTGAAATAAGAATTAGTCTAGCACTCAACACTTCCATGGCAGCCTGGGCTTGTGTCATAGCAGAGGCTAATGCTTCTTGTTGTTCTTCATTCATAAAAGGTTGGGGCAGGCGGAGTCAAACTGGTACGCCTAGTTATCCGTTAATTTCTTTGTTTAACTTACGTAGTTTTACAACGTCATCATCATTTTCGCCCAGCGCTATTCCAAGAATAGTAATAGCCAGGGTAATGATCTTTAGAATATCTTCTATTGAAGTTTTACCTAGATTGCCACCATCCGAAAGTGTTTTCTCGACCTTGGTAATAACTTTGGTCACATCAACATTAACAGCTTCCATTTGTTCTCGATTTGTTTCAGACATTTTTGGACTGAGATCATGTAGCCTATTAACACCCACATTGATTATAATATCAAATGAGGCATTAATTGCTTCTAACTGAGTTTCTGATAGGTCATGTATTGATTGCATAAAAGGGAGCGCCATGTGAGATTTGAACTCACGACAATCAGTTTGGAAAACTGACGCTCTACCAACTGAGCTAATGGCGCGGTTGAACCTTGATTAATGTGTTGATTTTAACTATATAAATATAATTAAAGTTATTTGATTCAAACTAAATTTAATGAAAGCAGTATGAGGAAATTAAGCTCCTCCTAAAATCCAAAACCCCGCTGGAGGTTTCCAGCAGGGTTAAATTTTTAGTTATATTTAATCCTGCTTTACATAGGTGCTGAATTTCTACCTGATACATCAAAACCCAGCCCTGCCCATTTGGCTGGGCGGCGGGATTGTTTATTTAATGTATACTTCATGTTGGACTATAACCTTTGATTAATATTAGCCAATCAATAATTATAGATTCTTGTTAGCGCTGTCGTAGTAACTGTTCTTGAAAGGTTTGCGATTAGATTTCTTGTCTACCTTGTTGGTAACACAGCCTTGGTTAGACATCTTATCCCACCAGCCAGCTTGCTTTATAATTTCGGCAGCGGTCTCATGTTTAAACTGAAAACCATCACAGCGTTCAGCTGCTCTTTTAACAAATCCATTTACGATCGCGTCTTTATTCATATAACTATTTAACCTAAAATATAGGCTAAAATCAAGCCTTATTTGATCGCTGACTTTTTAAGCAGATCAGGAAGTGATGTAGTACTTGATACATCTTTAACTTTGGCTTCTTTTGAGAAAAAGCTTCGGCTAACTCCTCTAGTTTGGTCTAGCTGGTCAGCAGAAATAGCCATACAATATGATGTACTGCTCCGGGCGTAGGCAGCAAAGGCCCTCGTAGCTCCTTCATTGGTTGAAGTATAGGACATAGCATTACCCAATGGTATATTAAGAGACGAAGCGACATCACCCACATCTTGATTTGCACCTACATAGGTAACAGTCCATCCAACTTGTTGTACCCGTTCTATTTCTCGAGCGGCATCAGAAGCGGTATACTTCTTACATATGTTATTCATCCCATCAGTAAAAATACTTAGTAATACTTTAGAGCCAGCGGTGATGTCTGCTTCTGTGCTTTTAATGACCGAGACTATCGTGTCGTACAGTGCCGTATTGCCTGTAGGCTTATACTTCTCAGCGGTCAAGGTTTCCACATCATCAGGTGAAACTCCCTTGGCTACAAATTGATGCTGGTCATTAAATACAACTAAAGTTATAAGATTTTCTATCTTAGCTGTGGCTTCAGATTCTTTTATTGTAGCTATCTGAGTATTAATACCTTCAATGGTTGCCTTTACACAAGACTGCATTGAGCCACTCTCATCAATGATAAGAATGTGACTTACTAATGCCAATTTTTTATTTGTCTGGCGACTAACTGTTTCGGTTAAATCAATTCTTCTTTCCGGCGTTTTTTCTGTTTTTGGCATAACTAATTAGTCCTTCAATTTTAAAGCTGTATACCCAACTAATCCAAATACCAAGTCTTCATACCTGGTAACAAAGATTATTATGTTGTATATTTTATTGTAAACTGTATATTTTATCACTTGACGCTCCCTGGGTTATTTATTATATTGAGAATAGTAATTTTGGTCCACGCGACCAAAAGTGGGATGGGAGTAAGTAGGTGAACAGCTGCTTAGTCAATCCGGGTTGAGCAGCTGTTCAGCCTTTTAACCTTGTGAGTATTCAACAACTTCGCTAGGAAGCTTAGTAACTTTATACTCAGCATCCAGTTTCTGGTTCATAGACAAAAACAACCTTCTAAGCATCAATACGATAGCTAGAAGGTTAACGTTTAACTTGGTTGTGTGTTTAATTATTGCCAGTTATCTTCTTGTTCTAGTTTCCAGTTTTTTGTATTAAACTTTTCATCGTCATGTTCTTTATAGCGACTATCTCTATTTTTCTTAGAATGGTCTTTCTTTTTACTATGATATTTATCATAATCACGAACATCTGATTGATGAGGTCTATCAAACTTTTTCATCTGATTGTTTTAACTGGAGTTTGTTATTTGAAATCGATTTTGCGAAAATAAAGATCTGGATTTTTACCATCTTCATCCCCCATTAAACTTGATTTAATAAACAATAGCTCTTTTTCTAGAACATCTACTCTTGTTTTAAGCTCTGTAACTTCTGGGGATTCAATGTTAACGTCCATTGCCCATGTGCCTGTTGATATATTTGTTGTTGATTCGGAACTAGTCCAGGCTGTTCCAGACGTCTCATCTGCCCAGATTCCGTGACTTGCTGTAATTGTGCGGGTCATTAAACTATAAAGTCTATTACTAGCACAATAGCGTTAGCTGCAATCCCTGTATTCCCACTGTTAACATAATCAACTGGCCACGGTGCTGTTCCCAACTTATTACTCTTCCAGAATATACCATTGGCATTTATTAATACATTTTGTTCTGTCTTTCCATTATTCTCTATATGCGCATAAGCTAAGAACTCTGAGGCTATTGGCCATTTAGAACCAAGAGTTATGTCTACAGCAATGTTATATTTAAAATAAGTACCGGCAGGATCAACACCACTAACTGTATTTAACCAACCAGGAAGAAGCGTATTTTGACTTCCTACCCTATGCTTCTGCAGATTGCTTTCTGTGAACACCTCATTTACACCGCAAGGTGCGGCTATTAACGGAATTCTATAATGTGTATGTACTATTCCCATATTAACGTCTATTGTATCGGCGGTTATTTCATAAACGCCATCTGGTTTAATTTCCTCTAAAACTTCTGCGTTGTCAACTAATTGTTGTACCTCTGATAAAACAGTAGTAAACAACTCTTCTAGAAATGCGGGATTTGTTCCAACTAAAACTAAGCTTGAAGTTCTAAAATAGGTAGAATCTTCAGCTGGGCTACCAATATCAAAATCTTCTATTTGAGCTACAGTTGCAATCGCTACAAATACATCATCAAAAGTATTATTTAGATTTCTACGCCTCTGCTTGACAAATATATCCTTTGTGATACCTTCAGACGAAATGATTTCGACATCAAGAATATAAGTTGGTCCGTTCTGTTTAACGGCCCGTTTCAATAAATTGATTTTTTTCATCTATTAAATAGATTATCATAAGACACTAATGAACGCAAGTCATGAACCTCAAACTGGCGCCGTCTCACTACACGGAGAAATTGGCGATTATATTGTACCAAGCTACCACGCAATGGGTAAAAGAAAAGATAACAGCACAGGTCAATTCGTGGGCTCAAAAGAGCAGATACAGGAAAAAGCTGAGTCCGTATTACGTTCGGCCCTGTCTCCTGGGGCAAAAGGCAGTATGTTGCCTACCCAAGTAGCTATAACTAAAAAAAAGCCAGGACAGGACAAGAAGTCAAAACCATTAGAGCTGGTTAAGCCTACTCTGGTGAACGCTTCGTATAGTTTAGATAATTCGGTGCATCAACCATTTAACTTAGAGCAGCTACCTGTCCTTTCTCAAAAATCTATAAACGTGACTTTCGAAAATGATTTTGGTAGAATGAAAGTTACAGTTGTCGCTGTCTTAGAAGAGAGTACAGCAGTTATACTAGTGTTTAAAGATGATGAAAGTATATCTTTTATACCAAAGAATGGTGAAAGCTTGAACTTACTTATAACTAAAGACAATAACATAAAAGTAATGTACCCAGGTTTTTTATTTACTTGGACAGATGGAAAGCATAAATTAATGGTATTGGTAAAAGAACCTGATACACATCAAGATAATGAAGAATAAACTAACATATAAAAACGTTGAGCGCACTCTTCGTAAGAATGACAACGGCAAGGATAAGAATGATAATGCCGAGGATAAGAATGATAATGCCGAGGATAAGAATGATAATGCCGAGGATAAGAATGAAGAGCCTGAACGAGATCGTAGTCGAGAGATTATAGATCAAGTTAAAGATTATGGCGCGGCGGCTGGAGCGGTTGCTCTATCCCCAATTGCACTATTAAGTATGCTGAAGGACCACACACCTATACAAACTATCAAGTAATATGCCTCTTACAAAACACGGTATGCTCACAGCTCAATCTCTTAGTGATTTTGATACAGTTAAAAAGGCAGAATACTTTGATGACGAGGGGTTTGAAGTAGCAGACGAGGACAATAAATCAAAGCTGAAGACGCCTAAAAAAATTAGCCAAGAAGGAGATAACAATGTCGCTAGATAATTCTCCAGGACCGTCCGGATTTTTCACAGGAGCAGGGAGTAAGCGAGATTCATACGCCAATCCTTTCTATGGGGTAGCTCAAAAGTATATACCACTTAATTCCCCGGATGGTATGTTGTGGTGGGCTAATCATTTTCTTTTAAGGTTTGGTTTTTATCATGCAGCCTTAAGTCGTATTGCTAACTACTTTATAACTTCGCTTAAAATTGAATGTGATGACTCTACTGCTAAGCGAAAGTATAAAGAGATTTTCGACGATCTACATTGGAAGCAAATACTGTCAATGGCTGGGCTAAACTTACTAGCCTATAGCAATGTGTTTGTATCTGTTAACCAAGGATTTGAGCGCTTCCTAGTGTGTCCTAAGTGTGGTAAACACAGTAATATCGACAAACTTAATAATTATAAATTCTCTAAGAAAGGCAAGTTTAGTTATAAATGTCCTAGCTGTAACTATACTGGTATACATGAGGGAGTAGACAAACCTTCCAAGGATTTAGACAAACTTAACCTCACTTTCTGGGACCCAAGGGAAATTGTAATAAGATTTGAAGAAACCACAGGTTCTTCACAATACTTTTGGGACATACCTAAAGCTTATGTTGAAAAGGTTATAAGAACTGATAATAAATTCTTTAGTAAGAAAACTCCAAAGATCATATATGACGCAATCATTAATGAGCGGATGCTGGAGTTCAATACTAAGAACTTCGTGCATTTAAAAATGCCTACTCCTGCAGGCATTAAAAGTGATGGTAAGTCTATTCCTCGTTGTATTTATATGTTTGACGACTTCTTTCTATTGAAAGTAATGGAAAGATTCAATGAAGCTATATGTATGGAAGACATCGCTCCATTTAGAGTAATATCTATGGCAAAGGAAGTTAATGGTCAAGCTAACCCAATATTAACACAGCACGGCGGTAAGTGGACTTCTGCGGTGGATCAGATGATTAAAGAACATCGTGTTGATCCTGCTTCATACCATACTTTCCCATTCCCATTAGATTTTCAACAATTAGGAGGCGATGCCAAAAACCTGGCTCCAGTTGAGCTTATCAACAATGCCAGAGCTAATATTTTAAATGCCTTAAATATTCCACAAGAGCTGTACAACATGAGTTTAACTGTTCAGGCGGCGGGGCCGGCCCTTAGATTGTTTGAAAATTCTTGGGCTCCAATTATAGATATTTATAATGATCTATTGGGGCACATTGCTGAAGTCATAGCGAAAATAAAAGGTCTTCCAGACGCTAAGGTTAGCTTGGTGCCTGTTACTCTTAGCGATGATATGGAACGTAAAAGTATTATTGGTCAGCTTGTATCCGCTAACGCTATTGCTAGAAGCGAGCTACTCGGCTTGTATGGTTTCGATTATCGTGAGCAAATACGTAAAAAGATTGATGAGGACCGTACGCTTAAGGAGTTACAGCAAGAAGAGCAAACAAAGGAACAGCTACAACAAATGGCTGACGCCGGTAGCGGTGGTGGTGGTGGTGGTGGTGGTGGTGGTGGTTCTCCTCAAGATGTGCTTGAGAAGGCCCAAGAGATCGCGCAGCAGCTATTCCCTCTGGATGCAGCAGGGAGAAGACAGAAACTTCAAGAGGTTAAGGCCAGCGATGAAACACTATATGGCGCAGTCAAAGCCGCCTTGGAACAGCTAACTAGTGGAGCCAAGAAGGATGGAGTAGACAGAGCCAAACAACAAAATAAACCACCTGAGGCTTAAGTATGGATGAAAAGAGAAAAGTAAATTACAAGCAATATAAGTGTGTAAATTGTGACGGTGAGATACCAAAGAAGCGAATTAACGCGCTGTTAATGCTTGGTACTCCTACTCATCAATGGACCCATGTTCAGTGCTCCACCGAAAAGAAAAAACTTGGTATTTATACCGGGCTTCCTGGTGTAAGTGAATTGTTAATTGTTGATAAGATATACGAGGACAGCGTTAGAGATATCTTTAATAAACCAGATGACAACGAAAGTGAGGATAATGATGAAAAACCTATTTAATATTCTGCTATGTCTGTTACTAGCTGTATTTTGTATAAGTGGGTTAACCTCTTGTGGCATATTGGGCAAGAACGAGAATAAAGTTACTACCAAACTTAATGAAGTAAACACTGAGATTGATGAAGAAAAGAAAGCCCTTACCAAAGCCACGTATGATGCATTAAAGAACGTACCATCTGATGTGTCTACTAATAACGTGGTCAGTAACTCGGTTACAATAGCAAAAATTACGGCAGATAAAAACGTAGGGTTGCACGGTCTACCTGTTACTCCAATTAATGTGGCAGCAATGGTCGCTTCGCCGGTCATGGATAAGACTGCTGATTATAAAGAGCTATTGGCTAGGTTCGACAGAGAGCAAAAGCTACTAGAAGAAAAAGCTATTGCCGAGAAGGAAAGGGAAGCATTAAGAAATCAACTTGTAGAGCTAGGTAAAAAATATGAACAAGAGCAAAACAAGTCATTGGTAACCCGCATATGGGCTTGGACAATGGGAACCATCGGTATTGGAGGTTTAATTGCGCTGGTTGTGTTATTCCCAGCATTACTGCCGTTGATGGGGTCTGTTTTATCCTGGTTAATTGGAGCTGTTCCACCTTTGGCTAACTTCTTTGGTGTAGTTGGAAAGAAAATGGCTGTAAATATTATGAATGGTGTGGAATCCTTTAAAGACCAACTTAAGAATGAGCCTATAGAACAAGAGCTGCTAAGAAATGTTCCAGAGAATAAAGAATTTTCTAAAGCAGAGGTTTTAAGCTTGTTGGAAGAACATTCAGAACGTAATCTAGAACTTCTAAAAACACAGCTTTCCAAGTCTACTACACCTGATGGAGATAGGAATATTATAAACTATTTCACTCAGCGTAAGATGTAATGAAAGTTAAAATTACCATTGAAATATTTGATGGTAAAAACAAAAAGAAGTTAGTATTTAGAAATGATCAATTACATACAGGTCAAAACCTCGATAAAAGCACAAAGATCATAGCACAAATCATTAAAGAATGTATTTGTGTACATAAATCGACCAACTCATTAAGAGACTAAGATCGGTCTAAATTTTCTCCATTGTTACCGGCCTCGGTCTTTCCAAACTGTTTAGCTGCTTGGTGCAGCACAGCGTCTTTCATCACCTGTGCATGAACATCAAGAAAATGAATTACTGCCATATGATCAACTGTATCATTAAGATTTTGGTAAATCTCAAATTCACGATCACTAGTGACAGTCACAAGGAAATATCCCTGTGTACATTCATTAATGGAGTTTAGTATCGATATAGGAAACTTAAACTTTCTTGGTTTTTTCATATTGAATTTAGTATACCAGCTAATGTTAAATGGTACACGTAAAATGATTTGGGTGGAGGCAGATTTCTCTACCTCCACCCAATCTAGTTATTTCGATGACTCAATTGAATCTATGAGCCTATCCTCAGCTTCGTTTACCAAGTTTGCAACTGGTCGCAGCAGTGTGTTCAGAGCTGCAAGTGTGTTTTCAGCATGTGAAGCCGGCTGCACACGATTGACCATCTTGATATGATTCTTTAGCTCGGCGGCGGCGAGGCAGAGATCCTCTTCGCTGACTTTGCCTGCGATATCCGCCCCATGACGGTAAATTGCCCTGCGCTTAGCGCGCTGGACGGCTTCAGATATAAATGCCGGCACGAATCCAGCGAGAGCCAGACCGATAGGCTCCAAATTAATATCAGGAGACAACAGCCTGCCATTGTCTGTATAAACCTTAACGAATTTTTCCGCAGCCTCACTGTCAGGCGCGTCCATATGTATCACTGAGTCTATGCGCCCGGCTCTAAGGATGCCTGGGTTTATTTTTTCAGGATGATTGGTTGTAAGAATAGTAATGACCGCTTTGTCTTTGGTGTCAATACCGTCCAATGTGTTAAGGATGTTGTTTAGCTTATCATCGCGCTCTCCATTGGTGACCTGGTCAATGTCCTCTGCAAAGACCACCGCAGGAGAATATTGCTCAGCCAATTTTAGTGCGTGTGCAATATGATCAGGCTGCTTTAGATATATGAATGTCCACTTATTGGTCGTAGCTTTGTGTGCTATTACCCGCGCAGTCATGGTTTTACCGGTGCCGTAAGGGCCCATGAACAATGCTCCATGCTTTAGTGTAATGCCGTTAGCCTTGCAGGCTTCTGATTGCTCAAGCAATGTATATATGCTTGTTGTGAGGCTGAACTTTGTTCCTTTGTTAAGGATGAGCTTGTCTTCGCTCACACCTGTAAGGTCCATGAACTTTGGTGCATCGTTGGCAGGATTAAACTCATGATTAGGGCGATTGAGATAAGAAAGATCTATCATGATCGCCTGGCCTTTATATATGCTGCTGTTAGCGAGAATCTCTCTCGTAACCTGGAATATGCGCTCAACGTCCTTTTCGAACTTGCGTTTTACCTGACCAGAGATTGTGAATTTCTGTTCCTTTCCCACGACAGGCTGCAGGTATCCGCCCTCTAATGTTGGCGGTTGGATGCGTCCATAAATGGCTGGCTCAGAGGTATGCACGCCCGTTGGGACTTGCACAATCACAGGAGGAAACTCCTGGCCGAAGAAAGTCGGCGTACCAGCCAAACTTGTAAACCCATATATCCTTTGTAGCGCTTTAGACAGCGCCAACATACCATCCAACGGATAGCATGGGATTTCTGCATGGACAGCTACAACACTCTCCTCAGCATCTTCCTTCTTCCTCAGCCACACATGGGCGTCGGCGTAGGACATGCCTTCAGGCAGTATAATTTGATCACCTGTGCGAACCACGGTGATGTCTTTGAATGGTGTGCTTTGGGCCCTTGCCAGAGCTTTAGCTAATATTTCCATGGCTTCCAACTGTGCGAAGGCCTGGCTTGTTTGTTGCGTTGATGGCTGGTCTGCTACTTCTACTTCGTTATTCTTGGGCATAATTATCGTGATTTCTTGTTATAGTTTTTGTTGCGTGACGGGGCTTTTGGCTCAACTGTTTTCTCTTTACTAAATTGTTTTATCAATGTATAACTAAGAGCTGTTATTGTGCAAAAGATTAATATGTCTACCAATCTTCCTGTAAGTAACGCTATTACTATAAAAAAAGCCAACAATACTGCTAATGATCGGTTCATGATTTCTTTTTTGCTCGGCGTAATTTATTCCAATGTGTCAATTAATAATAGGTATAAAGAAATTACCATATCATTACCTATGTCAAAACAACCACTCACTTTTAAACTAAAGGAGTTTTTTGGTGGAAGTTGTTTTACCTATACTTATAAAAAAAGCAATAACACCTATGCTAAATGGCAAATCAAATCAAAGAAAGACAGAGCTATACTGTTAAAGGCAATAAAGAAGGTTAAGTCTAAATTGCCAGAAACAGTAGCTGAGTCCTTAACGAGTGTGTTGGAGGGGTGACCTGGACTTCTGATTTTTTTCCAGTTGATCTGTGTATATATTGACTGCGTTTAACTGTCTTTGCAGCTCAATATTATCCCTTCTTAACGCAATATTATCCAACTCTACTTTATGTATTTTTATGTCTTCTTCATCATAGACAAAGAAAGACACAACAAACATTGCCAAATTTTCCAATGAAGCCAGCACTAAGGCGGCTATATAGACTACTTGAATATTAGAAGTATCGTAATATCTATCAGCTATAACTTTGGCGGTTATTGCTGAAAACCCAAGCGCTAATAACCCAAGCGCTACCTGTGTTATTGCTTTTGTATTCATATAGTTAGTGCTTTGACATACCCATTTGCTCGAAGGTAGAAATCAACAGCCCATCTTTCTTTAGCTCCTCTTTTAGAGCAAATACAAATGATACCTCGTCTTCTTCTTGTATTTTAGGTTTCACTGCCATTATTGGTGGGAGCGACGACATTATAGGTCTTGGAGTAAGTGTAATATTATTATCTGACAGCTTTGACTCAGCTGGCACATTTTTAGCCTTAGGCTGATATTTCTCTTTTGGATAGTTGCAGCAGTTTACCCAGTGCGTTTTAAGATCGCTGGTAGGGCGAAAACGCTCTTTGTCTTCTCCAGGCAGCCACTTTACCAGCCTGTTCTCTTTGGTGTTAACTACAAATGTAACTATATTTGTAGCGATAGGTGCTACGTCTGGAGCATAGAAGAAAGCTTCATCTTCAGTATGTAGCTCTGGTATAGCCAACCGGTAGCCTACAACAATCTGGCAATCAAATTGTGGCTTGCGGGAGTGACCTGAGACATTATGCTTTGGCTTGAACACAAGCCTTCTTTGCCCTAGCTCTTGCAGTCTGACCCAGCATGTCACTGCTGTATATTCGTCAGGTATGAAAAACCTGTAGGCTGTGGTTCCGTCAGCCATATCGGTTCTGTCTAGCAATTTGGTAACACGGCTCAACATTTGTTTTAACATATGTACGTTATTAACATTGTTAATTTTGGAGCCTCGTACCCAGCCACGACCAAGCTTTTGCATCTCTTGGTCAAGGTTTATCGTGCCGGCGTTTGCTTGTAAGCAAGCTATCTGATTATCAATTGATGCCATAACCTGTGTGACTTCAGGAATGCCTTTATTTTCTACTAACACTAATTTGGGAGCTGATGCTGTCAATTGCTCTGCTAGTTGGTTATTTAATGCGGTGTTCATAAAAATTACTACTGGTTTAAAATATAAATAGCTAATAGCTAAAGTAAAGTTAGCTCTTTAATCAAAATTGATTTATATAAGTCAGAGTGGCACCCAGGTTTTCCCAGGTGCCACTCTTTAACATTTCTACTCCACCGTCACTCCCATTTCTGGGCCACGTAGTCATACGTGACCACTTCGCCGCCCGCCCATGCTACCCATCGGCCGGCGGCGAATGATTTATCTGGCATGCGGCTCCATCCCTCCAGCCGCGCCATCTTGGCCGTGGCTGCGTCAATGCGACGTGCTGCGAAGAATCCTACCGTCTCCGCCAGGTTGCCCTTATAGGGCAGCGGCGGTCTTGGCGCGGCGGGGAGCACTTTCACCACCGGCTGGGATTTCTTAGGCGCCGTGGTGGGGAAGGCTTTCTGCCATTCCTTCTGCAATTCTTCGCTCCCGATCCTGACTATCTCCCGGCCGCCGAACCAGGCGACCGAAGCCAGCAGAACCAGAACCACTACCGCGACCGCCAGCGAACCACGGCGGTCAAGGTCCGCGACGTAGTGAGTGTGAGTCACCTTCTTCTCGTCGTCCTTCTTCTCGGCGTTTTCCTTCTTGTCCTTTTTCTTCTCGTCGGCCTTGGGCTCGTCGGGCTTTTTCTCGGCCGCAAGGGTGGCGGCGTCGGCGGAGACCTTCTCGAGACGGTCGGCCTCATCCCACGCGGGCCGCAAGAACTGTGTCTGCCACCACGCCAACAACTTTACAATGATTTTTTTCATAACTTTTTGCTCTCACTTCTACCTTTGTCGTTGTAGATGTTCATGCCTGAAGGTACACAGGTATAAACATGGTCAGGCAGTTAGCCTTTCACCATAGTATTATACCTGCCTTAAGACTAGCTAGCTATGGGGGTCGGTGGGGCGGGAGGGAGGGTGCGCTCCTGCTTCTGATTAAACACAGATAGCTTTATGTTTTTTAGCCCTATCAACTCTGCTATCTTATCAGGTTGCGCTGTTCTAATTATCTCTCTAAACCCTAGCGCTGGTTTATTATACTTTTCAAATAGAAAACCAGGAACAGCAGATGTTAGAGCATTCTCAGCAAATATTTTCCTCTTAGCTCTAGGCTCCAACTCCTTATCTGCTACGTGGTTGGCCAGCTCATACTGATTATTTAATACTACAATTAATTGTTCTATTTTATTTCTAGCTGTATCTAATAGCTGCTTAAGTTCTGGTAACAGGGAGGCTACCTCTGAGTCTTCATCCTTCTGTAGTATGACAGCTAAATTCTTGCAACCATCAGATGACTTTAAATGATGAAGGGCTACATATGAGGCGTTCTTCATTTTAACTCTTCTAAACCCTCTTACAGAGTTAGTCTGTTCTACCACAACAAACCCTTCGTCTGTAGGCTTAATGTTTGCTATAAGATTAATGACCGCAAGTAGATTAGATATGTCTACCCCTTCATAGAACTTTACGCCAAAATATATAGCTATTGCTCCGAGTGATTTATAATCTAGCTCAAAGCCTATAGGAACAGCCAATGAATATTCTGTGTCTCTTACTTTTCTGGCCCCTATAAGTATAAGCTCAGCCTTTTCATATGGGGTCACTATCTTGTTATACGGAGAGACTAGCTCAAATATATAAGTAAAATCTACGGAAGTTTGTAATGAATAGTCTGTAAAGTTACTAGGCTTTACGCTATCTATTAGCTCTTTAAACGTAAACGGAAAGTCTCCGACACTGCCAGATGCGTCAATGCTACCTCTAGTAGAAAACCTCCATTGGCCCTTATAGTAATACATTGATACATAAGAACCATCAATCTTTGGAAAAGCCCTTACTTGAGAATTAAAATCAAGTGTGTGCGCATAGGGTAGTTCTTCTGAGTTGAAAAATCTATGAAAGCCTAGCGATACTAGTTCCCATGTTCCTTTCTCCAAGATAAGCCCTCTAGATTCCTGGCATATCATTTCACCTCTTGGAGAGTCTATCTGATCATAATTAAACATTACTCTACCATCTTCATGTTCAACTATTATTAACTTATATTGTTCTCTAAGCTGGTCCAGAGTTCCTCCATTAAAAAGGAATCTCTGTATATCTAAAACTGGGTCATTGTTCTTTGTGTGAGAATTCATCTGACAAGTAGTTTTGAATAGGCGTTATACGGATGGAATTATAGAAGTTTTCAGAGTCGTTTAGGATGATAGCTCCTGACCCATCATAAACTTCTTTGCTTCTATATATAAGCCATACTGTACCAACCAGAACCAAAGCCATTGCGAAGCAATGTTTATCATCTGGCTCATATTGTACAAAGTCTTGGTATATCTTTGTCTTTATGAACTTCTTATAGTTTAGTATGTCTTCCAGGTTTAACTTTGGAGCTTGTATGCATCTAAGCTTAAAAAAGAAGTCGTACTTTTCATACAAACTGGGAGCATATACCAGCTTGTCTCCTCTTTCTTCTTGTTGCTGTCGGACTTCCTTGTAAAGCTCATCTTTCTTTACTTTAAAGTGTGACGCCAGCTTCTGTACTACTATATATTCTGCTGTGCCGGTGTTCTCGACGACCATATTAGATTTGAATTCGACGTAATGGTTCTTCTTTAAGAATAACCTTGTCCATTAATTTTTCATCTTTGGACTTGGCTGCTGTTCTTATTCCAACGTTATTAAGCCATACATTGCGTATAAGTTTGCTCTTTTGATGTATGTACTCTAAATTAGTTTGTGGAGGGACTTCTGATTCATAATAATTGTGCTGTGTCTTACTATAAAGTAAGTCCTCATATACAAGAAAAGCGGCAGGCTTGGTTAGCGGCGCGTGGTTTTTTAGCCTAAACGAAACATTAGGTGTGACACTACCCATTGGTCTTCTACCATAGAATGCAAATATATAGTATTCTTGATCTGACACCTTATAGAGTTCCGTGTGATAAAACTTATCACTTGCGCCTGCTTTATAAAACAATGTTTTTGATTCTACTACTGATGGCATATGTTATAAGTTTGTTTTTCTTGCCCATACCAGTATTAACAAGGCATCGGCGTCTTTTTTAATTTCTAAATTAGGAAAAAGCTCTTTACCTTTAGTAAGTGAGGCGGCTTTTAATTCGTCACTTCCTTTTACACCTGGTAGCATTGACTCCTGCCATTGTCTACTATCGATATAAGTTATGCTATTTAGTTTAAGTTGCTCTAGAACTATCAACGTAGCTTCCAGGCATCTTACAGCCGATATTGTAGCTTTAAACCTGCCGGGATTGACTAATGGCCGTTCTAGAATAACCAGTGTATCTTTAGGTAATTTACAAAGGATAGCCGTCAGTTTGTCGACGTCTATCCTTTGTAAATGAGCTTCGACCTTGGTATAGTTGCGGCACTTCTTAACTGGAGTAGGATAGTATTCCACTGTTCCATCAGCTCTGCCGATGGCCCAGGACCCTGATACTCCGTTATCTGCAGCAACTATAGTTTTCATTTAGCCCTTGGTTGAGTCAGGGACTGGCTTCATGGCATCGTAGGCGTCATGATGTACTTTTCCTGTTGTCAAACCAAGCTCGTCACCTGGAAAAGTATCAAATATAAGCTTGCGCTGTTGCTCTTCAGTCAGCTTGCTCATTTGAATAACCTCCGGGGTGAGACGCTGCTTCAAGGCTGAATTAACTTTTTCAGCCACGACGCGCTCTGCTACCATCGAGTCTTTCATGCTTTTGCTTTTGCTGGGCTTTGATTGCTCAACAACTGTACGTTTGGTCTTGCGTACTGCTGGTTCTTTCTTAACTTTGTTCATAGTTTTAACTTGTTTACCAAAGATATTTGCATAGTTATCTTTAAATGTTTTAGTTGGATGGCTAAATCCTGTTGGTCCTAGTTTACCCATAAGTTATTCACTTGGATCTTCCTCGACTAGTCTAGATACTCCAGGTTCTTCTTCAAGACTTTTCTTGGTTTTTCTTTTCGACAACCTGGCGACTTCTAACTGAGCGATTACTTTCTCTGGAGGTAGATCAGGTATCTTTAAACACTTTCTAATAACTTCCTTAGCTTCTGGGCTGGAGCTAATAAGTCTGGCTAAGTCTGGCTCTCTATAGTTATCTTCTGTGGATATAAGCTCGTTGCCGCCTTCACCAGTAGTATAATGAATGTTCGGTACATTCCAATTATACCAGCCTGCCCCTCCTGAACTAATAACTTCAGGATAGAATTTAGCTGTTCTTCGAACCAATGGACCGTACCAGTCAATGCCGCCGTCGATATACAAATCGAATTCTACATTCTGTGAATTACCTTCTTTACCAAGCTTGTTACGCTTGCAGGTAATCTGGTGTCTTGAACCTATCTTAATCTTTTCATGCTTGTCAGTTTCGTAAGTCAGATCTTTAGTCCTAACTATCTTAAGCTGGTAAGTAGAATGAAATCTAGGAGCCTCGCCACCAATCATGGATTCCGGTGGTTCTTCACCAAACCCTCCAAAGCCACCTATAGATACTTTAAGCTGGTTTAGGGCTAAGAATATACAACGCTCCTTTGCAAGCGGTCTTTCAAACTCACGATAGAACCTGCTTAATAGCCTGGCATGCTCACCTGGTTTTACGTCTCTTACGCTGTGTGATGTATCTACCTCATACTCAGTAACTGACCCAGCTATTGAGTCCAGACATATGAGTACCGGTGTATTGCCATCAGGATAAGCCTTAGGCATGTTTCTAACAATCTGTTCAGCCAAGCTTAAAGCTTCTTCCAATGATGAAGGATGAAGCAATACTAACTTGTCTAAATTGACTCCCTGTTTCTTGGCAAAATCAAGGTCAATGGCATGTTCTGTTTCTATCCATATAACATCACCACCTTGTTTTTGAAAAGCTTTAGCTATATCTAAGAACAAGCTGGTTTTAGATGCACCTTTTTTACCATAGAACAAGTAGCATCTACCGTAAGCCAGAAACCGTCTATCAAGTATATACTCTAGTTGTGGGTTATCAATCACCAGCCCTGATGCCGGAGGTTCATCCTTGGCATAAAGGAACTGCATCTCCGAGTCCTTGTTCTGTTTTTCGAATTGCTTTTTTGTTAACGATATAAGTTCTTCTATTGGCATATATTGATGATTGGCTGCCTATGCGGCAGCCAATCTTATTAATAGTGTTAAACTTTCTTATTCAAGAAATCAACTGCTGCTTTCCTGCTTGCCGGGCCGGTGTTCGCCCACGCCGGCGGTATAACGACTTCCTGCTCAACTGCTTCTTCTTGTGCTACTGGAGCGGGGTCATTGCGCCTGATCTTAGGTATGTTGAGACCGACTGGAGCTGGCTTTGTAGCCAAGGTTTCTAATACAGGCGGGAGCGCGCAGCTAGGCGATGACGTCATGGCTGTCTTGGTGACAAAGTCCTTACTGTACCCCTTCAGGCAGGCTTCAAATATCTCATTAGGAGTATACATTCTGAGTTTTTCTATAAGCTCATCAGTATTCTTCTTAACTAGTACATCATCAAGGTCATGTAGGTATTCGCTGTCTGACAACTCAGTTGGTAAAGCTGAACGCTCATTGGACTGGATGATTACTTCCCACGGATTGCCCTTGCTCTCCGCAGCCGGCTTCAACCTGAAGAACAACGCAGCAGCACCACTGGGATCATTCACCATTTGGGTTAGCTTACCACTCGGACCCACTCTGCGGTGAAAATTGTCGATAACTTCAGCCGCACCTGATTGCGGTATATCCAAAACGTGAGCGCCCTTTTCAAACGCGTCATAATATGCTGCGTTGAATATAACTCTCTTCGTCGTTCTACCATACGAAGGATACTGCTTGATATCGCGACCATCTTTGACGATCTTGTCGACTCTTGCATAATCTGGGAAAAGTAACTTTACCTTATTTTCAAAGAACTCAACAGGGCAGTTTTTCTGAACTGGGAATTTCTCTTTGATATCAATACCAAAGTTATCACGAATTTTTACCACTTTAAACCATACGCCATTCCCAGCAGCGTCTAATTTATAAGGTGGAAGAATATAGAGATACAGCCCTTGCTTGGCTTTCTCTGTTTTAAAGTCTATGGTCGGGACGTCAGATCTTACAATTGAGCCAGCATTGAAGCTGGATAGATCGCTGCCCTCGAAATTCAAAGACGGTTTAATTATTGCCATATTATTTATTTTTTGTGTTATTGAACTGTTCTAGATTGTTAAACCAGTAAAAGTTCGGATTTATTTTTAATTTCATCAATGTTGCGGCTTCAATAATTGCACTGTATTCAATACACGTTATTGCAGCACTAGTCAACTTATTAGACTTTCTTATTGCAAGATAAAGAGATTTATCAATATCCCATTCTGGAAGGTTGAGCCCCACAGCTTTCGCTATAAGGCTCAACTTTTTCATCAAGATCTTCTCTAAAATGGCTTTGTTGTTACTAGCCAATGTTCCAATCATTATAGATATAATTTTACTTTGCCAGTACCTTCCTTACGCAAGTAATTCAAGAAAGCTTGCGTCATCATGCTGGCGATTGTCAAGGGCGTAACATGTGAAACTTTGGCCTCTTTATCATGAGCCAATAGGCATCCTCCAGAAGCAACGCTATCATTTAACTCAGATGAAAGTTCATTCCTGCCTAGTTGTGAGTTGAACAACCCTATATTTCGGCTGGAGCAACGCCCATCAATCCAGAAAATATTATTAGGGTGAGCCCAACCATACTCATAAAGCTTTTTCCTGAATACCATATTATCTACACAACAAAATATCACATCATACTTAGCAAAGTCCTCTACGGTCATTCTGTTAAGCTCTGCTGTTAGATAATACCGGTCGGCAATCAATTTCGCTTTTTTTTGCCCCAGATCAGCTTCTGAGAAGTTCTGGTGTAAAAGATTGGAGGCATCAACTGTGTCGTCGTCATACACAGTTATGTCCATGCCAGCAAAATCAAATTGCCTACGGTTAAGCCCGTATTCATATAATTGACCTGCCACATAGCCACCAATGCCTCCTGCTCCAGCTATTGCTATTTTAAGTTTGCTCATTGCGTAGTTTAGTTAAGTTCCAAGCCGATTCAATTTTAGGTCCATCTAACTTATCTTCTAAATTTTCAACAAACAATAAGGTATTTTCCCCACCTTTGCCGCTACCAAAAATCTCCTCCATGGTAGTACCAGGGACAAAATCATATTGGCTCAAGGCTTTAGTTGATGGCGAGAATATAAAATTGGTTGGAAATCCTTTAAACAGTTTTGTAAAATCTATGGAGCTTGGATTGGTATCACACCCAATAGGATGTGTATGAAAGCTTGCGTAGTTATTATATCCAGATGTTAGTAAGGGTATAACTTGTTTACCAAAGTCTGTTCTGTCTACTTCATAAAGCCCGGCTGATTTAGCTGTGTCTTTATGCTTATTAAGAAGTGGGATGAACTTATACTCCTCTGCTTCTTTTGATTTAAGTATGACCCCGCCGCACTCCATTTCTATAAATGGGGCGGCGTAGGCCATGGCTTCGTCTAATGCTAGCTTTAATGATTCAGTCATAATTTCAATGTTTGTATCGCGTCTACTCTCCTGCTGTCATTCTTCAAAGCAAGTAGTAATGCGACAACTGCGTCAGCCCCTATTCCCATCTCGGCCTTGCCATTGACGATGCAGATGTTTTGCTTTGATTTGGTATCAAATACACGGTTAGTCTTCTTATCTATAAAATATGTTTTAATGTTGCCTTTAACTTCATAGCCTTCCATATCTCCCTGATAGGCATGGGTTGCACCAACCATGAGCATAGTGTCTTCTAAAAGTTTCTTAGCCTTTAGTTCGGCTAGAGCCTGGGTGTCTTTAATCCATTTAAAGTAATCTTTAAAATCAGGTATTTTTATAGTTGGGTTATCTTTTTGTGACTTAACCGAGTGGTGTAATATAAGAGTTGTTATTTTGGCTTTTAACCAATTTGCATCCCTGTGTTTAAACTCATTTTGGTCAGGATGACCATATCCTATATAGCCATTATTAGCTTTGAGGTTTAATGCTGCTATGTCATGAAGGAAAGTTACAAACCTATGTAGTTTAACTTTATCATTGTCTCCAACATGTAATAGATATTCACCATCGTTGCCTCTGCTATATTTGAACTTAGGCTGTGATACACCACCCTTAGCTGCATGGTAGTCATCATATGCGGATTGGTTTAGCTTTACAGTCTGGCCGTTTATCAAGAGGTCGTGTGCAGCCAATGAAAGTTTATTCACTTCTTTTAGAAACAAATTATACTGGTTAATATCATGATAGCATGTAGCCCTGTTAAGAACCCTAGCTATTTCGTTATGATTGATTCTTATTCCATTAACATAACGTGCAGAACAGGTATCTTTGACAGAGGCCACTATTTCCATTCCATTGACTTTAATAGTCCTGGAATAGTTTTTGTCAAAGCGCATAGCTTGATTCATTCTACCATTTTCACCTATATGATTAGTTGTTGGACGAGTTCCAAGCCAGTTTTCAGTGTCATTGGCAAGGATAGTAAGAATGTCGTATATGTTGAACTGCGCTGTACCATCCAGCTTATTAAAGACATTTTCTCCTAGCAAGTCTGACTCAATTGAAACGTTTTCGTATTCAACTTTGTTTTTTCTAATCTTGATGTCATTAAGAACTATATCGGTTAACTCACCTCTTTGAAGCTTGTTAAGTGTTATAGCTTGAGCACTGTTCTCAAAATCTTTAAGTATACCGGCTTTAAGCTTTTGATACTCAGTGTGGAATCTATCTGGCAAAGCCTTCTCCGCTTTAAATAAAGCAATCCTTGCGTCGCCGGCTCTTAGAAATATTCCATCTTGTAAGACTTCTGATATTTTATCAGAGTAAATTTGATATAACCCAATTAAACAACAAACATCCAAGGTAAGCTGATTGGTCACAATATAAGGAACTTCGGCTTTTTTGTCGGGTGCAAAAACAAGCACATGCCCTTTATCTAGATACTTATAGAGCTTATGGCTATGATCTACACAGGCTATTACATTACTTCCGGAGTCAGTTAACAACCTGTAAGTCTTATCCTTTTCCATTTGTTCCAATGGAGGTGCTTTTATTAAATAGATATGCCTAAAATCAAATAGACCATAACTTGATAAATTAATGTTATTGAGATATTTCTTATCCAGCGCCGCTGAAAAATATTTAACTGGAGAATTAGGACTTTTGGCCAGTTCAGAAGTTACCTTTTCAGCGGAGGCATTGGAGGTCATCATCGGCAGGCCGCACACAAGTTTTTTAGCTGCTGTGCCTAGCTCCATATAACTTCTAGGTACAGGGGCGTGCAGGTTCTGAAATATATCAGCTATAGATGATAGCTTATCTACTTCAAGAAACTTCGGAACCATTAGAGTGTTACATGGATTATTCGTTTCGCTAATCATGTAGCTCGGTATAGTGATAAAATTTATATTAAACTTGAGCTCATTTTTATGTAATGATTCATATAACTTGGCGTATTTTTTAAATTCTGTGTATTGCATAATTTGAGATAATACTAGTAAATAAAGCCTGCTCAGTTAACCTGAGCAGGCTTTGTTATTGAAGCTTACAGCTGTAAGCAATTAGAATATCCTGCTGCCAGGCATATAAGCGCGGGTAACTACTTCGTCGTCTAGCACCTCATTGATTGACGCAGAGATGAAGCCAAGGTGCCTCTTCAAACGAGCAAGAGAGCCCTTGTAGTCGGTGACCATAACATTAACTGTTTCTTGTCCGCCAATCATCTGCACGCTAACCGCAAGCTGCGGTGTGCGATGAGAGTTGAATACCTTAGACAGAGGCCCACGGGTCAACGTCACTGAAGAACCTGAACCAAAGTTTAGTGATGTGCTTGCCCCAAGGTCCTTGGTCTCAAATCCTTCTGGAAGATAGGCAGGCTTATACCCAAATTGAATAATAGGCCGACCAGTCGCATCATTTTTTACACAACCAACTTTTTTGCAGGAGGTAGGATACCGGCCGGAGCTAAGACTTTTCGCGTTTGTTCCCTCGGCCGTTGCCGAGCGTGACTTGCACTTGGTCTTGCTTTTAGTCGCCCCACCCACAAGATCCCCTGTCATGATTACCATCGGGTTCTCCATATCGTCAAGAAGCTTGGAAATTTCGGCGCGATCTGCTGCCAACTTGCTGTCTGTTGGGTTTGAAGCAGTAAAGCTTACTGCGTTAGAACCAACGTAGACCCAGCGTCCATTTTTAAAATGTTCATTTATGATTTCTTCAACTGCAGCAGTCTGAGTGACTTCTTTTTGGGTGTCACCGTGTTCGTTGCAGATTTTGAGTTTTACAGTTTTCATAGGCTATTTTATTACCGGCATTTAATGTATCAAAAATTGTATATTTTTGACTTTGTGGTTGTAATTGTCAACACACAGCCTGCATTTTCCACAAGCCCCCATATTGGGTTTATTACTTATTTTACCAGAAGTTTCAGGGCAAGTAACCCATCTATAACTTTCTGGTTTCGTATTTCCCATCCAAGCTAACCCTACATTTTTTTTATCTTTGTAAGGTTCATATGCTTTAAACCCCAGTTCTTTATTAACAGGATCTACTGATAGAAACAGGGTCAAATTATCGTTATCAACCAAAAACGGCAAGACATTTAGTTCGTCTATAAAAGATCGGGTGTATACCCAAAACTGTACCTGTTTAAACTCTTTTATAACTATACTCCATGCCTTAGCATAATCGATTGAGAAAAAATCTCCAGAGTAATGCAGACGGAAATATAGGTCTGTATTGTCACTCTCTTCTATAAAATGCAAGACGGTCAATCTTAGTATTACTACCATTTCATCAACCGTTTTGTTTTTTAAGATATCTGTATTGTGTGTTAGTACTTTACCTAGCGCGGGATAAGCCTTTACAAGCTTATCCATATAGCAAGTTCGAACTTTACCGCCTAATTTTTTAAGCGAAATACATCCACCTGGCCCGCTGGTAGCACCTGGACAGGTGCCTCCAGCTTCCTCGGGGCCGAACATCAAACCGAAGGTATTTAAATGACATGACTTGAATTTGGTTTTGCTATTATTTGATAATTTTAACATTTAGTCGTCTGTGAGTTTCACGGTTAGTGAAACCCAGCAGACAACCTGGCAGGAAAAGATTGGCTCTTTTTTGCATTTGAAATATGAAATATGAAGGTTTGACCTATTTACACCTTATAAGCTTATTCAGCTATAACTACATGATCACCAGGGCCGGTTATGCCTGGCTTACTATTAGTAACCCCTTGAAACTTATTACCTGCAACCGTAGGCTTACGAATGCCTGCGTAGTTAGCTTGCTGAGGAAGAACTGGTACTGTTGGTGCTACTAGCATAGGAGCTGTGGCGGTTCCGACCTGGACCAAGGTGATATCCCCTGGGAATTTACCTTGCCATACTAGCTTCTTTTTCTTACTGCCTGCAGTAACTTTCAGTATTGGAAATCTAGTATTGTCCCAGCCACTGATCTCTGGAGCAGCCATGTCAAATTGCTGGCATAGTGTGTCTAGTTGCACACCGTCAGGCCCAGCTTGAATCACAGACCTTATGATGTTACGTGTTTTCTTCGTATCTTTAGCCTTATCAAAGCAGCCTGCTTTGAGGATGATTTGGTCTACTTCATCAACATCTGTCTGCGGTGCTTTTGTCTCGGGTGTGGTCATATTTAATTTAATGGTTACTGTGTCTCTGGTCACCGGCGAAGCAGAAGCTTCCTGGTGCTTGTCTAATGGGTTACTGTCTTTATTTAACGGTTTAGTTACTAGTGTGGCAGGTTTAACATCCTCACTAGCTTTAATTATCTTATTATCAATACTTAGCATTTCTGTGAATATTAAAGGTAGGCTATTGAAGTTATCATCGCTAATGGTAAAATGCCCAGCCTTTCTCATGCCAGTTAACACATTCTTAGATAGAAGTGCACTCATCTGCTGGGCGTGTTGGGTTTTACTTCTAGTCAATAATAGCTTATAGAACAATCTTTCAGATATATAACAACCAGTTACATTTTTATTATCATCAAGCTTTAATACTACATCTTCTCCTTCTGATATTATATATTCAGCTAACGCTGTCTTGTAATCTTTAGTGCATAGAAGCTCCATGAAGGAAAAAGCCTCGTTCCATGAGAACCAATGTGTTTCTGTTATATCAGTAAACACATTTATTTTAGTACCAAGAATGGCTACATTAACTTCATTGGTGACTAACCTAAGTTGTTTGCCTGAACCGACGGTATTATACAGGGTCATAATTAAGAGCTTGTTGTTTAAACATAGTTATTCGATTTAACAATCTTGAACCATCAAACTCTTTTGTATTATTTAGTATTGATGGGACATTCTGTTTGTTATTTGGTTAATCTTTCCATTTCCAATGATGATTCTTAAAGTCCCAAACTGTTTCTTTACTAAATACAGTGTGTTTCTTGTCCGCTTTCCAGCGGTCAGCAATCTTCATCTCCATACCTAGACGGTCGCCAGTTGCTATTCTACAATGTTGTGTAAAATAGTGCTTGCACACCTCTTGGAAGTAGTCGTCCTTCATAAGGTCCTTATGAATTATCCAATAAGCAGCATCGTGAACAGAGTTTACAGGTTTGACGTATTTCATCCAAACCTTGTCTTTGATGAACTGCTGCCTTGTGGCAACGGACACATCCCAGATAAACAATGCTAACTCGCTGGCTATTGGATAAGCCAAAGATTCGTTTAACCATCCGGCCAGTACACCGAAGTTTTCAGTTTCCTCAAAATGATACTTTATACCTCTGGCATTCTCTATAAAGTTATAGTCTCTTACCTGTGCTTTACAGTTCTCACGGTAATCTATATATTTTTTATATCTTTCCCAAGTCTTCAAGGCATACTCTAATGTCTTTATATCAACATTGTTGCCGCTTTCAGAATAGATTTCCGCTTGAATCGGCATTGCTGCTGACAAAAGCTCAGAAGTATAAGCTACTCTGAATGTAATCGACTTAGCTATAACATATCTTGATATATCTTTGTCTTTATCAAGTGTAGGGTCATTGAAGTATTCGCGCATCTTGGTGGTGTGAAACCCGCCCTTCAAGATATCATGTATATATTCTGGGTCTTGAGATAAAAATGCAGCAATAGCCAAGTCAGCCCCCGCCACGTCGCATTCAACCCAATACCAATCAGGGTCACCAGAATAAAAGATATGTCTAATATTTCTAGGTATCAAATGCTCGTTAGCTGCCTTGTCTTCTTTAGACATTAAGTCGTAACCAGGAACAAATATGTTTGGTATATGGCTTAATACTTTAGAAGCTGGGTTTTGTACATTAACCTTTGAGCTGCTTCTGAAGTTGTTTAGACATTCAAAAAAGTCAGGACGTACCTTTTGGTCTTTGCACATGGCTGCCCAGTAAGAAGACTTTAACGGGTCCTCCCCGTCTTCATGAGTTTCCTCCTCTTCGTACAATGTTCCTTTCTTACTCAAAAACTTCTGAGAAAAGACACTTACACGATTCAAGTCTAGTAACGTTTCGATTATCTCATGCTTACTTTCCAACCCAACTTTATTTTTAACCTTGGGTTTCTCCATTTCGCTGACAATCGAGAACTTAAGAGCAGATAGAGATTTGCTGTTTGAAGAAGGCTTATACTTCTCCTGATTTTTTTCTTTTTGCTTCACCCACCAGGCTCTTGGTTTTGCCGCCTTGCCTGCTTTTGTATAATAAGCTGGAGTCAACTCTAACACCTCAAATAAAAGCTCCTTCTTTTGCATTGATGATGCAGGATTGAACGATTCTCTTATATTGGCTGTCTTAGCTTCTTCATCTGTATGCTCTTTTATATACTCATTATAGCTTACTTGGTCGTAACCATAAGGCTTTAGTAAAGCATCAAGCTTGCCCTTTAATTCAATGTATTTGGTAGTATATTTTTCGGTGATTTCCTCCATCACCTTTACATCAATAGGTATGCCTGACAATTCCAGATCTTTAAAATAATTGGATAACGGCAAGTAAGTGTTGAAATAATAATCTAGCTGTTTTTTAGGCAGATTCTTATTCATCCAATTCCTCATGTTAATACATGCTGTATAAGTAGTCACAGCATCGCCCGCACAGTAATTATGATAAGCATCTGGATTTATAGACCTTACCTTAACAAGGTCCTTGGCATCAATTTTGTTGTCAGCTTCTATCTTAAACAGTGCGTTGTAATAAGGAGCGTAGTTAGTGAACTTCTTCAGTCCAGTTTCCAGCCCCTTAGCCCAACGGCTGTCTATAAATGACATTGCTTTCATGCCATCAAAGCCTAACGTTTCGTCAGGTAGATTGAATCCTCTTATTGTCAGTCGCTTGTCGTCCACACGGATGTTCCAACCTAATCGGTCGGCCTTAGGATGTTCAAGCAATGGCTTCATTGTATCCAATAACTCTCTATTTTCATTAACTCCATCTGTGGATAGATTCAATATAATTGCCTTGTTAGGTTCGCAGCAATATTGAAAAGTATACATTACTTCACCGTCAGTCATTCTATGCTCAGTCTCCCATTCGCCATCATAAGCCACAGTGAGCTTATTATTGGCAATGTAATGTGCGACTATTTCACGATTAACTGCGGGGTCTTCCACTAAAATATACTCAAAAGGAGTATAGTTTAATTTATCTTTTATATATCTACCAGCAAGCTCAAAGATGTCACGGAATACTGATCTTTTCTTTGGGTCAATAGTAGTGATCATTCCTGGTGAATAATTGGCCAAATGCTTACCGTACGGGCTGTCAATAATCTCACCTATAGAGTCGGTTTGCTTCCTGTTAGCCTTCATGATGCGCTTAAATGGCTCAGCACCAAGAGTCATTATTAACTTAGGCTTTACAAGGTTAATTTCATAGTCCAGCATCTCAGAACAATCCGCTATACTTGTAGCCGAAGCCTTTGATCCCGTACCAAGTCCATACTTTACCATTGACGTGATATACACTTCTGATGAGGCGATTCCTGCTTCAGCCAATGCATCTCTTACTTCTTGCTCGTTTTCGCCACTTAGCAAATATCTATTCTTTAGATCATCAAAAGCAGGATGTGATAAAATCAGCATCAGCTTTGCCTTGGTATTACCTCTCGGTGGAAACCAGGTCTTGCCATTTATGTGATGATGCTCAAACAGCTTCTTAACATAAGGAGGTTCGACCTTTACTTCTACTGGAGGAACCACAATAGCTTCACCTGCGCTATCATATAATATAACTTCTGGTTCTTTGTTCATTCTATTAATGGATTTCTAAAATGAGGCATTTCTTCTCTTGTAGGATTAGACGTGGGTCCCTGGTATGCCTCTATGTTTTCAAATGTGCCCGCCAATCTATCTCTAAACGTCATGTATTCAAGTTCTCCTTCATAGTCTACTTCGAAGCCAGCAGTATGTCTGGTCTTCAATGAGAAAATTCCGAAGTCTTTGCTTTTTTGATCTTCTCTTCCTATACCAATTGCTATATCGGCTGGCTGGAGAATTCCCTTAAACCCTGATATCTCAGCATGGGTAAAGAACTTACTCATCTTACCGCCCTTGGCTTGATGTAAGACCCACAATCCAAACGGCTGTCCTCCTATGGTCTGATGTGACAACCAATCGCAGTCATGAGAAAGCCGGGCCTGAGTATCCCATGAGCTTTCATTTTTCTTCTTTTCATTTGGCTCCATGAATTGCATCTGGTCTAGAACTACGACATCAGGAATAAACCCTGTATCATCAAAGTGTTTCCTAAGTGTCTCTAGTATAGCTGCCGGTGTTATTGGAGTAGCTTCTTTTAAGCCAAACAACGCCAGGTTGTCAGATAACAACCTTCTATGTGGATTGTCAGGGTTTTCATTAAACTGTTGTTCCAGCTCCATTCCAGCCTTACCGCTGCGCAGGTCAGAGTAGTTAATCCTGAACACCTGTGAGTACAATCTGTTGGAGATATTGACAGTTGTTTCTTCCATGGATACAAATGCAGCCTTGTTTCCAAGTATGGCATTAGATCTGACGATGCAAACAGCCATGGCAGATTTACCGCCACCTGTATACCCGATTATCAAGCCGTATTCTCCCTTAGCTATTCCTCCTCCGCCAAGAGCAGTATCTATCCTGGCAAATCCTGTAGGTATTAAATTTGTTAATTGTTGTTTTAGTAACTTCTTAAATGGGTAGTCAATTGTTACAAGCGCAGCCACTTCCTTGCCAGAGAGGTCTTTTTCTATGTTACTAAGCGCGGTTAATAACGCATCCTCATTAGTTGAATGCTCTTGCTTGGCCTTTAGCTGGCGTCGGCGCTTTACAAACAACCTCAGATTATCTGTTGCATACTTTGAATCTAAAGTAGTCGCATATACTTTCTCGTATAGCTCTCCAGCAGATTCCGCTCTGCCTTCCAAAGATGGAGTCTTGTCAAATTTCTCTTTTAGCTTCAGCAAGAATAGATCTTTGCTTATTGGTGTTGCGTTAGTCTCAAAAGCTATCTCAGCAAAAATCTTGTATATTAGTATGCCTCCAACACTGCTGCTTAAAAAGTCGTCAGCTGTAACGCCTAGCTTTAAAGCTTTTTTATACAGTTCTGAATCACAAATCAAATGCCTGAGCATTAACTCGTAATAATCAGAGCTATCCATTAAGTTCTTTTCCATATAAACGAGTTAGGTTCACATTGTTTCTTTTTAACAATGCTTTTATTTTTGGTATCTGTTCAATGCAGTCTTTGGCCTCGGCACCATATCTTTGTAAAAGCTCCTCATCAGGTTCCCTGGTCATTAACACACGAAACCACGGCTTAAAATCTAAATTGATGTCTGAAAGTACTTCCAAATCAGATCTGCCTGTCTTCTCTACTGCACTGTTTAAATACTGTAGTTGTACCTGGAACAGCATGTCTTCCTCTGTTGAAGCGCTGTTTAAATATTTTATATAATTCTGTGTGCCATTTCTATAATGTAAGCTATTTGGGTAAAACTCATCTTTTGGCTTATAGCGGTATTGCGCCTGAACCCACAATACCGGGTCTTTTCCTTCACACAATATTTCAGCTTTGTCCAGTGCCTCTTCAAGCTTTTCGCTGCCTTTGTAATAAGGAATAGTTTTCTTAGCAAACCTTATATACTCATCGCGCATCATCTCCCTGGCTGTTTTTTGGTAACCCATATATTCGTATTAAAATGTCATCCTCATCGGTGTTGTAAAGCTCAGCTAAATCTATAACCGCCGAATCAACTAAGTCTTCGTATTCAGGATGGTCTGCTTCTTTAGGGAGGCTTATTTCAAAATCATCTCCTTTTGTGTAGATATTTAATTTCCCAACAGAGTAGAGCAAGGTCCACCCATCGTCTAGCAGAAAAGAGCGGATCTTTTCAATTGTATGCGTAGTTTGTGTCATTATATTTAATTTTATTCAACTTGCTCATAAAAATAAGCTTTGAATTTTGGGTATTTCCAAGACATAACAGTTAAGTCATATCTGGCTTTTGGCTTTTTATAACCGAGTCTGGGTATTGGTCCATCCACGCATCGGAAACGATTTTTCCTAACGCTTCACTAGTTGCGTCATCGGGCGATTCATAACCATAATCCATCAAGTTTATATTTATAATCGTTTTTGGTCCGTTCTCTATACAGCGCATTACTTTCTCGGCTGCCTCTTGGCCTTTATCGTCACCATCTAAGAGCAAAGTTATAAAGTCCCATTCTTGTATGAGATCTAACTGTTTGCTTGATATTCCTTTGCCTAGTGTGGCCACGCCGTTCGGGAATTTGAGCGCTTTTTTAACACCTTCCGTGACCACCACCACCTGGTACTTTTTAGCTGTATCATAGTTATATAGAAAATTTCCCTTATTAAAAAGATGATAATAGCGAACCACATCTTCACGCGAGCCATAGAATGTATTAGGAATTGAGCGCATTTGCCAGCCTACTAACTCAGCATTACACTTCACTGGAAATATGACTCTCTCAGCAGAAGTAATCAATGGTTTTCTATCTCTAAAAATTACACCACCATCAGATGGGACATAAACAATGTCATGATCTATGGCCAGTTTATCCATATCCATCAGGTGATCTTTGTTAAAGAACTTAACAGCAGGGTGCTCGGCCGGTAATTTATTGACCGCTATACTCTTTCTATAAGGCAATTTATTTGCCCAAGGATTTATTGTTTTTTCAATGTTTTGAACTAAAGCGGATGGCTTATAGTCTATAAGTGCCTGGCCTAGAAGTTGTTCCCTAGTAATAGATGTTTCACAAATCCAACATTTAGTGTATAGATTTTTGTATGAAACATAACGCCTCATCTTTCTAGCGTTCTTAGGACTACAAGTGGGGCACGGTATTTGAAACCAGCCCCCACTTGCGCGAGACACCTTGCCATATCGCTCCTTAAGCAGATTAAACAGAGCGTTCTCGTCCATAGTATTACTTAGCTGGAACGCTTTTTAGATTTCTTGGCCTTGACCTTAGTCTTAGACTTAGCTGTTAAAACCTTCTTCTTATTCTTTGCAACTACCTTCTTACCGGTCTTCTTGGCTGTGGTCTTGACCTTCTTTACAGTCTTCTTGATCGGCTTGGCGGTAAGGTTACCTACAGCTCTGATGGTTGAGAAGTCAGCTACGAGGTCATTTAACGCCCATTCGCCGTTTTGCACAAGATATAGCCCGCCTGGCTCACCGTGAACTTCATGGAGATCTGGCCCGTTCCACTGTGTAAACCCGTTATGATCAACGTAGAACATTGCTCCTGTCGGAACTTTGTAATCTATTTGATCTTGAGCAGTGGCGTAACGCATTGTCTTCAGTTCTGCCTCTGTTAGGGGTCTTGCTTGCGATGCTTGCCATTCCGCTTCAGTTGGAAAGCTTGGTCCTACTGTTCCTATCGATTTTTCTGCTACTGTTGTTGTTGTGTCGTCGTACATAGTTTATTTTGTTTGAGTTTCTTCAAAATGATTCCAATCTATCTGTTCAACCGAATCGACTGTCTTAATAGCCCAGCCTTGTTTACGGTATATTTCCATTCTTTTATTTGACATTGATTCCAATTGAGGATCATGAATGTCTAAGAAGTCTATCAGTATAAAATGAGTTTTCGGTGTTACACCTAGTTGCTCTTGTCTTTCTTGAGGAAGTGTTCTACTCCCTCTATAAGCCTCCTGCAAAATTTCGATTTCAGAACTGCCGCCACTAGCTTGCACAACCACACGACAATTGGGAATATCAACACCAGCGCGAAAAGCGTCAGTAGCCAGAAGGTACTGAAAATCATTTTCAATAAAACCAGCAATGGTTGTATTTTGCTGCTTGGCGGATAGAGCATAACTATTAGCTTTAGTTTTACTACTTTCCCTATGTATGTATTTTGTACCTAAAGGCATCTCTTTGTGAAGCTTAATCAGATGATCCAAAATATGGTCTACAAAAATAAGAGTTTGCCAGTTATCTGGTACCTTGCGACAAACAGCAGAAATAAGCTTGTTACGCTCAACACAATTCTTTATTCCCTGCTTTATCTTACCTTCAATAGTTGTGGCTGAAATCATTACATTATCAGAGGTACTAACAAAGTATACTGTACACGGGACTACCGCCTTTTGAGCCTGTGCTTCCTGATACTCTATATGGATAAGCCTCTCACCAAACAGCCCCTTTATGAGCTTGTCTGCGTTGTTGAACAACCCTTTGTCTGTTGCAGTATAACCAAATGCTCTTATTGGCAATATCCTTGTTATAGCATCAGAAATTACTTCTCCGGTTGTTCCTTGAATCTCATCAACCAACAACAACTGACATTTTTCAGTGGCACAATTACGAAGAGACTTAAATGTAGTGATGGTAATGTCATTAGATATATCATGACTACCATCTCCAACCATACCAATATGTTTCTCTGGGAACAATTGCTTAAACTTAGCTGCTGTTTGCAAAAAAACCTGCTTAAGAGGGATGGCCAGTATAGTATTAAGATTGTTAAAAGCAGCGTAGGTAACAGCTTGCATTATAGTCTTACCATAGCCGCCAGTGGCATTTATGATCCCGCTGTTGTTCTTGGCTTTCTCCAAAAACTCTGCCACATCTTTAACTTGATACTCTCTTAAGCCTATTTGTTTAACTCTATCCCAATTTATTTTAGGTAAGTTAGTTCTAATATCAATTATGTTATAAGTGTCGTTATTCTTGGTTATCAACATGCATATCTTCTCAAAGAAACCATGTAGGGTATAAACACCACCTTCACCGTCGGTCTCATATAAGAGCTTGGTTGTAAACTTGTTGACTCGTTTATAACGTACAACTTCAAAACTTCTATGGCTGTACTTTAGATAGTCCAGGAGGTATGGAGGAGCAGGTGTGACCTGCATAGCTCCGTTATCTCTGGTTATTGAAATATTCATTCTTTATGTTGTAACAAAAACTCGGGGTTTATCACCTTAAACGATAATCTCCCAAGAGATTGGTCTATTACTTCAGTTAATGGTCTTACTACTACACCCTCTGCCCATACCGCTGAGTTGATGGTGGACTTCATTGTAGCTAGTTTAACCCATTCTTCAACAGGATTAAATATTGAAAGCCCGTTATGTACTAATGGCACCATTGGTATTCCAAGTTGTAAGCATATAGCATTAAACTCGTAAAAACTTAAATACTTAAATGTAGCTGTATCAAACAAGTTATAAGCAAACAGAGTACGTTCTTTTAACCCTAGCTTGTTTCCTTGAATACCAGGCCCAGCATGTTCAGCTTGTAATGCAACAGGCCGGCCAAGACTTCTTAACTTTTCCTCTATCTGCATTGATTTGGTTATCTGCCATAGAGAGCTAGTAGGTACATCCTTTAACCTAAAGTTCCTGGAACAAACACCAAATTCACCATCTTTATTAACAAAGGCGGTGTAACTTTGCCCGTCTATTTTTTCAGTGACATAAGTCTTTACTCCATAATATTTTGTAAGTATTTCAGGAACACTCTGGATTCTGACTTCATCTGTCTTTGGAATGTAATGAGGAAAGTTACCAGCACATTGTTCTGCACTATTGCCTCCGAATGCTGGAGGTTCATACTTGGTTACATTAAGATAATCAGTCAGATCATCCCCACATTCGGTATGCATTATAGCAAAACCATCAAGCACATCTTCAAGTTTAAAACATATACCTTGTGATATTTGTTTCCTAAGCTTTACTGTTTTTATCCGAATTGGCTTTTCGGGATTATCCTTGCTCGCTAGGAAATCATTCCATGGCGCTCTAGGTATAATTGAGTCTATTTCAAAATAGACACACTCATCTCCAAGCTTAAAGCTGCCCTTCTTCACCACACACTCCCAACCCAATACCTGTGCCTTCTCAATCATGTCAGCGTCAGGTATTGGGGAAAGTGATAGAATCTTCTGTATGGTGGCCAACTTACGATGTTTATTTTCCTCCTGTTTCAGAGGGTCTATCGTTGCTGGACTTGGGTTCTGTGCTGCTGTTTCCTCGCTCATTAGTCACGATTGATTTTACAAATAGAGTTCGTCTTACTGGACTCAGCAATACGTAACCTACAAATACACCTACTGAGATATAAACAATTGTTTCCATATTATAATTTTATTACGTTATCCACCACGTCCGCCAACATGGGGTCATGGTCGATTACTATTATCTGCCTGACGACACCATCTGATTTTAGTCCAGCTATTGCCTCAAAATACTTTGCTCGATTGCCTTCATCCATGTTAGTGGTGCCTTCATCGATTATAAGTATTGGGAAGTTTTGGCTAAACAATCCATGTAGTGCCAATCTTAATGACAAGCCTACAATGTTCTGTTGGGCACCTGAGACCTCCGGCATTACATGTCCATTCTCATCTATCATCTCGATGGCAAATCCATTAGCTATTCTAGGACGATATTTGATGTTGAATTTTTGAACGTACTGAACTAGCTCTTCTTCAACAACATCGCTATAAGTTTCAATCAGCTGTCTTGGAAACTTGGTTACATGTAGCATCTCGTACAAGTCTGTCAAAGTTTTAACATAAGCACCAATCTTGGCATTCTTGGCTCTGCTCTCCTTTGAAAGAGTAACACGTTCATTCAACATCCTAACCTCTGTCTCCATTTGTCCCAGTTTAACTTGAATTTCAGTTAGCTCCTTATTTCTTATGGTGTTTTGATCGACCACATTCTTAAGCAGGGCTAGCTCAGCTTGTGGGGTGGAATCAATGGCATCATAGTTATTAAGGTTCTTTAACTTATTGTTCAACAGCTCAAGATTACCTTGTAACTTAGCCATTCTAGTTCTGGCTTCGTTTAATTGTTGCTGCTTATTTTCAAAGTCATTAACAATAGTCTTTGTAATCTCAAAGTTTTCTTGTCTAAACCTTATGTTGTTATACTTAGACAACTCTGTTAATACAGCATTAAGCTTTTTAGCTGCTTCATCTGTATCCGTTATATTTTTGTCTATAGTCTGAGTTTTAGCTCTTAGCTGCCCCAGTTGATCCACAACTTTCTGTTGATTATCTTTATGCTTATTAGCCTCAGCTTGTTGCTTGTTTATAAATGTGCCTACGTCTACCAACTCTTGTTTGCAAGTTGGGCATGAGGCACACCCTGTTAGCTTTCTTAGTGTTGCAACATCTGATTCTAAGTTAGTAATAGTACTTTTATTGACAGCAAACTGAGCGGATAACTCGACTATACTTGCTTGTAAGGTTATAGCTTCAGCTTTCCATTGCTTAAGCTTGTCTTCTCCAACAAGGTTTAGCTGGTTAAGGTTGTCAAACTGTTGACTTAGATTCAACTTTATCTTCCACAAGGATTGTGAAGCTAACAGCTGCTCGTACAAATTCTTGTAGTGCACATAGTCCACTCCAGCCATAGCCTCCTCTACTTGCTTAACAAGCTTTGCTTGAGTGGCAATAGACTGATTCGTAGTTTCATGCTCAGTTGTGTACAAAGGCCTTATCCTGGTGTCTTCTATACATTTGTTTATAAAGTTGATTCTAGCAACGATATTTAACAAATCAGTTTCTTTAAGAGTAGCAGTTTTTAGTTCTGTAAATCTTGTAGAAACTGGAACCTTATTTTTAACTACATTGGCGATAGTAGCTTCAATTTCAGCTACATCCTCTTCAGGTAATTGAGGCGGAGCGTCTTTAATGTAATTATAAACTATGTTCCTAATCTTATCAGTATTAGGCACCATGAAAATTTTCTGGAATACTTTCTCTCTTACCTGTGTATCTCCAGTGAATAAGAACCTTATCTCGTTCTGTTTTGCCACAATAACGTTATGAAATATGTGGCTATCGATCTGAAGCAGCGAGGCCCACAACTCTTTGACATCACCAGCTTTATGTAGTTTTTTATCGTCGTATTCTAAGACTACCTTTGAAGAGCCTAAATGCCGTTCTATGCTGCCCTCCTTGCCGTTTAGCAAGAATTTACCGCGCACATATCCATCGCCCTGGCCTCTTGTAATGGCATCTTCTTTTTTACAAGATAGGTCACCTGTAAACAAGAATTCTATGGCGTCTAATAGACAAGTTTTACCTGCTCCGTTGTCTCCAATTATACCATTAAGTCCTAGTTGGAAGTTTACAACTTTATTACGATGCGCTTTAAAATTTGAAAGTGCTAACTCTGTTAAAATCATATTGGCTATTAAACGTGTTAAAGTTGTATTTTACTAGTCATAACTGTATCTTTCTAGATAAATATTGGGCGTCAACTTCTTTAAGCTGAGATATAATAATGTTACTTTCTTTTACCACCTCTTCAGAGGTTTCCATTTTTTTAACTATTGATTCTTTCATCATCTCATGACCGGCAACAGCCTCGGCCCATGTACAATACCTGGCTGTTAGCTGACCTGCTTCAGGTAAACCAAAAGCCAGCGTTTCGAATAGCACAGGAGCACCCACTGTACTATAGTTATGATCTAGACCTAAAAAAACTGTTGATATTTCAACGCCCAATATTGTGTCGTGGGCTACACGTCGAGAATTGGAGGCCATCCAGTTAGCCCACTTTAGCTCCGATACTACTTTGGTCGTGTGGTCCGAATTTAGTATGTAATGTCCTGCCATTGTTATCCTATCTTATATTTTAGCTGTGCAGTGATGCATTCCTCTTCATCTACGTCATCTCTAGCTCCCAAGTATACTGGTTGGTAAACGCAGCCTGTGTCTTTAAACGCGTATAGATAGCGTACTTCAGCTATTTCCCCAGCTTTAGGTATTTTCTTATTAGGAGGAATGCAAACATTTCCAGCCGACACCTTAACTCCATCTGTATTAATGAGTTCTAACGCAACACTACGTTGTACGTTTACTTCTTTTACTATGAACGAGGCTGTGTCGTAGAACCTGTATTTCCTTTGATCTCCGCCGGAATTAGGTCTTCCAGAAGAATGAGGAGCATTTAGATTTTTAAATACAACTCCTTCGGCTCCAATATCTTTTAATTTTTGAAATGTCTTTTTCTTGTTGGCTGTGCCTACGACAAGACCAACTCGACAAAATATACCTGGATAGTCAAATTTATCTATGAATATATTTAACTCATCGTGTCTTTTCATATATGGCATATTAGTACAATCTTCATAGCCATTCTTTAGTATGTCAAACAGCCAGTAAGCTTCATCTTCAGCTAACCATTCACCATCTATCAGATAATCGCCATAGTAAACAACTTGCTTTAGCTTATTCAATAGTGGCTCTGGAACAGCACAAACCAAACCTTGTTTGTTTATACCTTGATATCCGTTATTACGCTCAAGGAAGTTGGCTGTACCCCGCTCGACAGGATTATATTTTAATAAGAAGCGTTTGCCGTCTTTCTTTTCTTGTAAACCCCAGGCATCATCTTCAAGCAACTTTAAAGCTTCATCCTCAGTTATTACATTAAGCCATTGCCCTTTAAACCCAGATTGAATCTTTGGTTGTACTCTGCTTACTTTTATAACTGATGGGTTCTGTTGACCTTCAAGAACAGTATAACCTTCGTTCTTCTTCTTGGTTAGTTGTCGGTCAAACTTCTTTACGGCATCGTGTAGATTGATAGGCTTAGTGGTCTTAGTTCCCTCCCTTAGTTCTAACTTGCCAAACTTGCCGTATTTATAATTAACAACAAAACCTTTACCTTTTTCTTCTATTGTTAAATTGTACTCCTTGTCAGAACTTTCGTTCTTAAGCCGTAACTTTGAAAATCTCTCGATCATTTGGTTGTTTTGTTTCTTTTACAGGGTTAAAAATATACTCAAAATTAGCAAACGGTAGCTTTAGTTTAGCCTGTCCAGCCTTATGATTAAGCTGATTCAATTTTGTACTGATAGTCACTACAATACCGCCTTTGGTTTTAGAGAATTTCATTGAAAAGATTTCCTTTTAAAAGTGTCCAACTCAGTCTTATAAGCATCATTACTATCTTCCGAAGTCAACAACTTCAGCCCTAAATCAAATATAACCTGGTTTTTTGCACACTTGCGCAGAACTGTTTCTATTCGTTCACCTGTTTTTAACTCAGATCTTATATTGATAGTCTCTTCGGTCTGGCCTTCCTCCATCTTTCTTTTCTGGATGGCACGGACAAAGCCTACTTCATAAAGAGGCTTTAACTGGTTTAAATGACTTTCTGTTGTAGTATCATACTCCACTATAAAAACTGGCTTCTTTTTGGTATCCTTATACTTAAGACTGTAGAACTGTGTATTTAGATTAGCTTCTATGCCAGTAAATTGTATTTTTATGAAATCACGCTTCTGAAGCAGAGGTATTCGCTGGAGTGTTTCCCCATCAAAGTATAGTAATCCTTTTTTATTACTAGCCTCATCAGACTTGGTAATACCAGCACTACCACAATAGCCCATGTAAGCTTCTCTATCTCCTGACTTTACAACTGTTTCAATTGGGTTATGAATGTCTCCTAATATGATTCCCTTGATATTAGGAAACAACTCAAACACCTTCAAACTGTCAAAGTCTAATTTCTTTTTATCTTCAACGTATTTGAATAATTGTTGTACCTGCCCATGAGCTAAAATCCAATGAACTGTTTCTGAGGCCTGCTCTCTTATCCTGTCAAAAACTTCTACTTGATTAGTAGAATAGTTAGCTCCAGCAAAATATGGAGCTGAGGATAAAGATTCTATACCTGTGACTGAAACCCATGTCTCATTGTTAACAGGTAGATCGTGGTCGCCGCAGATACCTAAAAACCTGATACCATGTTCCTTTAGCCTTGCCACATTATCAGCTACAAACTTAACCAGATCAGGAGTAGGTCTATTACTATTAAACAAATCACCAGCCATCAAAATATAATTTACTTTCTTAGTAATAGCCAATTGGCAAATATCAACAAACAAAAGCTTCATGTCTTCCTCAAGCTCTGGCAAGTTGTATAATTTACATCCCAAGTGCATATCCGCGATAGCTATAAATGAATAATTTTCTTTTTGCATATGTAACCGGAGAGGTGCCAAGCTTTCGCCCAGCACCTCTCGGAATAATGTATGGGTTAGGCTGCCAAGCGTTGTGCTAGCAGCTTTTCAACAACTTTAACCTCTTCAGCTATCACAGCATCACGCTGATGCCCATGAGCTATAAGCTCTCCGTTAGGAAGTCTAGCTTCCCACTCTTGTTTTGCATGGTTGAACTCCACGTTAGATGCGCGCTCCATTATCTTGTGGCCTGGTATTGCGTTTAACTGGTCGTTCCAAACGGCATGTATTTCGCCTTGAGGGGAAATAATAACTTTCATGTTTTAGCCTCCAGCTTCAACATGGTTGCCGCACTCGACGGGCTTGTAAAGCTCGTCGGTGGATTCGCGTTCAGAGGTTTTACCTCCGAGACGTTGCTCTAGCGAGGCGGTCTCTTCCTCGCATTTTCCGCCTGCGCCACAGACATTTTCAATCTTGACGCCACCACTCTTGTCGATAGTTACAGTTACTTTAGTCATAGGTCAAACAAACATTAACGATTTCTTATTAACTCTATAAAACGGGTCCGATTCAAACAGCACCGTTATATTATGGTCTCGGAAGCCAAGCACCTTTATGGAGAGGCTAGCCTGAAACTTTAATTTAGCTTTGGGAATCTGTCGCAAACTTTTCACCTCTACCCCATCGGGCGGAGGAGTCTCGTTCAAGAAATGCTCGCGCAATCCTTGAGCAAGAGATTGGAAGTCCTGTTCCCGTGGGCTTGTATGAAATTGTTGCAGCATGTCTTAGGCCTTTGTGAACTCTAGGCTAATGTTTCCGTTATTGTCGGTGCTTTCCTCGACTGTGTATCCATTGAATGTCATCTCATCAATGGTCAGTTGTTTTGAATACTCCTGGCGAAGCTTCTGCAAGTCCTGCCCCAGGCCGGCTGCGATGGAACCATCATAGAAGTCTGCAAACAATTCCAGTTCGCCATCTTCCTTCTGGCCTACGCCTATGTCGTAGCCGTCCTGCTTGGGGTTTACGGCGACATACTTGTAAACAGTATTACGGGCTGAGTCTGACGGGTATGTGCGGATCTTTTCGTTCTCCTTCACAGTCCATCCGAATTTTTCCAACGCCTTTTTGAAGACGTTAAGATCTTTGAATAATGTTTTAATTTTTACGGTATGACTCATGGTTGATGTTAGTTACTTAGTTACTTGACAGTTCTGATTTGTTTTTATCGTATGTTTCCAGGAACTTCCTAACTTCCTGGGACTCGTCATCACCAATCGGTTGAATCGCAATGGATTCTATGACCCCGATCGCCAACAACTTTTCAACGTTTTTATGAAATGACTTTCTGGACGACTTGGTGGTATCACCAGCCAAGTCCATAATAACCACTTCTTCTTCAGTTAGCTTTTCTGGAATAATAATTCCATTAAACAATTCGTTCAATGGTAGTGTAACAAATGGTAGCTCATAATCTTTTACCCTTATGAAGAGCTTATCCATATTATACTTTTTACTTGGGCGGTTTGACTTTTTTGGCATATTAATAAATTATTCTATAGCCGGGATAACGTCCATCTTTTCATTAAGAGTTATGCCAATTTCCTTAGGGATATAAGCAGCTAACTGTGTTCGTTTAAAAATATTGTTATGTATTTTAATAATGGGCCAGGCTACGCCGTCTTTATCTACTACCTTTACTATGACACAGTCGGTGCGCTCTTCAAGATGATAGTTAAGAACACCATCAACCAAACTATTTTTGCCTAGGCTAAGTTTTCTTATTACTGGTACTTTATTCATAATTAACAAGGGTGTTTGTCTATCAAAATCTTAGAATCTAGGTCAATTTGTATCCCTACCTTGGATTCTATAAGATCCTCATGCCTAAATATCATGGCTTTTCCATTTTTAATATAAAATTCAAAAAGATCATACTGGATATCGTTGATATCCCGCGCCGCCAGTATCAAGCTGTGGCCGACAGTGGGGTTCGGGCTGTAAAGGAATAAATTTATCTGACTAGAAATTTCTGGCTTTTCGTTTTTTGATTTAAAAATCATAGTTGAGTTAAGATGGTACATCTGGGCCGGGGTTGGACCGAACCCAAACGTAAAGCATTAAATTGCTACTTTCTTTGTTGTGCTACCCACCACGCCCATCTCTTGGACGGAGCGGAGCTTGCCTTTCGCTTGATCACGCATATCATGGAGCGCATCCTGATTGGTGATTGAGTGTGGTATTATGCTCTTGGCTTCAAGAACTAGTTCTTCAGTATCAATATCTTTGTCCTTAGGGAAGCAACGATACATTGTAGCCACTATCAACTGCTCAATTTCTGAGCCAGAAAAGCCTTTAGTTGCGGCTGCGAGTGCCTTTAGATCGAACTCTTTAGGACTACGCTTATACTTTTTGAGCTGGACTGCGCAGACTTCCTCACGCTCTGTAGCGGAAGGAAGGTCGAGCCAGAACACTTCGTCAAACCGTCCTTTGCGAATGAGCGCAGGAGGTAAGATTGTGAAGTCGTTTGATGTGCCTACGACAAACACCTCAGAGGTGTGGTCGGACAGCCATGTTAGCAGCGTGCCAAAAGCACGGGAGCTTGTTCCAGTATCTCCAGAGCCGGACACAGCCTGGCGTGAGAGACCTTTTTCAATTTCATCAATGAATAAAACACAGCGACCAATGCTGTCGACTGTTGATAGCATATTGCGGAAGTTTGATTCAGTCTCCCCAACATATTTTCCAAATAAAGCACCAACGTCTGCCTGGAACATGGGAACACCAAGTTCTTGGGCAATGGCTTTTGCTATCAATGACTTACCTGTTCCTGGAACACCTGCAAGCAGGATGCCTCGGGGCTTTGGTAGTCCGTATTCTTTTGCCTCTGAACTGAACGCCAGGGCACGAGTTTTAAGCCAATCTTTCAATCCAATCATGCCACCCACTTGGTCAAACGAAATACCAGTTTCAACATGTGTGAGATTGCTACTATATTGCACTTGACGCACCTTTTCTTCAAACACCTCTTTGACTACGGCGGCGTTGAATTCTTTGTGCTTAACGAGAGCTATAGTTATAGCATTTTCTGCTTCATTGGCAGTAAGACCTTTGGCAGATATAATCAGATTTGTTTTGACGTCATCAGACAACTCTAGGTCTTTGCCGGACAGTTGTTTGACGGAAGCACGTATGAATTCAATTCCCTCGGAAATCTCCTTTTCGTCTGGCAGATTGTATTCGAGAAGTGTTATATCCTTGGACAGCTCAGTCGGGATCTTGACCAATGGTGACACGAAGATTAGCGTGCTTCCCTTGGCTTTTAAGATATGGATTAGATTTCTCAGTCCACGAATGATCCCGGGAGACTCAATCCAATGATGAAAGTCCTTCATCACGAATAGTCGAGGGCATTCTGGCATGTTTCTAATTTTTTCGATAACGTCCTTGATGGATGTATCTTGAATTGAGTTATACTTACCGTCTTTGCCTTTGAACCGTAGACCGTTAAGCCCATCCCATTCAAGCACCTTGCGGTCATTGTCATCTTTGGTGGCGTCATATATAGCATTCGTAACCCTCTTTTCTTCATGAGTAGTGACCCATAGGAAAGGAGTGGCGGCCTTGCTGTAAATCATCAGCTGATCTCTGAATGATAGTTTGCTTTGACCCTTACTCTGTTTATGTGTTGTCTTGGAACCTTCGTTGGATTTTGTTTCAGTGGGCATGAGTTTTTAATTTTGTTTTTTTGAATTTTTTTTTAAAAGTTAATACTCTCTTTTTAATGGAGAGTTTTGTGTTGGAAGGCACATATTTCCGAAGCGCCACCTTTTTAAATTTTATAAATGGGTATGAAGCTTCATCCCAACTTAAGCTGTTAAAATAAAGCAATACGGACATTGTGCTATTAAACTGTGGGGAACTCTCTGTTAACTCAGATAATTGCTTAATCAACATTCCTTTGTTCCCACCAAACAGACTGCTATCATATTTTATAAATATATCATCTATTGTAATTAAATCTTCATTCATGTTGTGGATGTTTCGTCCTTTTCTTTTTTTTGGACGTAGGTTTCAGTTTCGCTATCCTGCTTAAGCATCACACCAAAATCAGCTCCTAGATAGATAAGTACTATCTGTGAAAGGTTAACTCCTTTTTTCCTTGCTTGTCCGGACCAGTAAACCTTTTTATCGTCACTCATGTTGGTAGCTAAAAATTCAGCAGCCTGTATTAAAGGGTGTACTGTTACTTTATCTTTTTTATCTTTAGCAACTTTTTTAGGCTTTAACATAGTTATAATTGAGACCGGGGAGCAAGCAAACCTGCTCCCCGGTATAGTGCCAAACTTGGGTTATTTTCCAGACGCGACCGTGACTAGCTTCAAAGTCTTAGCTCCAGTATTAATCTTTAGTTTTGCTGGGCTAGAGCGGCCGAGCTTTGTTACCGTCATAGGTGCTGCACCGACCGGGAGTTGCAATACGTATTTTTCCTTGAACGGAACCAACGCGACACTATCAAGTTTCAGTATTTTACGATTCTCTGGAGTCAAGTATAACGAGGTTATCGTAGCAGGGCTAGCCCAACGATTGTATGGTGCATCGGTGGAGATAAATGCAACTGTAAAGTGACCAGGCTCAGGTATTCCAAGGACAACAAGTCTAAAGGCCTTACATGCACCGTCATACCTGATCTGATAGCAGCCGCTTAACTTCAGCGGCTCGAATATCGAATCAGGCATAACTCTTGCAGCCGTTGACAATGCTGTGAGCATTTTGTTAATATTAGAATACCAGCAGAACCGATACTCATATTGTTTCTTGGTTTGACCAAGTGTGCTCAGCTGATTTCTCAACTTAGACAACTGGTCGGCGGTTGATTGTATGACTGAGCTAGCTTTACCTGAACCACTCATTATGTTGAGCTCCACCTGTTTTTCCACTACGGTATTTTCAAGTAGCTCACGACGGGCTTTTTCTTTCAGATATGAGTTTAGTGGAACCCGCACTGACTGTGGCTTGTCCAAGTTCAAGCTGGTATTCAACTTCGACATGTGGTTAACACATTGATTAAGTATGATCCTACCGGTCTTTTTATTATATATATCTTTGGTAGAAACATGAACTGAAACCAGTCCGTAGACTTTCTTTGCTTTATTATAAACAACTCCCAACGCGGTTCCTCCGGTATGCAACATATAGCCGAGAAGGCTGTTGTGCCGGAGGAAGGACACGGAGGAGAATTTGATGGCTCCTTTAGCGTCTGCTACAAATCGCCGCAGGTGGATGAACTTAACTAACTTTGCTTGCATGATTGATACGATGGTTGATACGGTTAACTTTATACTTTCTTAGGCTTATTACGAGATAGGCTCCTAGCAGTTGACGTTTGATAGGTTGCTCCTCCTTTTGTCCGCTTTGGCGGTTTTACTTTCTTATCTTTTGACTTATAGTGAATGGTTGTTTTAGACATAATTAATAACTAACCGAAACTTCCGGTTAAACTAGATATTTTGGTTAGTTATCTTTACCGCAAATTAATTCTATTATTGACTCAAAACATTTAAGTGTATATTCTATACCCCAGACTATGGGATTTTCATCATGGCCGTTATTCATAATATTACAGACCGAATAGTAAACCTTTTTAGCAGCAAAGATAAAAAGGCAGTGTTTACTGCGAGACAGTACGCTCTGGCCAAGATGCCTTTATCAAAGGCAGTTGAGCTATATTTGTACGATAACGATGGTTGTCCGCAAAATCTGGACAAGTTTCCAATGATGAGAGATATTTATGATACTCTCCCTCAAAGACTTTTGCTAAAGTGTAGTCGTAAAACTTTAAAGAGTACGCTATTGAGTAATATTATTGCGTTGAATATGCTTCGATTTAACTATTATAACATGTTGTATGTTGGACCTCAGGAAGCCACGGTTAAACTGTTCTCTAGTAAGTATTTAACTCCCAGATTTAACAGCCCGGCGATCAAGAAAATTCTCAATGGCTTCGACAAGGACGATGTGTTTGAAAAACAAATTACAGATACCAAAAGCAGCGTTATCTTGAGATTTGCTAAAGATGATGCTACTCGTATCCGTGGACCTGCAACTGCTCATAACATTCATGATGAGGTGCAGGACATCAGTTGGGAAATTCTGCCTATTATTGCAGAGACTATGGCGATTTCAGATATCAAAAGAGAATATTATGCAGGTACGCCTTTAACGACCGACAACACTCTTAACAAACTTTGGAAAACTACCAATCAATTAGAATGGGCGACCAAGTGTGAAGGATGCAACCATTGGAACATGCTAATTGAAGAGAATGACCCTATGAGCATGATCCTAGCTCACGGGTTCTCATGCTCCAAATGCAGCAAAATATTAAATACAGCAAATGGTATATGGGTAGCTGCCAACCCTTCTCCTGAACCTAAGATGATTGGTTATCACATGGCTCAACCTATGTTGCCTCACTATAACCAGTCCACTAAACAGTGGAAAAAGATATATGAGAAAGTTACAGATGGTAACTATCATATTCCTCAAATATTCAATGAGGTGTTTGGTCTGCCGTACGACGCAGGAACAAAATGGCTTAGTGAGTTGGATTTAAGAAATGCATGCACTCTTGGCCCTATGGTTGATATCTTTGATAAGAACAGGGATCGCTATATTTTCTACACTGTTGGTGCTGACTGGGGTGTCAACATGCGTACGTCTAGAACTGCTGCATGCTTTTGTGGTGTAAGATCAGATGGAATAATTGAGGTATTCTTTCAAAAGATATACAAAGACTTTAACTATAACGACCACATAAAAGACATTGCGGCTAGGGCCAATGGAGTTAATGCTTACGTTGCCTCTGATGGTGGTCCTGACCCTAATAGAGCTATAATGCTTGCTGAGATGACTTCTCCAGAGCGAGCACAAATTGTGTCCTACGCTCCTAGTCCGTTTATACAATCTTATAGAGCACCAACAGGGTCAATCAGTTGGAAGCAGAATCGTTGGGTATTGCATAGGACTGACACCATATCATTTGTAGGCAATCTTATAAAGAGTGGTAAAATATTATTCCCTAGATGGGAAGATTGCTCCGAGGCCATGCAGGACATCATCAATGTTTATATAGAAACAAGAGAAGGACTTTGGAAGCAGGAAATGTTCTATCGTCACAATAATGATGCGCCTGATGACTTCGTGCATGCTTTGAACTTTGCGGTTGTGCAGGCACATTTTGTAATGGATAACCCTTTGCTTAGTGGCTTTAATTCCGGACATAGCACAGAGTCAGCTGGAAATGACAGTTAACCTCCAGTTATGGAAGTTAAACAATTTATTTCTATAACTGGATCTTTCTAAAATAGGTTGGGTCATTGTAATATGCTTGTGAGTGCTTGAAATCAGCTTTAACTATGTCTAGGTTTTTATCTAGCAATGGTGCCACATCTTCTGAAGTGCAGCACAATGTATGCCCGTTATGAAACATGAAGTTATAGTAGTTTATTCCTTTATTGGTGAAGGCTGTTTTACAAACACAGATACAAGGATGGTTTAACCTTTTTAGTTGGTTCCTCCTGGCCCAATCAGTAGTTGGATTAAACCTATAAAACTCGTCGATCTTTATTTGGTCCTGATTCATATGGAAATCCGCCTAGTGTTAAATTCAACTAGATTTTCGAATATTAGATCTATGTCTTCAAAATAACGATCTGTAACGTATATTCGATTATCATGATTTTTAGGAAGCCACAGGCAATACTCTATCTGTCCATTTTCGTGAGTAGTTACTTCATATAACTCAAATATATAATCTTGTTGCTCGCTTCTACAAGACTTTGCCCAACTACTTCTTGGTGTAAATTTAAACTTATCACCAATATTATGTTTAGATAGATCGACCATATCATTTACCTGTTTGCATCTTGCGCCAGATCCTGTGCTCCAGTACTTGACGATATACTCTTTCAGCCTTCTGAGGAGTATCCTTATAAATTACTTCCAACCCATATAACACAACCATCGGATTAGGCATTATGTTTTCGCTGATCTTAGCCAGCTCGTATAAAGCAAGTAGAACCTGGTCAGGCTCATCTTTAAATTTATCAAGTAGTATCACCAGTGTTGTGGCTGTGCTTCTTGATATTCCGGCATGGCAATGAACCAAGACTGCCTTATTGTCTTTCAGCCAGGCGCGAGCTTTTGCTAGCATTCCTTCAATTATCGCAGGAGTGACGTAATTGTATTTTTTCTCTGATGCTGGTCTGTATACTGCGTCATCAAAGTCTGCCTTGTGTATTTCTGCAGCATTAGGCAAGGAGGGCCATCCTTCGGTCTCACCTGCTTTATTCTTGCTCTCCTCTGAGGAAGAACCTATTGATATAATATGCCAGTGATCTGGCTTAGCATCAGTTACTGTCCTGGCCATGTACCGACTACAAAATTGAAGTTCCATTATTCCTCCTGCGTTAGTTTCTTTATATAATTTGTAACATATTCAAGACGTGCGTCGAAGATTTCCTTGAGTGCTCCATCTTTTTCAGTATTATCGCCTGGAACAACCCCGTCCGGTAAAAGAGCTGTCGGAAAAATAGTAGGCGCTGAGTGGCAACCATATTCATAGAATACTCTTCCACAGTACGCGCGTATCTCGTCTGAGAAAACGCTTGGATCTCCAAACATTCCTTCTTGCTCAGGTTTATGTTCAGCCTCTTGATCGTCATAGTTTAAAAGATAGTAATCAGCCATGGCTTGAGCTATCTCTTCGGCCTCAAGTGGATTAGCTGTGTCAAACTCATCTGGTACACCATTAAACATATGACATATCTTCTCAAACACCTCCCATTGCTCTTGAAAGAAGGGGCTGGCTATAACTGTTACTGCTGCTTGTATCTTGTCAGATTGAAGGTCAGACAATGTCATGTCAAAATCCCGTTCAATCTCAGCCCTTAATATTTCAGGCTCCCAGTCAAAAGCTTCAACCCCGTAAGTTTTAATAACACAGGATAAAAGCGCGATGGCTGGGGCCTTCTCGTCTTTAAAAACTTCCAAACTTAGTTTACTCATATCCTGTGTGTTCCTTTGTTAAACGTAAATTTTGTCATACGTAGTTATCTTCTAAATCCATTATTATCTTTGTTCGTTTGTTATATTTAATCTCAGTTGCCAAGTTTGAGCGATGTAGCTCACGTAATCTTGGGCGGTCGTTGTTCATCTGCTGCTGAAGGATAGACAACGCAATGTGTTCTTTATGTCTTGAATCATGCCCCTGTATTATAAGCGGTATGGTATTTCTATTCTTAGCTAATTTTTTAAGTCTAGTAAGACTCATTTTCTTAAGTGTAGATAAACTGAAAAATCTTTTCATAACTTATACTGGTATCAAGTCAATAAACTTTTTTATAACTACAGCACACATCCAATTATTATTTTTGATCTTAAACCTTCGATCTAAATTAGGCGAGTCCTGATAACTAATTATGAGCTTGGCTGGGTTACTTAGCTCACCTGCAGCAAAATCACGAAGAACCCACCACTTGCCTCTTAGTTTAATCATTGGAATAAAATTAACTGCATTAGGCAAAGAGTACAATACTTGTTGAACTGAGTTAAACTGAATGCACAGGAATGTACCATCTCCAAGATCAAAGGCGGGCCTTGAACCCGATTTCTTTACGTAACGGTTAAACGCATCCACATTTATTTGCTGCCATTTTATACCGTAAGATAAATCAACATTATTACCAGTAACTCTACTATTTATACGTAAAGAGGGTAGGTCGTTGTCGTAATCAATAACCATGTTATGTTGTTTAGTACGATCTATATTATCTAAAAAGCTATAGCCTATGACCCTGGCAAGACCAGAAGTAATCTTGACCCACATGCAGGAGGTTTCAGGTCCTAATGATAAGCAAGCCTTTCTAGACTTAAAATAATTAAACAATCCAGTCTTAGATTTTACTTTATAATATGTTTTCTGTTGGTTCATTAAATTGATTGTTTAATTATACGTCTTTTATTATAAGTAGGATCGTCTTCATTTAGTATTTTAGCTACTTCACATGCTCTTTTTATAAGGAGACGGTGGAGCGACCGAGTTCCATCATCCATAAGATAAACATATTTAAAGCTGATGCCAAGCAATGGCACACTATCTCCAAGAATAATTGGGCTAGAGTTATACAGCCACCATCTATTGGAAAACTTACAAATAAAGAAATCAAATATACCTATATAAACACACGCTCCTTCTTTATATTCATGTGTCTGTCTATCACTATACACCATCTCCTTTATTCTACGATAGCATTCTTCGTCATCACAGACCACATCCAGCGGCGCGTAAGCAACACGATAGAAAGACTTAACATTAGTACTTGCAGTTTCTGAAGCAGAAACACAAGCATTCTCATATAGATGGTGTCCAACCTTACGATGTATCAATGCTGAACTTATATATAATGCGGATATGCATTCTGCCAGATCACTAGCAAATGCTGCAGTTATAGGCCTCAGTGCCATCTTGTATCTTCTTCTTGGTGGACCTACCTGATTTTTAATCTTTCTTGGGTTTAACATGATTTATATTATAAATAACAAACTCACATATTTTACAATTAAATATAACTAAAGTAATTTCAAAGCTAGGCTTATGATCTGCTTTATATAAATCAAGATTTACACTACCTTCCAGGAAGGTGATACCATCTTTAAACTCTCTAAGCTGGCGGAAGAGCTCAATATCACAATAGTAGTCATTTCCAACTCCAAAATGTATTAATCGAAGGGTCATGATATTTAATCTATAGGGTCATGTTCAAAGAACAACTCAGAGCGATGGACCCATACGGGGTGTATTATACCCTTAAGATCTGGCCAGAAGTTCCAGTTACCAGAGCCAACGCCATTCTTAGTAGCAACTCCAGTCTGTCCTTTATGTATAGTTAGCTCTTGATTATGGCAAAAATCAAACACTGTTTCTGATAGACAGCAGCGTATGCTATTAGTTTGATCCTTGGCTTGGTGGACTGGAACAACTGTTTTAGGTGAAGGATACTGCGACTTAAATTTGATATTGTATTTCATACTACGATGGTGTTTCTAGGCCCCTAGGAGGGCTTAGGATTGATCAATGATGCCTTGTCCATGTCTTTGTAGCAATCTAGACAAATATGGTGACTTCCAAACATTATCTGTTGCAAGTCGTAATACTTCTTGCAGATGTAGCACTGCTCCAGAAAGTCGTTTAGTTCTTCTTTCATAGACTACTTAGAAAGCTTATGAAACGAATTAGTGCAATTACCTTTATGGCTTATGCCTTTGTCGTAACTAATGTACTCGCACTTATCAATGACATAGATTCTATAAATAAAGCCTTCGGTTGATTTAACCCGATTGTCTGACAGGGAGGATCTATAATAGCCTAAAGCTACAAGCGAGATGAAGGATACTAAGGTTGAAATTATAACAACTTTTTTCATAACAAAAGAGATACACAGCTTATAGGTTAATGCCTACTTTTTAGCTAACTTAGTTATAAACTGATTCATTGACATCATATATTGATCTACAACTTTAGGTGGTACTTTAGACTTTCTGAATTCTTTACGTAATTGGTATAATAGATACTTAGTTCGTAACAGAGTGCAGTAGTAGCTAAGCTTGTACCAGCAATGAAGAATTAAGTAGGTTAGAGCGATAAGCACCAATGCCAGTAACAGCCCTGTAAATATATAGATTATACCATTAACTATTAGTTGGTGGGCCAGAGGCAGATGCATGTAACAGTTTTATCGCTACCGTCTTTGTTTTGGGCTAACTCTCCGTACCAGTTTGTGATAGGTACGTAAAAGCTGTTAGATATTTGGACAAGAGGCGAGAAGTTATTACCTTCTGCGTCTTTGGACAGAATAACTAGTTTGTCGTCTGGTTCGTTTTTTATACGTTCTTTTAATTCTCTAATTGTCATTTAGTTGGTTTATTTTAATACTGAGTTTTTTCTATTTCTTTGGATTGAAGGCAGATATCAAGTATAGAATAGGGAAGGGAGTATAGTATATACCTATACCTGCCCCTTCCCTATTACGTAAGCTGGACTGTCCTTAGTTCTTCATTTGTAACTTTGAACTTAAAGTTATCAGTAGGGCCATGGTTCTTGATCTTTGCAACTAGGATTTCCTCTTCCTCAGGTGTAAAGTTAGGAATTGCTGATTCATCTCCTTCGTCAATCGCGTGGTTCACCTTCCAATAAGGGTGTAGCTCCATCTCTTCTTTAGTGGTCAAGTTAGCTACCCTAACCGTCTCATCGCTCTTAATCCTCATCCTGCAGTAATCCTTTTGAAACCAAAAGTATTCACCAGGATCAAGCATATCAACAGATTTTGGTTTGTATTTTGCTTCAAGTATTTGTTTTTTGATTTGTGTCATTGTTACCCTTTATATTAAAAACTGGAATTGAACCAGCCCTTCCGTTACTTAGTAATCTAAATTATAAGATATACTTTTGTAACAGCGTGCTACCGCTACACCATGTCTCTATTCTATATTAAATGCGCTAATTATTCTCTATTAAAAGCAGCTCCAGGCGAATTGAACCCCGGTCTTTCAGAAGGAGGCACATAATTCCAAACATAATAAGGCTGGGGTGAATGTGTCCTCTGATGCGCTACCGTTACGCAATACTGCCTCGATACTATTACATCCGCGTACATGTTTAGCTACTAAACCTGCGTACATGCTTAGCTACTAAATGGTGGAGGTGCGGGGAGTCGAACCCCGGTTCATAAATGTTTCAACAGCAACTTCTACAAGCTTAGTCATGTTTAAGTTTAATCAACTGGATCCTACATGCCGAGTTCCCAGCCAACGATGCTTCATTCAAGTTTGATATTGAGACCAGCAGCAGCGCTCTCAATACTACAACCTCTGATGTCTGTGAATCCCCTTAGAGGTGTCCAAGGTTCACAGTCGCTGCCTTAGGCTGCGAGTTCGACTTCGGCACCGGTCAGGCTCGCCGCAAACGCGGAGAGCTTCTGAACGAAGCTGCTAGTCTGTCCAAACGAGTTGTCGTTTAGTTTTTTAGTAGAAGATTTAACGTGGCCAACTACTATCCACGGCTTGCTATCACTGCATTCACACATATGTCGATACCAGTACACCCCCAAAAGTGAATCCTGTTTCTTCAACCTGTCTCCGCCACAATAGTGTCTATCACACCATGAAGACCCCTCGCTCTTTTAGATAAATTAGAGCTACCTCCACCCTAATTGAAGAAACAGAAATTGGTTACAGGAAAGGGAGTCGCACCCTTGTAGGCCAACTTATGAGGATGGCTTGAATCTCATTCTTCCTGTGTCAAAAATATCATTTACAGTTTACCACTTCAGCTTCTGTAGTCAAAGTCTTTCTTTTAACCTGATAAGCCTCGTCAGGTATTAGTTCTATCTGTTTAAGCCCATAGCCAAAAATCTCACGATCTTCAAACATAACCCTAGCCAGATCCTTGTCTCGAATACTGACTTCAATCAACCGAACTTTTGTATATTCGGTATCAGATTGCAGCACCTTCAATCTATCCAATACCTTATTTCTGTTTTCGCTATAATGCCATTCATCGTAAGACTCAAACACGGTAGTCTTAAAATCAAGCAGCTCTTTATTGTCGGCTTTCTTCAAACCAACTATTATATATAATTGCATATTAATTAATGAATTCCTATTCTTGTAAGCTCTTCTTTTACTTGCTCGAATATTACTTCTGGGCTTAATCTTCCATCAAGCACCGTTATATTATTCTCAGTCTTGCTGAGTGTTAAATACCCTTGTCTGATTCGATTAAAGAATTGTTCATTCTGTAATTCAAATCTTTTTTCATCTGTGCTACCCCTCTTCTGCAGTCTGGCAATACAAGTCGGCTGGTCAACATCAAGAACTATTACCAGATCAGGCCTCAGACCATCCGTGGCATAACTTGTTATATCATATGTTTCTAGCAGCTTCATTTGGCGCCCAAACACTTGATAAGCCATTGTTGAATGATAGTAGCGATCAGCCAGCACCACTTCATTTACAGCCAGCGCAGGCTTGATTAAGCTTTCAACTAGTTGAGCTCTAGCTGCATTAAATAACAATATCTCCGCCTTTGGTGAGATTGGACAATCTGTTGGTGATACCTTAATGATCTCCTTTACTTTTGTTCCAAGACAAGTTCCTCCTGGTTCTTGAGTTGAAATAACCGGCACTCTTATTGATTGCAGGTATTCAAAAGCTTTTTTTACTTGAGTAGACTTGCCACATCCGTCTACTCCTTCAAATACTATAAGTTTTCCTGTCATGTTCTTTTTCTTAATTTTGAAGCTACACTGTCAAAAAATCCTTCATCTTTTGCGTAGTTAACAATCCTTATATTCTCTTCATAAGTGAGTTCACGATAGTCTTCGTTTCTCATCATTATTCTAAACTGGCATTTATCTATTTGTATCAGCTTGATCTTTGGAAGACCGGTCAACTGTATAATAAAAGATTCTCCTTTAAACTCGTTGTGTTGATTTTCTTTTAACATAAAAAAGGAACCCACAGTTTTATCCTGTGGGTCGGGGTTACCAAACTGGAGCGCCTGACATTACTGCCAGCGTCTTGAGGTTTGTTATTAGGCTACTGGTTTGACTCCGCTTAGCTCTTCAAACAAAGCTACGTCAGATCTGGGCATTGTAGGCAGGATCTCGCGTAGTTGCTCGTTGTCGTTGACATCTATATCAACACCAAAAGCTTCTTTATATACTTCTGAAGAAATCTTCTTAAGGTCACAGACTTGATAACGGCTACCGCCCATTTCAACTACGTCGAGCATCTCAGCTACCTTGTCTAGGGACAAAGTAAAGATACGATCAACTGGGTCACCAAGCACACTCTTTGTATACTTGTCTTCGTATAGGCCGGCTAGCTTCTCAGTGTAATAAAGAGAGTCAGTTATCTTTTTAAAGTCTTCAATTGTCTTGGCTTCATTAAGTCCGCCAATAAGCCCTGCATACTTCTTCTGGTCATCAGCATTGGCTAGCTTTGTAGAACGCCTCCAGATCTCATTGGCTACGTCCATTACATTTGGAAAGAACAAGCCAGCGTACTTGCAAAGAAGGTCAGGAAGCTCTTCTACATTATAAGCTTTGGCTTTCTTTACAAAGTTATCAGCAATCTCAAATCTCCATGGATATGGAAACTTTTCAATATTAGCTACAAAGTGTTCGGCTGCCTTTACAAAGTCGTCAGTTGTCTTTACTGGGTAGAATTCAACTGCTTCCTCCGAGACCTTAGTTGTGTACAATACCTCTGCAGTATAGTCTTTGGTGGCGGTGGTATCTGCCCATGCATTATAACTTTTGAGATCGGAAGCAATATCGAAAAGGTCAGCAGCCGCAGATATTCGTTGGCCAACTTTTTCCGTGTATGTTTTACCCCACTTAAGGTCAAGTTCCGCTCGCTTGTGGAAAAAGAAAGCATTGCTAACATAAACACTTGCAGGAGAAATGATTGGGAAGGACTTGCCTGACTCGTCAGCAAAAGCTGAAGAACCATACTTGTTTGAAAGCTCTTCTGTATCAACTTCTGCTTGCTTTACGTAGGCCGGCAGCTCTATACTGCCCAGGTAACGAAACAAGTCTCGGCTGCTAAAATCTGTGGTTTGATCGTTATTTAATCTCATTAATTTATAATATCATGACTATACAGGAGTTCAACAGTAAAATCAACCTTCCGGCTGTATGCCAGTCCCTTGGTATTAAGGGTTACGAGTTTGTAAAGATGCCTAAGTTTGGATGGTTTGCTTATAACAAAAGCCTCACTGAAATTAAGGATATATTTGAAATCTTTCCAGAGGAGGAACGCCCATTGATATATAAACGATATGTCAAGGACGACCGCCGTTACCTGGACTTCGCCATCACTTATTCTGAATATATACAGAATAGGCTTAACTCACAGTATATGCACTATCTTAATACTAGTGTAGCCTGGAAGCATTGTATACAAGAGGCTCACGAGGGTATGGTCAAGACCGGGAAAACAACCAAAGTTAAAGCTACCAAGTTCTTTGAAAACATGGGACTGACAAAGCTACTTGATGTAGGTTGCGGGATAATGAACGAACGTATCATTAAAGATAAGTATTTTAGCAAGCTTGAATGGGTGCCTGGTCACGAAGGAAACAGGATTATCATTCCAAGCTATGCTACTCCTTTACATCCATGTTCGTTTGAGCTTGCTGCGCTTACTACATTATCAAACAGGAAATTGGTGGCCTGTTATGGAGAGGCCGGATGGTATGGTAAGCTGGACACAACTATCGTTTCTAACCTTGAAGAACTGACAAAGTATATAGGTTATACTTGGGATCATAAATGTGACTTTTGGGCCAGAGGAGTATCGGACTTAAGCCCTGCACTTACAACTAAGGAACAATTAGATGTTTGGGTTGAAGCCAAAAATACAAAAATCAAATATGATATTGTTGACAATCTATTATCTTTGAACAGAGGCTTAGAGCTAAAAAACAGTTTGAAAAGTTTAAGTTTGGCTCAAGTTAAACACTTGGAGACTAAGCTGAGCCTTCCTTTAATAGAAAGTTGGAAGGTGCAGCAAGAAGAGGAACAAGTTGTTGGTCAGCTTAAATTTATAAAGAGGGACAATAAATATTATCTTGAACGTAAAAATGTCACCTATGAGTTTACAAACTTTATAGTACAAATCACTGGGGTTGTTAAGAAAGGCGACAAGTTTTATAGAACAGGGTTTATTGGCCATGGCGAGTCATTGTACCCATTTGAATTTGACAATACTGTATTCCTTAACCCCAGAGGATTCTACAATCACATAACCAAGTTTTTCTTTGAGAATGGCATCGGCCTGCCGTTGATACTTGTATCGTTTCAGAATCTTATAACTGAAGTTATAAACAAGTTCAATGAACATAATTTTAGCTGCTTTAAGACAGATAGAGTAAATGAAGAAGGAGCCAAGCTTTAGTTGCTTGGACTCCCTCCTCACCACCATGCAGCCACCGACATAACTGGAGCATTAATCCTCTTTAGGCATTGTTATTGGCCTGTAAGTGACAATACTAGTTCCAGCATTAAACATGAAAAGATCGCCGTTTTTCTTTGGATAATCGGCGGACTTGATTTCAATCATCTCCTCTTCTCCGTCTTGGTTTTTGCGTGTAGGCAAGGGTAGCTCTGCCCAAACCCCTTCAAACACCTTAGGAAGAAAGGCTAGCACTACTTCCTTGTTTACTATTGAACCAAGAACTATTAAGGCCCCTAGTTTATACAACCCTGTGCTAGCTATTGGTACATGATTTGTAATTGCCTTAGAAGGATCAAGATTATACGCATAGGCCAGTCTTAGAAAACTGGAGGCGGCGGAAATGATCTCTTTAGGATTGGAGCCGCACGCTTGGAAAGACCAAGATATGGCTCTTTTTAGCTGACGACTTAGAGAGCCATCGGCCATCTTAACAAGTATGTCGTCAAGCTTAGTCTGTATCTCTTTCTTTACATTTTCACCTATGAGGTTATCCGCCGTCGCCATGGCTTTAGACTTGCCTAGTTTAGGCAGAGATGAGAGGTCAAAATCCTCAGGCAAGTCCAGCACTCTTCTGATGGATTGTTCGCTGCTCTCTCCTTTCTTACCCACTACCACAGGAGGTACTTCAATCTCCTCGTCACCAGCAAGCCAGACTATGTTAGAAATCAGAGCAGACAAGTTGGGCTTGATCTTATGATCTGACATAATTGCAATGAATGCAAATTTACCCTCTTTTACGGGTTCATAATTCTCTGAATTTTGAATATGCAATTTGACAAGCGGAATTCCGTTATACATGCAAGGCGAGCCAACAACGACTTCAGCGGCCTTGACTATTTTAATGAGATTTTGAAATCTCGTTATTATTTCATCGCTAGTTATTTTTTTATCTTCACTCATGATTAGACTTAAGCCGCTGGTTATTGATAGCTAAAAAAGAACGAAAAACCATTGCTGGAATCTCGTTCTCATCAAGTGGGAGAGCCACTTTTAAATTAGGGAAGAAGGGCGAAGTACCTTTCTCTTAAAGAGAGAGGTAACTCCCCAGGCAGCCTCGAGGAGTTTGCCACCCTTCATCCCATTTTTGCACCTACCGGAATTCCGCCCTGGTGCACCAAGGGCCGCATGCGTGCGTATCCGCATCCGGTAGCGAAGCTTTTCCATGCTACCTCGGTTGCACCCGGGGTAGCACTTCTAAGCAACCTGGAGGTGCCGTTGCCTCATAACGTCCTAGTACCTTCTGACCAACGACAGCCAGAGAGGGGTTGATCCAAGACGCGCCGAGGCCGATGCTACACTGTACTTACCGTGGTAAGCTTGCGTTTTCCCTTTCGAGATGCGTAAGCGTTCACGGCTTGGTGTTAGTGCTCGTGTAGCAGATTATTATACCCCGTAGGGCGAAGTACCTTAGGGAGGGGTGTGCAGAACCTCTTCCAAGGTAATTGCTTCACCAGGTCTCCAAAACCTGGCTAGCATCCTAACCAGCGCCTCCTTTGGAACCCCGTGAGTGTTCCGCTTGGAGCACTCATCAATGTCCATAGCCCATGGGGCAGAGGAGTAAGCTACGGAGAACTCAGCTCCGGCTTCGACTGCGATTTTGGCATAAACAGCCAACTCTGCCCGGGAGAGGTTGGTGTTGTCTACTACAACACTACTCCCACCTCGAAGCCTAGCCGCCGCCTCTGATTGACACCAGGCATGGGCCGTTCCGAGCCTGGCTTTGTCAAACTTATATTCTCCATTATCCATGAAGAACATGTCGGCCGAAACAACCGCCCGGCCGTTCCACGCTGTGGCGATGCTCCAGGCCGTGTAGGACTTCCCGCTCCCGGGTAGCCCTCTTAAGCATGTGATTTTTTTCATATAGCTAGTTAAAAAAAGAGCAGCAAGAACATCGAGTTCAAGCTGCTCCCCGTTCCTGAACCACCGGCGACACTACCGATTTTACTCGATAGCTCGCCGGCATTACAGGTCAGGGTGCCCAGTGCGCGGGCATGATTGTTACTTCTTTTGGGTGCCGGCGGCCGGAGCTCCCATTGCCTGGAGCTTCTTGAGCTCGGCGAGTTCCTTCGCCAGCGCCAGCGCCTTCTTTCCGTCATCCGGGTCCGTCACCGTTGCCTCGGTGAGGGCCTGCAACTCCGCGACCTTCGCGTCTACCCTCTCCTGCAGGACCACCGCCTCGGTCTTCTTGACCACCGGGCGCGCCGGGGCCTTGGTCACCGTGGCCGTGAGGGACGCGTGGCGGACTTCGGCGCGGGCCTCGGACGCTTTGTTTCCGAAGTAGGCCACCGCCGCGACCGCGGCCAGCACGAAGATGCAGACGACGAACACCGCTTCGATCAGCGTGATCATCCCGGCGAGGTGGTGGCGCTTGGAGTTGAGTTGAGTCTTCATATGTTTGTGTAGTTGCAGGAACGTTGACCATTCTAGTTGTTTCACAACAAGTGAAACGCGGTCGGCCTTATTGGCGCAACCTAACTAGTCTAATCAATATATTATACCTTACTGAGGGGGTCTATAACCTAGACAGGGGGGGAGGGGCTTAGATCTTTGTTATATCAGTACTGTCAGGCATAGTCTCTTCTACGCTGGTAATGGTATAAGTCCTAGTTCTATCCTCAGGGTCAAAGACAGATTCGATAACACTCGAAGCCCTTAACTTTGGATTCGGAGAGGCAGCTGATAACTGGATATTAAAGGTAGCCGATAACACCACAAAAGTAAGGTCTCTTGTTTCTTTACCTGTTCCTAACTTTTCCTTGGCTTTTACATCAAGGTAATAAGTGCCTGGTAGGAATAAGCTTGAGGCTGAGGCAGGCATTAACATGTAATAGTATCCTGGTATCCACCCATTAAGTTGTTGCCGGTATAGCCCTGAATTAAGCAACCCTTTCCATAGAATGTTACTGGCAAATGGGCTTTTCTTTATGATCAACTCCAAGTCATAATCCTCATCTGTAACTGGTACATTATCAACACTAAGGTAGAAAGCTATGAGTATATCTTCTCCCTGGCTAAACATAGGACTAACCTGAAGTAACCCTCTATTTTCAGGATAACCAGGAATCTTGTAAGTCTTATAGTTTGAGTCAGGTAAAGTCTGCATATTAGGCACAGTTTAAAACAAACGCTCCGTTTTCATTTTTAACATAATAGCATACTTCTTCCACATTTAGAATAGCTTTTATCTTATCCTTGTCGGCTTGTTGTAAAGAGGTCAACGCTGAGTCAAACACAGTTCTATACTCGTTTAAAATTTTAGCTCTTTGGCAGCCAGTACAGCCTCCAGCTGTTTCATCAAATAGCCTTGCTAGCGCTGGCTTTAATGGTAAGAAAGCCTCTACTTGAAACAATGCTTCATTTTGTTTAAGCAACTGAGCCACCGTTTGCATAGATGATAGTATGATTCTTTTTTTCATGTGTTATAGAATGCTTGATTATTCCTCAATAGGCAATATCTTTTTACAAACATCGGTTACGTCAAAATTCAACCCTATAAATATACGGTTATTTTCAGGATCTTCAAGTATTTTTATGCCATTATCTGAAGTAAGATTAAACTTACCTGGATCTGTCATAGTAGTAACTCCATTGATGAACGATATAATCTCTGAGCAATTATTAGGATAGCCAAACAGATCTGTACCACAAGGCACAGTTAAACCGTATTGATTGCCGGCAGCAAGGTCGATGTTATGTTCGTCTTTGCTACTCACGGCAAATTGATACCCTTCGGTCCAAACTATATCTCCTATTAATTCAATGTCAACCTGCCGAGCACTGACTTTTAACTTAGACACTCCTCTCCATTTGCCTCTTAAGTCATATATAACAGATGGGTCAAACGGTACATTGATAGTCCCGGTAGAAACCAACGTTGTTATGCTCTGACCTACAACGATCAAACTACAACCACTATAAGCATAATGTGGATAGGTTACCGTCTGTTTATTAAAGCTAAACGAGGTAATACCTGGAACGGCGATTGTGACAATGTTACCAACTACAGTAATACTACTAATCACAGCTGTAATGCTTCCTGCCGATTCATAAACTAGACTGGCATCTAGTATGATTTGGGAGTTAAGACTGTTATTTATAACCAAAGGATAAGCCCTTTGTTCATTTTCATTTAGCCAGTCTATTATAAGTGAGTCAGACATTATGGTTGAATTATGGTGGAAATGATTGTGTTATTCAAGACTGAGCTTGCCAATGAAAGGTTTAACCCGCCATTTATAGGGTCTATTTTAATTATTTCAGAATCCTCCATATGTACCTCATTATTTATAGGTCCAACCCCATTGATTCTCTTCAATGGATTGCTGGCGGTAGCTACTATATTAGGAGGGCCAGCTGCATTCCATTGCATTGTCTGACCAGTTATTTCAAAAAAGATTCTAAACTCTTTGGTAATCAAAACATCACCGTATGCTTTGTCTATCGAAAATACTCCTGAGTTTGTCGGTATGCTGGTAACACATGAGGCAGAAAAGACTGTGTTTATCTTTAATGTTTGATTTAAATACTTTGTAATAAAACTTAATAGCCCGGCACCTATTGTAACAAACCCTATATGCCTAGCCTGATTACCTAGTATGCTTATGCTAGTTCCGTCAGCTGTATCATTAAGTACAGTAACTGCAATAATACCTTCATCTGTAAGTATGTTCCAGACGCTCGTGTTTAAACTGACATTTATAGAAACTAAGGTAGGCACAAAGTTATCAAACTGCTGAAATCTGGCATTAACCAATATATTCTTTAATCCAACATCTTTTGACAAAGGATAGCAGGCAAGTGAAAGTTCGTTTTGCCATTCTAATATTGCAGTAAGCATAATTAAGGAGTAAGTGTAGTATTAGTAGCGGTAGTTAAGACCATTCAAGGTCTGCAAGGCGGTTTCCGAATTGGTCAATGAAAACCATGCCCACAGCCGGCAATCCTTGGTAGGTCGTGAAGGCTCCAACCACGATGAATTGGTCCGTGATGTTGTCATTCTTGCGACGGAAGAATTTGCAGTCGGACACAAAATCATTGAAGCCGGTCACGGTCGTGAGAGCGGGCGCGGTGTTGCTGAGCCGCAGGATATAGAGTCTTGTCAGATCCAGGGCCGGCAGGCTCCAGGTGCCCGCCATGACTACAAGCCACTGCTGAATCTGCCCGTTTGCGTTCAAATTAGTGAGCGATCCGCCGAAGCAAAGAACCCTTGTGGCAAAGGTAGGCATTCCAGGGATGCTAGGTAAGAAGTTCACACCGTTGGTCGAAAGTAAGCTGGTGCTGGTGAGTGCAGCAACTCCGTTCCAGCCGTCAATATTGAGCGCGAGATAGGCATTGTCTTCCCTTATCACACCAGGATCTAGGATATTGCCACCGAGGCCAGCCGCAACGTCCCAAGCAAGATCAGCGGTTATACCTCCCGCTGCCGTTGCTTGCACTTTCCGCAGGCCGGGAACATACGGATTGAAGGGTGTGCCCGGCGGGCTGTTCTCGTATGCAAGGTAATAACCGTCAGTCCCGGCCATAAGAGCCCATATGGTTCCACCAATTGCTTCGTGGCTCCAGAGATATATTGGCTGGTGGAGGAAGCCGTCGCCGGGTGGGGCATGGAAGTTTCCGCGATCAGCCAGCACTGGAGTCCCTTCCAAGTTGTAAAGAGTAATTCCAACCGCTTGTGTTCCCAAGAAACCCGTCGCCACAGCGATGGTGTCACCGTAGCTGGCAACGCCCTGGACCGATTCCTCAACAATACCGGGAAGCAGTAAGTTGATGTTTGCGTGGGGCGCAAACAAAGTCGCGCCTGTGGTTTTGTTCAAAGCGAAAAACAATCCAGGATTGCCTGCAAAGTTCAGAAAACCATTGCCACCCTCAACTATCAGGCGGGTTCCACTCTTGGTCATGCGTTGCTGGTAATAGCCGTATCCGGGGCTCATGTTGAAGCCAGCTGCAGCAGCAAAAGTAAGGTCAACGGCTGTTCCTCCTCCCGGTTTGGCTACCAGCTTTGCAATGTGCTTCGTTGGCTGTGCGTGAATTGCAGTGAACGGACCAGTGATAAAGAAGGACTCTGGCGGTTGGTTTATCTGCCAATCACTGCTGGCTGTCGGCCGGAATACATAAATTTGATAGGCTCCTCCATTTAGCTCGACGACAGGCGTCGTTGTTGTTGTAGTGGTTACAATATTAGTGGTCGGAGTAGTAGTATTAGTTGTCGTTGTAGTCGAGGAGGACGACGAGGTGGACGTCGTAGTTGTGGTTGCAGTTGCTTCGCAGCGCACATAGAAAACGTGGTGAGGCAGGCCGCCCCATACATAATTAAGCTCTATACGGTCTATGTAGTATACACCGTTAAGGAAAGTAAGGCCCGCGCCGCCAAACGCGCCGCCCGCAGGCGCATTGGACACTTGTACCTGATTGTTCAATGCAAATGTGCCAACCCGCACAGAATCAGCCCTTACAAAGAAGCAGTGCTGAGAGAATGTGCTCGTCTGAATCCCGGACGGACCCCAGTACGTCCCCGACCTGGCGAAGGTGATGATCTGTATCCCAAGACCGCTGGTCCACACAGTCCCATTCTGCCAAAAGGCGTTCCCAGTTCTCGTAACAACAGCGCCGTTCGCAGGCGCACCCGGAGTCATGACATCCCAACTAGTTAAACATGTAGGCTTAGCCGTTGTAGTGGTCGTAGTTGTGGTCGGAGTAGTGGTCGGTGTTGTAGTTGTGGTGGTGGTCGGAGTAGTGGTCGTAGTGGTAGTCGGTGTCGTAGTTGTGGTGGTCGGCGTTGTAGTTGTAGTGGTGGTCGGTGTTGTAGTTGTAGTGGTGGTCGGCGTCGTAGTTGTGGTGGTCGGAGTAGTGGTCGTCGTAGTTGTGGTCGGCGTCGTGGTCGTCGTAGTGGTCGGAGTAGTGGTCGTCGTAGTTGTGGTCGGCGTCGTCGTAGTTGTGGTCGGCGTCGTCGTAGTTGTGGTCGGCGTCGTCGTAGTTGTGGTCGGCGTCGTGGTCGTAGTGGTGGTCGGCGTCGTCGTAGTTGTGGTCGGCGTCGTGGTCGTAGTGGTGGTCGGCGTCGTGGTCGTCGTAGTGGTCGGAGTAGTGGTCGTC